ATGACAGAAAAAGAGTACTTAGAGTTTAAAAGCCTTCTCGAAATGAATGATGAACTGAATTTTTATTATAAAGATGAGGAATATTGGATAAGTCATAGTCGTGGTAAATCTTATCTATCAAGAGTTAAAGATCACTATTCTCAAGAATTTAATGGTTATAAAGAACTACTTAAAAAAGGAACAATTGAAGGTATGAAAATCTCAGAAATATATCCAGAAATAAAATGGTAAAATAGGTTTTTTGAATACTCAAAACAGCAAGGCTACCAAATGAATTTCATTTGGTAGCCTTTTACATTGAGGCTTTGCTATTTCTATGATTAAAGTCAAAAAGACAAGTACTTTTACTGTGTCTAACTATTATTTATTATTTCTGCGTTGCTCGATTGTGATATATAATCCAATCAAGCGATCCGTTGTCATCACACCACTTTGTAAGTCTTTCAAATGTGAAGCTTGAACAATACCATCCTTCACTGCCTGTGCAATAAAGTTCTCTGTCTCTGTTCTTATAGCTGGTGAACCTGGATTCCATGTTGTATTTGCCACGCTGATTCCCTCCTTCTTGTCTTTCACAATTAATTGAACTTTCAATTTGCTATTGCTCGGTACGATTACTTGTCCATCTAATTTGTACCCTCTAGGCATCTTCCAATTCGGCTTCACTTCAAAATGTGGTCTGTCAATTCTGCGAGCCCAATCACCACCCCACGTAATACCTAACTTACGAGCGATTGCCCCGACTTTTGTTAATGTATCTACGTCATATAAGGGTTTCGGGGGAGCCACGGCAATGTCCCATGCTAAACGTGAAGTATGATTACTCTTCAGCGTCCACGTTACAATTTTCCCTGGTCTTGTTCTACCTTGTGCATATAGATAATTTTGCCTTGCCTGCGAACGGTAGGTTTCTGTAACGAAAATATTTTGAATACCTGCTTTGTAGCACTGTTGAAAGAGCAATCTGCAAGCCGTTTGAGCCACTGGTAGTAATTCGCTTAAATCTCGGCATGTAGTTGTAACACTCACTGTTTATCATCCTTTTTATCATCATTGTCGATTTGTAGCTGTTTAAAAGCGTTCGTTAAAAACTTCGGGACTTTCAAACCTAACTTGCCAAGATTTTCAATCATACTGATTCCTTCCATACCAATTAGAAAAAGAATCATGGCATTGCGCATAAAGTTTCCACTCTCTGTTGCTAAGTCCAGTTGTACCGCAGCAATCACCATCAAAATCATAGCTAGTTTTTTAAATAACCCTATTAAGGCTTTTCTGCTATCAACGTTTTTCACAACAAACGCAACCATAACGCCTAAAATATAATCAATCGCCATAAAAATAACGAAGGCTTTGATTAAATGGTCAATGCCACCAACAAAATAAGCGACTCCTGCCATGGAGCCGCCTACAAGTGATGTATATAATGTGTCTGTTTTCATTGGATACCTTCCTTATGCATAAAATAGCCCTCCACTAATGTTTGTGGAAGGCAGTAAAATTATTTTTAGTTAAAATTTATTTAGACAGAGCATGGAATTGTTCTTTCGCGAAAATCCCTTCTTCAATGGACATTTTCAACAATTCAAACAAACTTTCTTTTTCTAAATCTAATGCACTCTTAATAAATCTCAATACACCATTCTCATTTATTTTATACCAGGCGAAACGAACTTCAATTCTTTTAAGGGCTTTTACATAAATTTCTTCAATTGCATATACATTTTCTCCATCCTGAATTTTAACTTGTTTCAAGATATCGCAATACTCAGTTGATTTAACGATATTTACCACAAACTTCACTCCTTTCATTTTCAATGTAATCACAAAGTAGTAAAGTTTGCTCTAATAATTTTTTGACAATAAAAATAACGCTAAGCATCTGCTTGCGTTTGTTGTGCATCCATTATAGTTAATAACTCTGTGTATTCTTGATCTTCCAATTGATTATTAGCATAAAAGACATTGACTTTATTCAACATAGTCGTTTGCTCATATCGTTTACGATCAATTAAAAACTTACATAATTCAAATACCTTCATCTTATTTTCCTCCTAATCCTAATTCAGATCTTGATACTAGGTACTTAACATTTAAAAGTATTTGTGCTTGCATTTCTTCTAATGTTGGTTGTGATTTCATTGGTATTGGATTGGGTATAACTGGGGCTGTAAATTCGCCTGTTTGTCTATTATAAGTACTTCCCATTACAACTTTTAAATCATTAATTAATATCATGTTGTCATTATCTACTTCTCCACTCAATTGACTAATACCAATCACGACACTATTTTCATCTAATTGTATATAGTTAAACATTTTTTCACTTCCTCTATCAATAGAATTCTATTACTTGCCATGCACAATCTATAAAAATAGATCTGATACTAGTAGAATTAAGTGATTGGAAGCTAATAGTACTAGAATTGAGATATGCATCATTTTCCAAATGAATAATACGAATATCAGCACCATGCGTTTCTATTCTAGCTGTACCATTAATTATTAATAATGATTTTGAAGTGTCCACACGTGATATCGGTATTGTGTAGCCACTATTACCATAAGCAGCAGTCTTTCCTCTTTGGACAGACTTTACGACACGACTACTTCTTAATGTGGTTACAACTGTTGCTACATTATTATTTACTGTACTTAGATGATTTTGAACACTTGTTACATTTCTATTTATATTATCTACACTTGTTTTAGTGGAATCACCAACCGCCTTAATACTATCTAAAGTTTCTTTCGTTGAATCTGTAACGGTTTTTATGTTATCTACAGTTGTTTTTGTTGAGGATACATTTGTATTAATTGTATTTACGTTACTGTTAATTCTATCAACACTTGTATTTATCGTATTGACATTCGAATTCACTCTATTTACATTTGTACTTACTGTGTTTGTATTCGTGTTTATGGTGTTTACACCATTCAATAGCTGTTGCTGTTTTGTTGAGGTATCAGCGACATTTAAAGTCAACCAATTCAATTTCGCATGGACATTTGCGTTCGTAGCGCTATTGGCTGCTGTTGTCGGTGATCCTACATTGGTACTTATCGTATTGACGTTCGTATTTATTGTATTTGCTCGCGTATCAATCGTATCAGTTTTTGTCTTTATCGCATCCGTTGTTGTTTTAATAGCATTGACAACCGTACGAATGTTATCTACAACAGCCTTTATAGTCGTTTGCACTGTTTTCGTTGCTAAGTCAATGATTTTCAAGTTGTCATCTCCTCATAAATGATTTGTGGTTCACCATTTACTGTACGAAAACCCCACCGATATTTCACACCGTTGTCCGTAAACACATGTGGCATACTTTCATCCAAATGTGCAGTAATATTGCTACTAACTTTATTGACTAGCTCTACAATATTCTTCGTATTCTTCCCTTCATTTTTGTTAAATTCGTCTATTTTGTCGAGAATTTGCGTAGTGTTTTGTGTTATAGAGGATACTTTTTCATCCACATATTTTTTACTTGCGAATATTATGGCAGGATCAACTTTTAAAGTTACTGCACTTGCGTTAGACACTTCTAAAATCATCCGTAAATATAAATCTTTTAAACTTCCTTGTTCCGCTGCGGGCTTATACGTTTCTGGCACCTTTCCGATAGCTAAAAGAACGCCCGCTGGATTGAAAACACCGATTTCCCTTATACTAAATCCTCCTGCTGTTGCAGGAATCACAGCCTCTATAACTAACCAGTTTGGATTCTTTTCATCAATTGAAATCGAATTAATAGGTCCTCTCCAAACTTCATTAGCAAGCTTTGTAGCAGCAGCTACAGGATTATAATAAGCGCCATTACTATCACCTACAGCTATAGTAGAAAAATCTACTTTACTTTGAGAAACCTGTGCATTTGCAAATGTTGCTATACCAGCGTTCGTTAAAACTGTATAAAAATTTTCAGCCACTTAAATACCCCCTTTTGGGAAAATCGTTGTTGTATCAAAGAACTGCTGCCCTAATCCAAAACGATAAATACCTTTTGTATCAATGTTTGTGATTTGCCATGGAAACACCGATATATCTTCACCAAAAATTGAACAAGCTCCTACTTGCGTTTTACCATTTGTAGTAAAGAAAACTTCTATTTTTTCTAAATGTGAACGGATATTTTTATATTCATTAATCATCATAATTAGTGAATTAAGCGTTTTCTGACTAACACTTTTATCCTTGATGTTAACTTCAATCTTAAAGTAATAAGGTTCTCCTCCGTACTGGAACCATTCTTTTAATTTACTATCAAGAGCAAGCTTATTAAACACTTGTTGAATAGCTGCAGGGGTACCCTTTTTACGATGCAAGCTAATTGAAGATTTCACTAGATTTCTCTTCTGGTCAATCGGCAAATTAGCCTGATAGAAATCAACATGCTTTTCAAATGCTAATAAATCAAGTAACTCACCAGGCATTTCATCGATGTTGACTAAATTGCTGACAACTTCTGCTTCCTGATAAGTTTGTTTTAATTGTATTTCTGCAGCTTCTGCAATGGCTTCAAGCACAGGGTCTTGTCGTAAACTATAGGGCAATAATTTCAAGATGTCACTAGTCATTCGTTAGCCCTTTAAACGTTATTTCTGTTGATAATTCATTTGCAATCTGAGTATCTGCAATTTCAATAAACATAGGTGAACTTACCGATACACGCGCTGCCCCTGCTTGTTTTAGACGTGCTATAAGCTCAGAAATATCAACGTCTCGACCCATTTTTGAACGTTGCCATTTAAGATAACTCTCAAAAGCTTGATTTACTTGCTTTTCGATGATTGGAGAAACTATACTGTTTTGATTTGCAATCCAATACTCTACTGATACTGTGTAATTAACAATCGATGGTGCTTTTACTAATACCTTGTCAGTTAATGGTCGAATTTGGTTATCTCTCATTTTCGTTTCAACTAAAGTCAACTCTTCTTCTGCCGGAAGCTTTCCGTTTGCCATAAGAATATAGACATGCACTTCTCCGCTTATCGGTGATTCTACTTTTACATCACTTATATTTTGATTAACAGCCTTAGCCCAATAAATATAAGCACCTTTGGGACCAGCTACGGAGAAACTTTCAGGTGCTAATCGAATTCGTTCTGCATACGCATCATCACTTTCCTCATCTGCACCGCCACTAGTAACGGTCGTGTTTTGGACGGATTTCACATAAGGTAAAGGATCTACTAACGTGGCGATTTCACCAACTAAAAAGCCATTGCCGATTTCACCTGGCTCAGTACAAGTGGCTTCAACTGTATATAGGTGGGTACCTGGCGCAATGATATGTGACTTATTTGTCTCAAAATAAACATGGCCAACCTGATACCTTGTTCCCGCAGGAATCGTCAGAGCATCCACACGATCTTCTTCTAAACTAAAAGCCATTGTTGTCCGTGCATATTTCGCTGGTAGACGCTCCGTAGACATTTCTGCCCCCATATGATCCAGCATGTCATCCTCGGCATATGACAAGCGATTCTGGCGCAAACCGTGTTCTACTTTGTTGCGCTCTATAGAAACAAATGCAGCCAATGCCTGAATAAATTTCAACCTTGGATCTGCCCGCTGCAGAGTTAGCCCTGTTTTTTCTCTAACATGCAACAACATTTCACTTTCAATTTGCTCGGGTGCTTTTTCTAAAAAATATAAATCAGGTAAATTAAAACGACTCACGAATGCTCACCTGCACTTTTGGCGTTAACCGTCCTTGAAGACCATCTCCTAGTACATCTACAGCTACAACGATTGCTCGTGGTTCAAATTTGTGAATCGCTTCGGTTAAATTGGCGACTATTCTTGCTTTTGCAAGCGGAATAGGCGTATCGATTACCGTCTTATCCCACCCAAACTCACGGTCCAGTGGGCAACTCATACTAGCTGTGGCCATAATAAAAGCGACATTCTGTAGAATCTCCTCTACACCTGTCGCTCCAAAATTGATTGTTTTCATTGGTTCTGTCGGCTCAACTTCGTACATCTCATCACCCTTTCTTAAACGTTGAGTAAGCGTTATTCGCTGTAATATATTTGCCCCCACCAAGGCTATACCAACCATTATTCACACCGTAAACAGTCAATTGCTGATTTTTAATGGCATACCCTAGCACCTTATGCTGGATACCTGGGCCACTTCGTATATGGACTGATTTCACCGTAATCGTCATCGTTCCGAGTGCTTTTTTATTTCTGGTAACTGCTTTTTGTTGCGTGTTTGCTGTTGTTTTTTTAACAACCGTTTTGCTTTGCACATACTCTTTTAAAGAAACCATTACTTCTGCAGATAAGACATTTCCTGTTGGATCTATATTTCGTAAGCCTGTCGATAACTCCGATATTACAAATTTATTTGGTGCGATTGGTTTTTGTCCTAAGATAAAGTGATGTGCTTCACCTTTATGTTGCATGTTCTCTAACTTCGCTAGTTCTTTCACAGGGTTAATGCCTGGGTCAGCACGCAATAAAAGGTTGTACGTAATATCCGTTAGCCCCGGTCCATTAAACTCTAATTTCGTCTTGTTGCCTTGAATATCGTGCTCTTCCCACTTGGCACTGCTTTTTTTCTCTAGATCGTAAAATGTCAGGGTTTTATCCGTGGATACTTCAAAGAGTACATCGCCAAAGCTACCGATTGTCGCAATTTCGAATCCCTTCCTTTATGAAGTACTACCAAATGGTGAAAGTAATTGGCCATTTACTGTAACAGACCCTTTTGTTTGGATATTGATTTCACCAACTATATTGACATGTAATGTATGTGTCTTAGCGTCATAATCAATCAAACTACCATCTTCGAACTCGATGCATCGTTTCTCTGGTTCGCTACAGGGTGGCTGTGTGCCTCCTGAATAAAAAGCCCCTATAATAAAGCCTTCACTTTGTTTTGTAAACAAACAAAGTACATGTTCACCAATCTTCGGCATCCAGAAATCCTTATTTTTTAATGTCCCGCGATATAACACACGCAAAGGAGCTGATATTTTGTTGTCTTGCTCTTCAATTTTGACCCGTGCTGTTCCCTTTGTTGGATCAATGGTTGTGACTTCGCCAACTTGCGCCCGCATCAATATCCCTCCAAACATTTACGCAAATCGAGTGTTATTTTGCTTTTGTGATGTTGTACCCTCGTTACGATATATTTGCCGTTCAAACGGCCAAAACCAATTACATCAAACGTCATGCCCGCATCGATATGCATTTCACTGATAACTACTAATTGAATCGTTGTAGCATCTTTATTCGCTTCTCTCAATCGTTTTTTCGCCAGTTTGTGAGCTTCTGCCACCGATTTAACCTCTTCCTTCACAACTAATGTACGGCCAACTTTTGGCGCCTTTGGAGGTGTGAATGTTGCCTTTATCGTCTTCTTTTTTCCAGCATCATGTGACTGTACTCGGCAAGCCTTATATGTCCCCGTAAGTGTTGTATTGAATCGCCAATGAAGTACTTGAATGTTAGACGTTTCTTTACTCACACGCAGTATTGTATCGACTACAGGTTTTGCCTCATAATCCGCCTCATCTAAAACGACAATGGCGCTATTGGATAATTTAAGACATAACCCTTCTTCTTTACATAATCGATGCAAAAAAGCTAAATCTGTTTCAGATTCTTGCTCATAGCGATCTTTTTTAGGATTTTCGGTTGTTTCCCAAAAAAGCTTTAAACGATTGGCTTTCACAATATCTTGTACTACTTGTTTTAATGTCGCATTTTCCCATGCTTTCGATTTGTATTCACCTCGGATGGAATTGGATCCGGGAACAGCTAACGCCTTAATCGTCATGTTTGTTGGTGGTCCATCACCAATTAATTCATCTACCTCAAACTTTCCTAGCTTCGTTTTTACAACGCGATCTGACCAATGAGTTTTTGCAATTTCAGCTTCTATCAGGGAACCTTTCGATGGGAACCAGTCATTTAACCAATGCACATCTGCATCCTGTAAAACAAGCTGTAAATCATCGATCTCTCCACTTAAATTGTCGGTATACGTCCAATCTAATAAATCGTCTCCCAGTTCATCGGTCAAACGCGTATTATTGTAGGTTACATTTAACTCTGTTCGTCTTGCCATCGTCATACATCATCGTGCTCCCCAAGCCATGCAGGGCGTTGTGAATAAATCGCTGTATCGATGATTGGAACGTTTAAAACAACATCACCCGTAAAAATAATTGTGTCACGATGCTTTGGATTTGCTTCAAGTAAAAGAGGGAGCAAATACTCGCTCCCCCATAACCGATAGGCAATTAAATCCCACGTATCTCCCTGAATCGTTGTATAGCTATTCATATTGCGTCCTCCTTGATGTAACGCCGCCAGCACCTTGAATCTGCATGTTGTCAATACGTGTGCGAAGTCGATTTAATGCAACAATCACATGGTGAACAGCAGGTTGAATGCCTTGGATGGATGAAACCCACCCCGTTGCTTGTCCGATGGTTGATGCTAACGTTGACATATTTGTATTGGATAAATCGGTTGTTGCTTTTAATGAAGCAAAGGACATAACAAAATCCGTACTGACTTGTCCTGTATACTTCGTTAAATTGTCCATATTAGTAGCAGTCGTATTAATACTTGTTTCTAGTTTTGTGAATGCTGTATTCGTCGTCTCAAACGTAGTCGCAAGTTGTGTCGCAGCTGCATTTAATTTTGTAGTATCCACGGATTTGGTTGCCTCAGTACGTCCTTTATCAGATGGTGCTTGACTTGCAGCTCGTTGTCCTCCACGTGCTGTATCTACCGCTTTACCACCTGCCCATTTCCCACCAATATAGCCAGCGGCTCCACCTAACAGAAGGCCAAGGGTTGTACCGATTCCCGGTGCAATAGCTGTTCCGATAGCAGCTCCTAGTTTTGCACCACCAAGGCCACCTGCAAATCCACCGGTTGTTTGTGCCGTCGCTTTGACTTTATCTTTTGATTTAAAAATGTCATGAACACCCATTGCTAAACCGATTGGTGCAAAGCCTTTACCAATCCCTTTCGCAACAGTCGTTATCCCCTTGCCTCCACCTTTCACGACATGTTTCCCTGTGTTAAAAATTTGAGATAAAGCAGACGCTTGACTAGCATTAGGTGCTACTTTCGCTGCACCTTTGTTTGTTCCTTTAGTTTTCGATTTCTTTTCTTTTGAGCTCGTTGGCGCTGTTGTGACTTCACATAAAGCTGCAGTGGCTGCTTGCGTTGCTCCCTTGGTTCTTTTTGACTTTGATTTTTTTCCTTTTGCTTTTGTGGATGCAGTTTCAACACTTGTATTATCTTGAGAAGATGCGGAATCTTTCCTTGCTCCTTTCCCGCCTCGTTTCTCCATTGCCCATCGACCTGCACCGATAGCCCCTTTCACAAGTGTGCCGCCACCAAGCATCCAAGCTGCAGCACCCATGCCAAGTGCGCCTGCGAAATTGCCATTTAATGCATTACTACCGGCTGCTTTTAAAGAACCTGTAAATGCTCCGAAAAATGCTTTAACTGCTATTTCTCCAAGTTTAGAGAAGATTTTTTCCATTGCTTGTCCACCGCTACCACCTAGCCACTCCTCCGCTTTAGCAGTAGCCGTATCTAACATATAAATGACTTTATCGCCAAAATCCATGTTACTAAACAATTCATATTTCTCTAATTCTCGATTGTATTGATTTATCATCTTTTGGGCATCAGCTGGAGTCATGTGCGGTTCGATTTTTGGTTTGATAGGTTTTGTTGTGCTAAATGGGGCAATAATGTCTTCAAGGATTTTTGCAGTCACTTCCCCGGCTTTTTCAATTTTGCTCATGTTATTATCTATATTTCCTGCTATCCCACCAAAAAACTTTTGGAAAACTGGTAAAACGGGCTCCATAAACTTGATCTGGGCAGCCTCGATATTACTTTGCAAAAGCTTAAGAGACCCTGCATAATTATCGACCATTGTTGCAGACATTTTTGCAGCGGTTCCCTCTGACTTCTCTAAGGCAGCCGTCATTCGCTCAAGTTCATCCGAACCAGTCGAAAGTAGAATAGACCAATGCTTAACAGCTTCTGTTCCGAACAGCGTAGTGAGCGTGGCTGATTTTTGTTTGTCCGTCATGCCAGCCGTACCCTTTTCAATTTCCTTAATTAGTTTCGGGAGTGGTTTAAGGGTTCCCTGCGCGTCAAAGAATGCTATATTAGTTTTCTTCATAACTTTTTGCACACTTGCATTATCCTTTGATAATCTACTTAAAGATGAAGCAAATGCTTGACCAGCAATGGAACCTTTCAGGCCTTGGTTAGCAAGTGCCATCATCCCAGCCGTAGTACCTTCTAACGACCATTTAAAAGTATTGGCTACTGGTGCGAGATATTTCATCCCTTCACCGAGCATCTCTACATTTGTGTTAGCATTCGCTTGGGCGTAAGCAAAGACGTCCGCAGCATGTCCTGCTTTATCCGCGCTTAGTCCAAATGCTTGCATTGTATCCAGTTTGTTATCGTAAGGCTCTTTATCCTTACTTCCGGGGCTTTCGCCACATAATAGGATGTCATTTCATCCTCGGCTCAGACTATATCTTCACCTACAACTTTACTTGTTTAGGTGGTGGGCGCTCTTGGGCGTTTCACCATACCAAAAGGGTTAGGTTACTTCACCTAGTCGTTGCACCTTCCGTTTGTTTCCAAACGACTTGGCTCAGGGTTGCCATATCATAATAAAAAGACAAGGCTACAACTCCTTGTCTAATATTTTTTCGATATTTTCAAATTCCCAATACGGAATTCTTAATAACATTATTTTATTTTCAATACAAAAGTCATTTTTTATTTTATCTCTCTTCTTTTGGAGTTTAAACTGTTGGTCTGTTCGGAATTTTTTATAAAAGTGAAATTCCCCATCATATTCTATCAACAACTTTAATTTATTATTTTCAAAAATAGCAAAATCAAAGGGAAGTGGAAACTCATTCTTGCATTTTTCTATTCTATATTGAGCCTCGTATTGTAATCCTTTACTAATTAAATAGGTCTCTATCCGTTCTTCACCTCGGCTAAACTTGCATTTAGGACACCTTTTACCCTGATGTATGAAGTTTCCTGGAGTAGTTTTATATATATGATTACACACATTGTGTCTAATTTTAATAGACGTTGCTGTATTAACATATTCCTCTAAAAAAGTATATTCATCTCCTACTATTTCATAAACTAAATTTTCAAATTCGTCGTTAGACCATCTTAATTTTAATAGTTTTCCTTTGTGTGAGCATTTGGGACATTTCCTTCCTCTCAACAAATTTGAAGGAGATACCAAGTATATATTTCCACATACTTTATGCTTTACTTCAATTTTAATTTTATTATTCTTATAATCACCTAGAACCTAATATTCATTTCCGAATTTCTCTCTAACTTCCTCAATGAATTGTTCTTTATTTTTCCTTCTTGGTGCTCCCATCAAGTATCGTGCGCAAACAGGACATCTTTTTCCTTGTTGGAAGTCATTAGGTCTAACTTCATATTCAGTACTGCATAAATTGTGTCTTAGCTTAACCTTTACTCCCGACCTTACATATGGGCTCAATAAGGTGTATTCGTCACCAACAGCTTCTTCCATAAGTTTAATAAATTTCTTTTCATTTGCTTTCCTATGCTTCTCATTTGTTTCTACACTCCATTTTCTAGCAGGCATTTGTCTCACCTCAAAACAATTATAAAAGCAAATGCTAGCATTGCGTCAATAATATTATGACTTAGGTTTCCCCTGAATTCACCCACTGTTTTATGTTGCGGATTTCTCCGCAACCGAGCAATTTTTTCACTCGTAATATCTGCAGCTCTCCCTAAATCAAGGGCTCCAGCTGCAGCAAGATTTAGCATACCGAGCATCGCTGATATAATTTCATCTGTTTTCCAACCCGCCAGTGCAAGGTATTCCATTCCTTTCGCCGCTTCCGTAGGAGAAAACACCGTTGACTTCCCAAGCTTTTGTGCTTCTTCATTCAGTCTTGCAAAATCCGTTGCGGTTGCACTAGACACTGCAGATACTTTGGCCATCTGCGCTTCAAAATCCGCTGCTTTATTTAATGACGAGACAGCCACAGCCGTTGCAGCGGTGACTGAGCCAACTGCTGCCACACCTGCAGCACGTTTCGCTTTATTCATGCCACTATCAAAGGTAGCTTTCAACGCATTAAGACGGCGTTGGCTGCCTTCTAGCTGTTTTAATTCACGTGCTAATTTTGCGGTACCTTCTGCATATTGTGATTGATGAATCTTGCCATTACGGAACTCACGACCGAGGCGAGCCATCTCACGCTGTGCTTCACGTGAGCGTTTTTTTAAATCATTCAGGTTTGTTGTGGCTTTGCTAAAAACATTGTTGAAGGAGCTAGCGACTTTCCCGTTAATCTCAAAAGTCATATCATATGATCTTGATCTAGCCATCCTTTTTCGCTCCTTCCTCTAGTACTTCTTCCAGTACCTCTTTCCACTCTTTCAGTGACAGAAAGGATTGTTGTGCCCAATAGTCAATGGAGGTAAAGGAATTAGAGGCCATGACTAGTAGTAGTTTTCTTATATCTCTTGCGCCTCCCTGAGGACCTACAATCCTAACAAAAAATTACGAGCCGTAAAGGTCACTTCGATAAAGTCTGCGATCGATAATTTCATTAAATCGTCCGGTAAAATACCAGAAGCTTTGGACGCTAATTTTAATAAAACGTGTTGATTGTAAACGGAATTGAAACCTTCTGGGTGATCTTCTGTTTTTAATTCCGTATCAATTTGCAACACATCAGCGCCCGTCATGTTTCCAAAATCCATTTTAATTTCATTAAAAAGAGCCCCATCGATTTCGATAGGACTTTGTAATGTAATAACTTTTAAATTTGGATTTTCTACAACTACTTCTTGTTTTATTTCATTATCTTTCATTTATCGTCTGCTCCTTTTACATTAAAGTCCTAATGCTTCTCGAATTTTTGCGCTGTAATCAATGCCGTCCACTTTGTAGATATAGTTATGACGATCATATTCAAACATCATTTTGCCATTGTACTCAAGCTTTATATAGTAAACTTCAATCTCAGTGGAAGCTTCATACGGTGAGCCTTTTGCCACTTTTCCTAATGGATTTCCTAGTACAGATCCATGCACAAGTACTCTAGAAGGTACATTGAAGCGTGAACGTTTTTTTATATCATAGATTTGATTGGACATCCGTAAGTCTATTTTTAAGCTTTCTGGTTTATAAAAATCGATTAGCTCCCCTGTAATAACACGCCAATTAAGTTTAAGCTTCATCGACTCTAAATGACCGTAGTTTGGCGCCTCATATTCTCCTAAAATGCCAGCACCGTTCACAGTCTCTGCCATGAATTTTAACTCGGGTAATTCTGCATCCGTAATACCTAATAAATCAGGTTTATCATTTACAAAAACCCTAAAATCATTTATTTTTTCCGGAAACATGCTTGTCCCCCCTAATCAGTAATAAACAACGAATTATAATAATTCACATCAAACTCTAAAATATTATCAATATCTTGCGCTGGTGTCGGTTCAGCCACTAAATACCGGAAACGAATTTTTCCACTATTTAAATCCGTTAAAGGGTTATCTTCTTTTCTAAATTCAACGCGTCCGCCAATTAAAACCCCTTGACCTTGTAAACCGTTCAACCACATCCCCATCGTATCTAACACTCTATTAATTAGACGCGGTCCAATCGGCCCATCTACCATACTCCAAGTTGTTAAAATAATGGTGTTTCCTAACCAATTGTGCGTAATCCGAACAGGCGTAAAAATATCTTTGACATCCGTATTACCAGGGTATGCTCCCGTATAGTTCCCCCAAGCACGCCATCCACCAATAAAATTGATAGCCGTTGTAATACCTTGGTTGTTTAATAACTCCGCTTGATCCGGTGATAAATCGATTTCTTCATAACCACTGTCTTTCTCTACTAATAATTTGGTCATTGGTAATGATTTATTCGATGGCGATTCGTGTGGAAAATCCCCATTGTCATACGCCGTTTTCATAATACGGCAAGCAATGTGAGACGAAAGGTGATACACTTTATCGCCCATGCCAACAAGTGGCCAACAAACGACTTCATTATGGCCCGTATAATTGTTGGTGTTTTTCCATTCATTCACTTTTGTATACGTATTTGCAACACGAGTATTCACATCATCTAACACCTGTGCTTTGAAGTAGGAATTGATGGATGAAGACTTTGCTTTCATCACCGCTGCTACCGTTGGATCTTTTGAAAACTTAGGTGCAAGAACAAGACCTGGCACCATCCCTAGTTTAGGAAATACATTGTTCAGCAACTCTAAACCTGTACTTTTTCCAGATGCAATATCATAACCACCGATAATATGATTGTTGGTAATGACATTCGGCGTTACATAATCATAAGTGACATTGACCGTTGTTACATTGCCCTTTACTATTGCCAGTACAACTTGGCCATCTTCATTGAAAGACGCCATATAGTCTTCATCATGCTTCAATTTCGTTTCATTATTTTGAACAACTAGCGATTTTAATAAAATGCCCGTTGTTTCGATGACCACTTTTTTATTATGAATCGTTATGGATTCTGTTTTGCTTGCTTTATGTTTCGTAGGATCTAAAACATTTACAAACACAACTGGTGCTACTTTAAATTGTCTAAATGCTAAATCCGCCATTTCGCAAAGAGTGTAATTTGCCCAATCATCGGAGTACCCGAATGCTTTCACAAATTCCGCAAATGAATAGGCTAAAACAGGCTGATTCACGTTTTCTTGGGTTTCAGCCAAATGAATAGGGGCTGTACCAAAAACAACAGGAAGCGTCGCTGTGGCTACCACTGGTGCAGAAATAGAAGTAGGAACTTCTCGTACTCTTGAACCATGTCGTATCATCACTGTTTCACCTCACTAAAATAAGCTGCTGTTTTTGTAAACCACATCGATTCTACTGAATGCGCATCTAGTAAACGCTGTTGAACCTCCACGAGCTTTTCGGGGGCAATAAACATGTTTCGAAATGCCGGTGATTTTTCAAGGTGATCTTTAAAATGCTCCGGGTAACCCCCAACAAAAGAACTGAATCGTTGTAAACCGATTACGGGTGGCCCTACATAGATAAGAATCTCCTGCGGTACACTCTCTGTAATAACTTGACCTACTTGTTGTGGTGATGCTTGTTGGTTTTTAATCATTGAAGGCATCTCCAAACTCACTCCTATCTAATTGAACTACTGGTGTTGCAAATTCGACTTCCATGACGCCACGCCACAGCGGTTTCATTTGCTCTTCAAAAAGCGCCATTTCGATATCACCTGATAAGGAACCAGGGCCTACAAATCCGACTTCTTTTAACGCAAATTTCATTCGGTTCATGACATGCAGCGTATCTCGCCACCCTTGGCGTTCATCCTTGCTATACGTACCAATTAAAAATCTAAATTGCATCGTATTACTATCTTTTAAATTATCTTTTTCATACAAAAAACGAACAATGACGAATGGGTAGTCGTCCTGTTCGTTATCGTCATCACCACGTCGTGCATTCTTCTTCGGTGGCAAATAGCCATCATATACTGTTGGTGGTTTCCATATATCTTCATCTTTCGTTTGTAAGCGCATATCTGCCAAAGCATCTGTAAAAAAGGCAACTAATTCATCGGTCATATTTAAAGCATCCATCTTATCAGCCTCCGTATAATAGTCGATTCATTTCATGGTCAAGCCGTTTATCCAATGTTTTTTGAGCATGGGTCGTAATATTTGAAAACACTTTCGGTTCTCTCGTCATTTGTGCTATTGAAGGTCCGTATCGTCCCTTAATCGGCAACCGACTTTTCCCAACACGTGTAAAGGCGTTCATATGCGCATTCTCCATTTTTGCAACAAAGGCATGTGGAATGAGTTTTCTACTACTACCTTTTTTCACACGAGCGCGCACTGGCATAACATCGGGCATTGTAGGTGTGATATCAAACTTCATTAAAGGCGTTACGCCCCCACTTATATGAACATGCGCTGATAGCTGGCTAGCGGTCGCTTTCTTGACCTTCATCGGCTTTTTGACATCTAGAGATCGTATCACATACTTAGCTCGAACTTCCTGACTCGCCTTTGTTCTTGAAGACTCTGCAGATCGATTAATTGCACGAGCAAATAAAATCCGTGCTTCTTTTGGTGTTGTAGCAAACAGTGCTTCTAATACTTCCACTTGATGCATTTTTAGTTCAATCATATTCACACCTAACTTTCATTTGCGCTGACGACAATGCGGATAATCCCCATGTCCTCGCTCGCTTCTTCAACATAATATTCTTCGCCATCCAACATCAAACTGTTGCCTACTTTCGGAACATAGAAATCGCAACTTTTCACAAAGATTGTTTTAAGATGGACAAACACTTCTTGAGACGCACTTAACTGATCACGGCTATAGTCTTTCACATTTTCCACATTACTTTCTACAACTAAATCAAGGAATTCTCCATCTAATTCATGCACATCCGCCAATTCCAGACAATTAAAAAAGACATCTAAATCCTCGGCTACAAGGTCTTTAAATGTCCTATTCATCAGCGTCATCTTCTAGCAACGCATGCGCTTTTCCTTGCTGGATAATGGCTTGTATCACATCGTCTTTTTTCGAAATACCTGTTAAATCGACTCCAACTTCTTTTGCCGTACGTTTTAGATCTTCGGCATTGTATTCAGTGTCGAGCGCCATGCGAAGCTCTTCCATTTCTTCTGCAGGTATCGCTACCTTTCGATTTTCAACGCGTTGCTTTTGAAGCTCCTCTTCTGGCGAAAGTACATATTCTGCTGCCTTTAAGTGAACTAATCGTGATTCTTCTGCTTCTGTTAACCCATCGATAATCGCTCCTTTTCCATAAAACACATTATCGTGACAAATCGTATGTTTTGCTCGAATCATATGCGTACCCCCTTATAGCACTTTCGCTACAAACCAGCTATTTACTTCTTTTGGTATCGGCAACGGTTTGGCACTTAATTGCAAAATTTTTCGAGGAGGGCGTTTTTCCGTCCAAGAATCAGGGACACGATCTGCTTCGTAAGTGACCAAGTCATCACCTTTCGCAATGGTGATGGCTGCATAGGCCATTGAAAAATCTGCTTCCGTCGCTAGCAAGGCAATGGTTCCAGGAGGGACAATTGGCTTTACCTTATTATCGACATCATCATAATAACTGCTTGCATATTCATAAATCCGACCTACCCCTGCAATTGTACCGATATACGTTGCACCATTTGGTAATGTTTCAGGCCTTAGTTCACCGATATTTACATTACGAATATCTAATAGTTTTAATAAGTCATTATCCCTCAGTAGTACATCCGTTACATCTGGTGATATGACTACATTATCAACGTTAACAAAGCCTGTTTCTTGGACAGTTCGTACCCAACGTTTCAAATCAGCATATTTTTTTGATGTAAAAGCACTCCATAAATTCGACCCTGAAAGCGTCTCTCGATTCGTATGATTAAACGAAATCACATAATCGACACCTTCGCCTTTCACATTAATTTCACCATCAAAAATCGCCTGTGCACACATCACTTCTTCTCGACGTGTAATCATGGTATCGAGCTCTTTTAAATCTTTCACTAGCTTTGCTGCAGCTCGCTCATCTGGCGTACGAGAAGAATATAAATTTTCGCCCATTGAACGATTTTGTAAATCCGCAGCTGTTGTAATCGTCGTAGGTGCAACTAATGGTGGTGCAAATGTTTCTGTACGATAACCGCTATTTTCTACAACTTTACCACCGATTTTTTCACTTACATACGGCGCAATTTTGGCACGTCCTTTTTTAATATCTACATCGACTATATTTGTCGGCGATAGTTCTGTATCAGTAAATAACATATCTCGTAAAAATGTCGTGACACGAGGCATGCGTTCGGAAAACTTTAGCATCGTACGTGTTTCAAATAAATTGATAGCCATTGATTTATTCCTCCTTTTGCGGATCTGCTGGCACAGTATTTCTTAGTGTGATTCCGATATTGCTTAGAGCGATGTGATAGGGTACAACATCTGCATCCGCAGGTAAAATAATTTTACGAACATTAAATTCTCCCCGCTTGTAACAAACAGCAGGTTTCGTTTCATCAGTCGATGTTGCAATGGCATCCGCCATAATACCGTAAACATCTTTTGCAGAACTCGTTTTCGTCATGGCAACCGCTTGACCTTCTTCATTCAGAGCAAATACTTGTCCTACTGATAATTCTTGGTTTGCTGCCACTATGATAGGCTCTGATACGCCATCTGTTTGAAAGCCGCCTAGTAAATTATCAAACTCTAAAATCGGCATGTTATTTCACTCCATTCCCTAACACTTTATTAACAAGTGCATCAATTTCGTTGTCATCGTTATTCGTTGGTGCTTCCTGCCCTTCAATACCATTAAGTAGCAAAGCATCTTGTTGGATATTCACTAGCTTCGTTGTACGTTGTTGCGTCTGCGCGTTTAACAGTTGTAACGCTGTTTCAGCAGCCGTCATGCCTGTTTCAAACTTTGCTTTATTCAAGATTTCTTCAAAGCCTGGTAGTGCAATATTTTCGATTTCCTGAATACGTTGACGTTCAGCTGCAATTGCATCTTCTTTGGCATTATTTCGAATTTGCTCGACTAAGTCAGGGTGTTTACTTTCTAATTCCTTCACATCCATTTGTTGTTCCTCTCCTTCCATTGCTACTTGCTCACTCATTAGTGAAACATTGTTGTTGACGACTAAATTTGGCTCTCTTGCTAACAATTTGCGCATTTTGTCGATTACTGCTTTAGGTAATAAAGCATTGGAGCCAAAGTCTTGTGCTATTTGTGTTGAAGCAACGACTTCTACATCCTCTGTAAACATAATGTCATCGACAAAGCCATGCTCTACCGCTTGCTGTGCATTCATCCACGTCTCTGCGTCCATCATCTGCTTTAACTCGTCGTCTGACTTTTTTGTTTTCACTTTATAGGTTTGCATTATTGCTTCATTTGTTTTAATTAATAATTGCTTCATCGCTTCCATTTCACGATAATCACCTTGTGCAATAGTCGAGGCATTATGAATCATTAATGCGCCAACAGGAGCAATAACCGTCCGTTTTGTAGCCATTGCAATAATGGATGCTGCACTTGCACAAACACCAGTAATTTCGGCTACAGAATCACCAGGAAACTTTTTAATATGTGACCATATTTCAGACGCTGCATAAACAGATCCACCGGGACTATTAATATTAACGATTAGCTCTTTTTCGTTACTTGAGATTGCTTTATCGATTTGTTGCATAATGCGTTTAGGGCTAACAGCAGGAATACCATACCAGTCATAAATCCATTGTTCTCCGTCTGGTACAATCGCGCCACGAAGGTCAATCCTCATCGTCTATTCTCACCCCCTTCTCCTGTACAACATTTTTCATAATTTCTAAATAACTCATATCGAGCCCCGCCTCGCGACGTGCTTGTTCTTCACGCTCGCGCTGTGCGTGATTAAGCCAGTAGTTACCACCTGTTAGTTCTACCGTTTCACGTGCTCTTGTACTAAAGCCATTTTCCACACGTAACATCGCAGCCTGTACTTCTTTTAATGGGTCGAGTTGTCCTTGTGTCGGCCCGTTCCATTCAGCACCACAATAAGCTTTCCGCACCAATGGATTATCCAAAAAACCAGGTGCTTGAATTCTGCCAAGAAGGATCGCTTCTGTTAACCATTCCTCGTAAATTGGCTGGCAAAAACCATTTGCTAAAAACGTGCGCCGCATCTTAAACATCTTCCATGCTTCTAAAAGTGCAGCTCGTGAGGCTGAATAACTGGATGTAAAATGTTTTAATAAAATTTCATAAGGGAGCTCTAACGCTGTTCCAATTTGACGGCAAACCGCTACAACAAAAGGATCAAATGATGCATTATTGCGTGCTGGATTGGAGGTATTTGCTTTCTCCCCTTCTGCAAGCGCAACAATCGCACCTGCACCAAGTTCATAGCTTAATTCATCCTCTTTATCCACTTGTTCTTGTTCATTAATGGCTGACCCTAAAGGAGGCGCATCATACTCATCCTTCGTTTCAATGAAAACTGTAAACAGGGAAGACACAAGGGCAGCGGTTAACTCAGCGTCTGTATATCTTCCAAGCTGTTTTAAGCTCTCAATTACCGGCGCAAGGATTGGCACACCTCGTCGTTGCTCTGGCCGTTCAGACTCCATCAAATGCAATATATTTTGACGTCCGCTCTTCTGACCAAACTTGTCGATACGTACCCATTTTTTCTGACCGGTACTCTCCGCTAAAGGATGTGTATCACAAATATGGTAAGCAACAACTTCCCCATACCGACCAAGCTCCACGCCATTGATAATGTTTTTGCTTGCTCCATTTGGACTACAAATTCGATCACTTTCAAGCAACTGCACACGCAATCCATACCAATGTTGCTGATGGTTTCGATAAGGTAACGTTGCAAACACCTCTCCACTCATCAAACACGATATAAATGCTAGTTGTTGCAATTCATAAAAATTATTCATTTGCAACGCATCACACATAATCGAATCCGCCCACAAAGCAAATTCGCGCTCAACCGTCGTTTCCCAGGCATCCGCTTCCTCAATAGACAAACCTAAAAACTCATGGTCAATTTGGCTGTTTAAAATCAAACCGTAGCCTACCACATTCGTTCGTATCGTTTTAATTGAGCCAGTAGCAAGTGGGGTGTTCATATACAGGTCACGGGATCGTTGACGCAATGTATCTTGATTGTCGTCGATATCTTCTTTTGTGGAACCACCTTTAAAAATCCAACCAATCATCGATTTTTTACGCTTATTCGCGCCACTATTGGCGTAACCTGAATTGATAATTTGTAGTCGCTTGCGAGCACCTGCACGCTTCAATGCTCTTTCAGGCGAAACAACCTCGATCGCTTTATCCAATAAGTTCACTTGTTACACCCCCTACAAATCACGTGGCACAACTCGTATCACTCGTCTACGACTTCGACCATACTCTCGCATTTCAGCTAAAGCTAATTCGCTTCTCCAAAACTTTATTTGGTCCCTGACTTGCGCCAAATTTGCACGGTCAAAACGTCTATTTTCTAACGAATAACTCTGATTAATGGCGATTTTCGCCTCTGCCTCCAACCAAATAGCTAACCTTTCTCTACATTCATCAACTGTAAAAGCCATCTTCTACACTCCTTTAGAAATCACTCTCCGCTTACGTTTTTTCCGCCTCGTTGTTTGCGTATAAATGTTGCTCGTTAAATTATGTTCAGCAAGATAGTTCAAATCCGGATTTAAAATACGTAAAGCAGCTGTTGCATAGTTTCGTATATCAAGCGGTTCATTACGTATATTGGAAGAACGTTTCACCCATTCAATACGCGGCACACCTTTGAAAAAGCGTGTCACTTTTCTTTCTGCTGTTAAGCCAATAAAAAAAGCCTCGTCATACCCTTTATCCGCTTCTAACGGAAAATGGCAATAACCAGGCTTATCTTCGTATTTATTTTTCAATCGGGAATAAATTAAATCCTTCCCTTCATTGACGCCAAGCGTAAACAAATGCACTTGTTGTCTCCCTACTTTTGACGGTTTATTAATATAAGGGACGCCATTACCGCCCTTCCCTTTAATCGCAAATACTCGGCGATGCTCCCTGTCTTTACAAAAATCATAGACCTCACTTGTATAATGCCCACCTGAATCCACACAAGTGGCAGCAACACAAAGCTTTACACCGTCGTTCCGTATATAATCTTTCAATAAAAACGCATCAACTTGATTCCATACAGCTTGCTGAGCGGGATCTCCGTAAAATATTTTATAAGCGATTCCCCAGGAAATTTCATCCACTCCCCAGCCTACTATCTCCACTTCTAGACGGTCATCTTGCACATCGACACCTGCTGTCAGCACTAATACATCCTTAGGCACTTCACAATCATAACGAACACGTCTGGAAACAAGCTTTGTATGGTCTTGGTCATTGGTCTTTTCTTCCCAAGATTCCCCGAGCGTTGTATTGACCCACGTTTTAAATGTTTCTAGCCCTTTACGTTTCGCTTCTTTAAATTCCGCAATAATCTTTGCCCATTTCTCCCAAGGTGATGCTAGTGCATTCAGATGAAAACCTCGCTTCGACGCTTCAGGATTTCGCGCAATCCATTTTCCAGGACGTGACTTCCACTCCACTTCGTTATGTTGTGCCTTACAATGCACACATTCCATCGTCACTGTCTGAAAACGAATTTGTGGCCAACTATACGGTTGAAATAACCCACAGCTCGGACAAGATACACACCATTGTTCCATTGTACTTTCTTCATATTCCGCTTCAATTCTCGATGCACCTTTAATAGTAGGTGTCGATACAGATACCCATTTACTATTCCAAAAAGTCTTTGTTCGCTTCTGCGCAAGTGCTAATGGATCTCCTTCAGCACCTGCAGATGCTGGGAACCGGTCTACCTCATCAGCAAGGATTAAACGAACAGGTCGAGAAGATAGACTTGCAGGTGAATTGGCTCCAACAAGCGTTAAATGGCCACCAGGAAACTTCTTTTGTAGCAACGTATTATTTCCGTCCTTCGCCTTTGGACTATTAATTTTCTTCGTTAATGTTGGTGTATCCCGTATCATAGCGGCTATCCGGTCTTTTGAATAGGCCTCTGCCATTTCAAGCGTTGGCTGCATTAAAAGCATTGGTGACGGATCATAATCGATATAGTAACCGATAATATTGTTTAATATTTCGGATTTCCCAACTTGCGCAGAAGACATTACGACAATTTGATCAACTCCTGGATCATTGACTGCATCCATGATTTCTCTTTGATATGGTGCACGCTCCGTATTCCATCGCCCATGCTCAGCTGACGATTCCTTGGATAGCACACGATGCTTATCTGCCCACTGCGATACCGTAAGCTTTGGAGGAGGCGCTACTAAGTTAGCAATTTCTTTAAACAGGCTCATTGTCTGTTTTTGGACCATCTTCATCACCTTCCAATTCCAATTCAACATCATCTTGTGTGAAATACTGTGCTGCATCATACTCAGCAAGCTCTGCTAATGCCTCATGAATATCTCTTTCTAGTAATGCCTCTATCATCTTCGGATCATCCTTACTTGCTAACAGTAACGCAGACTTCGAGGGGAGCGACAACATCTTTGAACGAAATGCCATCACCATATGATTTTGAATTTTCTCCACCTCATCAGCCTTATGCATTTCTCGTTTTAGATGTGCCAACTCAATTTCAGCCTTCTCCCGCTTCGCCTTCTCATGCAGCCATTTCTCATAATCTAATGACTCCATCACCTTGTTCTCATCAATGCCATCAAAGGACATTTTCAAAAAAGTAATATAGCGACTGACGGTATCGATCAGATCATAACGGCCATGAGCAACACGCGCAATCACACCTTCTTCGACTAAATAACGAACATTCCTTTCCGTCATATTAAACATTTTGGCAATCGTTTTCGTATTGACAATCGTTCGATCATTCAATTTCGTTTTCGCTGTCACTCATACACTCACCTCACTTAATTTACAGGATGGAAGGAACACCTTTTTCAACATTAAATCTAGCGCTTTTTCGGGCCTCGGAGACCCGCAGGCTGGCGTTCTTGGGTAGAAGAACCTAACAGTTTTTGGAATGATTTTGCATTTCAATGTCCAAATAAAAAACGACACCTCGACATCGCATCGAAGTATCGTTCACTCATTCCATTAACTTACATTTATCACACACTAATATAATATCACATTCAAAAACAAAATCTCTGCCACTATTCTGCCAACATTATGCCATGGAATTTTAAATATCTTTAAATAAAGATAGAAAATATTTTGCCTTTGCTCTTCTGCCTTTTTCAGTTCCCAAATTTTTTGCAAATATCCAAATACACATGACATAAATGATTACCATTGTAAATAAGTAAAATCCTGTAGGCATTATTTCATCAAGGAATACTTTGTAAATACCTAAAAAGCTCAATATTAAAGCAATTATCCCTGTAAAAACAGTAGTAAGGTCATGACGTTCTTCCATAAGAACTAATCTTGATACTAGAATTCTTTTCCTATGGGCACTAATACTTTTATATGTATTCATATTTTCAAAAAACCTAGTCTCTGAAGCATATTTAACACTATAATTTCGTTCTAAGAAATCTAAAAGAATCTTATCATCTTTCTCAAAAATATGTGCTTCTAAATCTTTTTTAACCCCTTGTTCATTGTTTACCTCCTAATATCCACACCCTTATTTTACCACATTCACTTTCTCTTTCACCTTAACATATCTAACATTCTGTTAATGTGCAGAAAGTGTGAAATAACTAGATTTCTCAACACTTTACACCCTGTTCAAATCATGAGCTTTACAAGTCTTTATTTTGTAAATGTCTTTAGTGTGTGAAAGTGTTAAATATTTTTAGAACTTTCACCCTTTCCTAAAATAAGCAAAATAAAAATAGCACCAACTTATCAGTGCTATTTTAAAATTTCAAACGCTTATTTAATTTTTGATACGCTTGATCGATGGCATCTTGATTTACCCCAATATATTTCAATGTAATATAAGGAGCTGAATGATTAAAAATATCCTGCAGCAAGGCGACATCTTTCTCTTCTTGATACACATGATAGCCAAAGGTCTTGCGTAAAGTATGTGTCCCTATTTCGTCCAAGCCATTAGCCAATGCAGCAGCACGCAAAATCGAATATGCCCTTACTCTTGTAATTGGTTTATTTTTACCTTGTCGTGATTTGAATAAATACTCCTGGTCTTCCTTATCTTCAATGTACGGAATGAGCACTTTTTGCAGTTCTTTTAATATCGGAATGCGCTTCGTCTTATTCTGCTTCTTTTTCTGTACCTTTGACTCTTTTATAAACAACACATGCTTATGCCGAACATCTCCTACCTTTAAACGCAATATATCGCTTATTCTAAGCCCAGTATAAATACCAAAACAGAAAAGCAATTCATCACGTGGATTATCCCGCAACGTTTTACGAACTTCACGAATCTTGTCTATATCACGTATTGGCTGGACAAAATTCATTGGCTCTTCACCTCATCCCCCTCATATACCTCCACGCGCAACGCTAAAGCCAATTTATACAATGCTTGTGCCTTAATACGATAAAACGTTCGCTCACTAATATGGAGCTTTTTTGAAATCTGATAATTAAACAAAGGTGTTTCCTCTAAACAAGCCATGACAATAATCTGTCGCTCTTTTTGAGTCAATTTGTAAAAAGCACGATTAAATCTTTCAAAAAAGGCTTTCGCTTGTTTATAATGCTCTACATTTCGGATCGCTGCATTTTCAACTTTTGAATGAAATCCTCCACTATATGATGGCATGTTTAAGTTATAATTCGCAGTAATCGTAGGCAATAAATCTTCAGGTGTCGTTAGTTGATACGTTCGATATTGTCGTAAGACCTTTTCTATGGCTTTTTGTGTTGCCTTGCCATCAATATTTTTTAGAATATCCACTAATCATCTCTCCTTTGGTTAAAATAAAAAGAGGACAACAAAAGACGGCAGCTTGTTTGCTGCTATCCAATGTTGTCCTCCAAGCGGGCTGGTAGAACTAATTTTTTCTTTATAACATTTTAGAATTAATAATTCCATTTAAAAAATAGATTTTAATAATTTTTAGTATTTGTAGTATTATCAAATTAATAATTTTAAAGTTGTTAATAAATCCATACCTTTATCTGTAATTATTATGCCGTCTTTAATTGGTTTTATAACATCGTTATAAATCAACTCATTTATTAAATTATTTCCGTCATAAAGAAAATCTGCTTCCCTTAAAAATAATTCTTTAATTTCTAAGCTTGACATCTTTTTCAAATCTGAAATATTATGTCGACGCAGTATATCTATCAAAAAGTAATTTAAATCACTATTTTTCATTATATATTTATTATTATCTAAGCGTACTTTTAATTCTTTATTTTCTTTTTGAATTTGAGAAAGGCGCTCCTCATATTTTATTATATCCTCTGGTGAAATGTTTCCCTGCACAATAACTTTTTTCATCTCTTCCATCATTGTTTCCATTTCTTTAAGAACATTATTCTGTAAGTTTGAATTAATACCAGGTAAATTATCAAACCTTTCATTAAGTCTATTACTATAACCTTCAATATTTCTCAAAGCCTCGCTAAAGCTTCCATCCATTTTAGATAACGTTTTTGCTATATCACGTGTATGGGTATAAGATCTATCATAAAAATCATTACTTTGCTCAGTAGCTTTAAAATAAAAAATCGAAGATAAAAATATAGAGAAAAATGCCAATAACGTTGAAAGTACTGTAGCAACATCAATTCCAAAATTTTCACCAATAATAACATTATATATTGTAATAAAGACACCTGTAATTACTACTATAATTACGGAAACTACAATTAACCAACTATATCTATTTTTTATTTTTTCATCTAAAGTATAATTTTTATTGTTAATTACACTTTTTTCTACGGATTCGTTACTTTTTGCATCACTACTTTCTTTCGATTCATAATAACGTTGTATAGTTCCCATTTACTACTCCTCATTCCATATTGCTCATTTCTCCCTCTTTGTATAAAAAGTACATAATTTCGGCGCATACATAGGAAACATTTTTACACCTAAAGAAAGAACTATAATACAAGTTTAGGATATACCTATTATATCAATCTAAAAAATACCATCAACACCAATATTTTTCTTATTAATCTCTTATTATAAAAATCACCTATAATAATGAATTTTTATTACTATTATTTAGTCAATTATTTGAGTATCTATTATTCTCCTCATAAGAATCAGAGAGAATTTAATTCCATCTTTTTCAGGCAAAATATTTCTAAGATATATTTTAGAGTCTTCATTATATTCATTAGGAAAAGTGATATTAACATACGTCATTTCTTTTTTATTTTCCTCCCAAAATCGATATTTTATCTCGCCTCTTCCAGTATATTTTTGCATAAACTTATCAATCATTTGTCCACTTTTATACCAATTAACAATAGTCTTACTAATCCAAACTTCATTCCAAGTATCATAAAATGGAAAATGGGCAATTATATTTCTAATACATTTAAATAATTCACTTGCTATTTCTCCTTCCATTGAAGGACGTTTATCTTTGACAGATTCTATAACGAATTTTATAGGCTCGTAATTCAATATTTCTGCATAGATTTCAAAAGCAATTTTTATTCTAAAAAAACGGTAATAATTATCCTTTTCCCAAAACTCCTCTTCAAACATTTCCTCATAAATATCATAAAATTTATTATAGGCAAGATTTAAAAACTCAATTTCAGCTGGAGAGGGTCTAAAATTATTCACTTCCTTGATTACCTACCTTTCGATACAACAATCCCTTTTAATTAATTGTATCATTGTAACCCAAGATCACTAGTATTCTATCTCTGATATGATAATTCTTTATCAAAACTCCTCCCCCTCATCAAACTCAACACGTCTCACCTTGCCTTGGTAAGTAACGATCTTTGTCTTAGCGTGTGCAGGGAGCTCGGTGAATTTTGCGATGCCGTCAGAGAGGACGATGACGCAGTTTTCGGGGAGTTCCATGATGTCGATTTGTAGGATGCCGTCGTTCGAAATGACTAGTGGTTTTAATCGCATAAATGCTTCCCCCTTATGCTATAATGATATTACTGGTAGCAAGGGAGAAGCCTTTGTTATGACGAAGCTATGGTTACCGCCATAGCTTTTTTTAATTGGTCATGACTAAATTGCTTAACACTTGATAGCAACGTTCTTTTTCTTTAAAACATTCATGTATACGATCATTTTCAATCTCATAAAATTTAGCCGATTTACGAATGGTATGTTTGCCGATAAAGATTTCTTCTTCATCATTAAGCTGATTCAGCGCCTGATAAATAGGGTCCATCGAAACGCCAATGATTTCATAAATATTCACATTATCCATTTTCATCCCTCTCATTTCTTCAAGCTAAAATCACTTTTATAATTCATCCAACATCTTCACTAGCTCTTCATCTGACATATTACGTAGCATTTCCTCTGCGTAGTTTTTGCGTAGCATGATAATCGCAATGACCTCTTCACGTTCTTGCTTAGACAATCCTTCTCCCTCCTTTACGCAAATCTAGGCGATACAAGTTATATTGTCCTGCAGCTGCATGACCAAGGTAGGCTGGAAATTGCACGATCGTTTTTCGGTATTCTAGCAGTGAGGTTTGTATGTCGAAATCGGCAAAATACATCACCTTTGTTAATAATCGATGGGCTTCCGTAATGGCTCCTGCCACTTCACCAAATAACGCTTGATGCAGCATGTTGACTTCCAGTGGATCACTAGCAAAGTAAAAGGCATATTGCGCGAAGCTTTTGACGACGTATAGCTTAATGCGGCCAATGCCGAGGACATTTCGATTTGTCATTTCACGTACAGCAGCGTCATCATATACCACCTCTAGCAATTTATTTGAATCATCCTCCAACTGAATTTGTTTTGTTGACACAGCCCAATAGACTTGATGAGCAAACCAACTCAATTCAAACTCTGTTGCATATTCCAAAATCTCCTTCACTGTGATAAGGTCGCTCATCTGGCAACACTCCAGGCTATGTTCGACAGTCGACCTGTGTCTTTTACATAGCTAGCGAATACCGTTCCAGTCGGTCCATTACGGTGCTTAGCAATAATAAATTCCAACATATTTTGGCGTTCGGATTCTTTGGCGTAGTAATCATCGCGATATAAAAATGCGATAACATCAGCGTCTTGTTCAATATTGCCTGAATCTCGTAAATCACTCATTACAGGGCGTTTGTCCTGACGTTGTTCGACACTGCGATTGAGTTGAGCTAGGCAAATAACAGGGCAATTAAACTCTTTTGCCATTTGCTTTAAATCCCATGAGATTTGGCCAATTGCTTGTGTTTGATTATCGCGCGGGTTGCTCACTCGAATGATTTGTAAGTAATCGATTAAGATGACGGGCTTTTTATCAGGGTTGGCCTTAATAATTTTTCTAGCAGTAGCTCGTATTTGTGGGACAGTCATCCCGGCTCGATCATCAATTTCGATATTGGCATTATCAAGCATGCCGAGCGTTGTCATCCACTTTTCTTTTTGGCCGTCTGTAAAATACTCATAGGGATTGCGCATCTTTAAGCGATTAAAATTGCCTGTTGCTGCAATGAGCCGATCAATAAGCGTAGTGCGACTCATTTCCAGTGAGAAGATGATTGGTAAATAGCCATCCCATCCCGCTTTTAGTGCGATATGGTTCATCGTGTCCGTTTTCCCCATCGAGGGTCTAGCTGCAATTATTGTGAGCTCAGCATCTTGAAAACCGTTTAGCAGCTTATCCAAATCAAGTAGCCCTGTAAGCACCCCTGTTTTACTGTTTTCTTGCTCAAATGGTCGCTTCGCCATTTGCATTAAGTCGGCTTTAATGCTCGTATTGGTAGTCGTATATTGCGTCATGAGCTTGTCCAGTGCCTGTTGAATTTCTGCTATGCCGCAATCTTCTTGCTGCGCTTGCTCCATCATTTGACGCTTGGATCGCTCTCGCCAATTCTCAAGTACAATGGTTTCGTATTCCTCAAATTTCGTTGCACTCGCAAAGCTGCCAATCTCCGCTAAATAATTTGCCCCACCAAGTTCAATCGGCTCTCTTGTTGTCAGCAATGTGATATAGTCAACGGCTTTACGTTCACTGACAAGCTGTAACATGCTCGTAAAAATATTTTGATGCACTTGCGAAATAAAATGGGCTGCCTCTAAGTTGCTATCTGCAATCAAATAATTTTCATGGAGCATCGTTCCCAGTAAACTTTTTTCTGCTAACTCGATGCTAATGTTTTGGTATATCATTACAGATCTTCCCCCTTGCTAAAATCTAAATCGAGTGATTCAGGCAAATGAGTTTGGTTTGTTGGTACGCTCTGTTTTTCGTTCAAGTAGCTTTCGAATTTCGTAGCGTTGAACAACGTATCAGGACGCAAGTATTTATTCATATCCGGATTGTGCAGCCACTGTTTAGCCTTCGTGTCAATCACGCATTTGAAGTGCTCCAATGTATAGCCATCCTTCAGTCGGGCATGTATGAGTCGCTTGGTAGCAGCTGTTGTGGCTTTAAAGTTTTTCTGAGATGTTTTGTTTAAGTGAGCAATAATTTCATGCACAATGTCGAGTTGCTCGACATTATATTTATTTATTTTATTATTTAGTAATTTATTATTTAGTAGTGTCGGGTTTTCCGTATTCGAATTATCCGGTAACGACTTTTCAGTAAACGGTAATGTATCAGGCGTTTCAAAAACTAGTAACTCTGTTTTACCAAATTTACCGTCTTCACTTCTTTTTTGTTCCCTTTGGATGTACCCAGCAGCAGTCAACTCTTTGACAATGTTGTTAGTAGCATCACGCCCATTTTTACTGCATTTTGTTAAGTCTTGAATAGTAAAACGCCAATCATTAGGCAACGACAGCATGTAAGCAAGCATTCCTTTCGCCTGCCAACTTAAATTCTCATCATTCAAAAATCCCTTGTCTAAAACAACATAGTTCTCCTTTTTTTGAACACGAAATATTGTCATGATTTTCTACCTCGCCTATTTGGTTGAATTAGCAATATGAGTTTGAAATAAATCGTACGCTCCGACTTTTAGTGTTTCATGTGTCTGCCCCTCCTCTCCATGTGGAAATAAAGTGCAAAGCATCTTGTAGCTTGCACTGTGGAACATCTCGATACGACGCCACTTGATAACGGCGTTTGATTTCACGATAAAGGGACGCGAAAAAGGCTGGACGGCGCGCTTGTACCATGCATAATTGATTAACACGTTCAGTCACCGCTTGTCGTAAACGCTTTTGCTCGCCTGTATGTAGTGTGATTCCATGTAGCTGTTGTTCAATTTCCTGTACACGTTGCTCCAAGGCTAATAAGCGTTTCTCGTCATACGGCAATGCAACGGGCTGTACTTGCTGCAATTCGGTTGTCAGTTTGTAATACTGCGCAACAAGCAGATGGTATGCCTCCCACGCCTTGTCGCTACTGAGTGACTTCGCTAATAAAAACGCCCCTTCTTCGGTCCACAGGTATAGCAATGATACAAATTTGAGGGTGGCGTCATTTTGTCGCCCACCTTTAAATTGTTTCAGTGCTTCCCCTGTAAGCGCAAAGTAATGCGTACCTTCTTGATAATGCTCCTTGTTTCGTTGGAAATTACGGATTAATGACTTACTGTCCACTTCGTACGCCTCAGCAATTTGAGCCGTTGTTAACACCTTTTTATCTGCATGTTGAATCTCTGTTAAATCCATGCCACTTCTCCTTTCATAAGGGTGGCGACAAATTGTCGCCACCCTATGAATGCAAGGTTGCAACATCAAATTCACTAGACAATTGATGAACCCTAAAATAAATCACACCATTTGTAATTGATTCTCTAAATCTTCCACTAATTCAATAGCATCTCTTATAGCAGTAACTCGACCCTTTTGTGCGAAGTAATCCTTTTGATTGCTTACATACAAACAACTATCGAAAGCTTCCGCTACATCGACCGCATAATCCCGTAACAACTCTTCTTCCTGCTCTAGAAATGTACTTAGTTTCTCTAAAACTTCTTTCATATCCGTTCCTCCTTTATTGACTTCTATCCAGTTCTTGTCCATAATAAAAGGACAAGATTTTTAGTAATTTTTTGAACTGAGACCGACCAAAGCTACAGTTCAACCTTTATGCAGGTGCTATTGCGCTTGCATTTTTTCTTTTTCAATCGAACGAACAGCTACTAAATGAATGCCCTCTACTTCAGCATTTAAATACTCAAAATAAGACTCAGAACACAGAGACGGCTCAATACGAATGTCCTTTACACCTTCCGTTAAACGTTGAAAATCGTCATACGACACTTGCACATTACAGATCCCATCATAAAAATCTATCCCTAAAACACCTGCATTCTGTGCCATTTCATGCTTTTCCTTTAACATGGATAACAATTCCATCATTTTAAAATTTGAATAACAAATATCTAAATTGGCATTCGCCACCCTATGCAATGTGAATTTAGTTGCCTCTTGATAAGCTAAAAACGCTTTGATTTTTTCCATTCAATCGTCACCTCATTCATAACAATGATTTATCTTTATCTAATGAAGATTTTGTATAATCCACTTGATTTCCATCACGGAATCCCCTTTGATATACTTCTATTTCTTCCACAGGAGGAATTTTATAAGTTAGACCTTTTCTGCTACCAAATCTTTTATCATACTCTTGTTTCACTTCTGTTGGGAGTAGTACCATTAGTCCGTATTCTTGCTCCATGGCTTTTACTTGTTCGTCAAATTTCTCTTCCATCCCCCTCAAAAAACCTCTTGTGTACGAGTTTTTTAATTCAGTAGTCATCCTTTTTGTTCTGTGTAATTGCGCACCATCATAGTAGTCGTAAACGAATTTCTGAACGTAAAAACTTAAAACATCGTAAGCTAGTACATACATTTCTTTAGCTAGAGCAACATCACTTTCAAATCCCATAAACACAATTGCTCTTTTCTTCTTACTTGCACCTTTAATAATTTTACTGTTGTAATACCAAGTAACTCTAAAATTACGTGTAATAATATTCGCTAATTGCCGTTCCCACCAATAAAGGGTTTTATAAGCAGTAGCCTGATTTTCTGAGATAGCTCTATTGTTGTAGTTTTCTACTAATTCCGACGAAGAAATATCATATTTAATCATTAACTTTTGAGCCATCATAAAGGCAGTCTGGCATTCTTCATCATTTTGATTGTCATTTGCAAGTGCCAACAACCCTTTGATTTTTTCAATAATTGATTCATTTCGATTCGTCATTTTTTCACTTCCTCTTGCAAAGTTAATCAAATAATCCAACATACAAACCCACCAACCATCGGTAGCAATGTTTGTAAAATCGTTAGCCCGTCCATCCCCATTAAAAACGCGACAGCGACCTCTTGCGTATTTGTTTGCTTAAACCATTCCATAAAGGTGATGGCATCTGGAATCTTTACGCTATTTTCGAATTTTGATATACAGGACTGCGATCGATTCATGCGAAATGCCAGTTCTTCTTGTGACAACCCTGCTCGTTCACGACAGGCTTGCAAAATGGCGCCAATTTTCATCGTCTCACCACCTTTCACATTCCAAACCGGAATACAATATTACGTTGTTGTGTTTTAAAATTTTCATATGAAACATTAACCAACGGATTGAAAATACTTGGTATGTGTTTGAACCCATTCGGTATGCTCATCAATCCATTGCAACAATGCTTTTGATGGAATTAAGACTCGACCAGCTTCATAAAACTTCGGGAAATCTTCGCGCCTCAATAACGCGGATGCTTTCGTACTTTTAATATTGAATAACTCCATCAACTGATTACGAGTCAATAAAATCGGTAACTCACAAATTAATGGCTTTCGTGTAAATGTCTTTTCCAGCTCCTCTCGAAGCAACTTGCGAAACTCCTCTTTTATCTCCGCTTTAAACTCCTCGCTATACATCCCCTCACCTCCTCTCAGTTTTATAGGTCAGGAAACAATTCAAAAAGTGATGTCTCAAGAACAACTTCCAACTGCAATGAAACCTCTAATCCTGGTTTAACTCGACCACTCTCAATAGCGCTTATCATTGCAGTTGAACAGCCAACTAATTCTCCTAACTGGGCTTGCGTGAGTAGTCTCGCTTTCCTTTCAGCAATCATTCGCTCACGCTTAACTCCTTTTACATTTCGAAATTCATCCGAAGGTAAAGGCTTTTTGCGCTTCTTCTTACGCTTCGGTTTTGTCATGCTCCATCCCAAACTTCTCACCTCCCCTTAAATCATCCAAACTCACTTCTAATGCATCTGCTAGTTTGCACATTATTTTGAATGTAGGATTTGGATTCTCGCTATTTTCAATCATTTGGATAGTAGAATCTTTCACACCTGATAGTTTCGCTAACTGATAACGGGATATTCCTTTTGTTTTTCTGATAGCTTTCAAATAAAACACAATATATACACTCCTATTAATTTGATTAGCACAATATGTTGTGTTATCTTATAGGTAATATTAAGGAAAGAGGTGAAATATATGGCTAAATACAAAACCAAAGGCTTTGATAAACTTCAAAAAGAATTAAAAGCTATGGAAAGAAAAGCTAAAGAACTTGAGAGAGGTGTCACAGTTTCTTTTGATGAACTTTTCAATCCTTTGTTCATGCAAGCACATACTATTTTTCATTCCTTCGATGAATTTTTATCAGATGGAAATTTCTTAGTGGAAACACAAGAAGACCTCAAAGCCATTTCAGAACATGCGTTAGATTCTCATGTAGCCACTAAGACTAAATTTAATAATTGGAATGAGATGTCCCAACAAGCAGCGAACGAATTTGCTAAGAAACAACTAGGTTTTTAAACTATTTATAGTCTCACAATTTTACTTCCAAAAGTTCATTTGCTCGTTGGGAGGTTTAAATAAAAATCTGTAACTCTTCCTATTGAAGAATAAAAATAACAACAAAAGGAGATGTAAACATGTATACAATTCAACAACTACAAGCAGCTGATTTTATTTTGAAAAAAACTTTAAATAACAATTATCTTCCATCAAATGATAGTGAGTTAAAAATCGTTATTGAGCTCGAAGGTTCTTACTGGTATGGTGACTTTGTAAAAATCAAAGATGGAGTTGTAGTACATAACTTCATTGATGATGACGGTGATGTTGATTACACTCGTCTAGACGCTGAGGGTAATAACGCTACCGCGATTTTCAAGAAAATTCAAGATACTTATTTCAAAGAAGCCTCCCAATATAAAAACGATCCATTTAGTAAAATCACAACGCTTGATTTGCTGTTCAATACCATATTTAAATTGATACAGCTTACTGACATCCAACCAGATGACTCTCCAATCTACCCGTATCTATTAAATGCCAAGTCACTAGATGGTAGATTGGAGCTGCCATTCATCAACATAGATAGTGAAAAAGTTAAAGTCATTTCATTAATTGAAGTACCTAATCAAAACTAGATACTAAAACTTCACCCGCTCCGAACGATAGTCTAAATCCATACGAATGAACCCAAGCATGGCGTATGCATCTGTGTACGTCATGTTTACTCCTTTAAAAAGCTCAATCACTTTATCAGACATATCTATCGCCTCTTCTAAAGTACAATCGTTCCAAACGTTACAAGAATATGCCTCTTCCAAACTCCTTACATTTGGTGGGTACTTTCGTAACAAGTACTCTTTGAAAGTTTGTTTACGCATCTCTCTCACCTCCTTTCAAATAAGTAGTTAATCCGACCATATGTCTGCATATACAACGAGAAAAGAATCAATACTACTTTTAGGAAGTTCATTTAAACAATAGACATATGAGTATCATTGTTTGAATTGCTATGAGAATTCGAAGGTACTTGTCTCTAAGTAATAAAGACTGCATACCTTGTTCAATTACATGAAACAATAATGTTGCTTCAGACTTTGTTCCAGTAGAAGTTACATTTTCAGATGATTCATTTTCCTTGGTTTTATCATGAACTAGCACAAATTTTTCACCTCTTTCTATTAATTTAACTATTAGTTAAATTAATATCTAAAAAAATATAGTCTGGGGTTGTATCTAAAATCTCTGCTATTTTGACTGCCATTTCATATGAAAGTCCACGTTTTCCATTTTCAATCATCCAATAATACTGAAATGAAACATCCAACTTACTCGCCATTGACCGGTATGAGATATTCTTATTTTCACGTAATACTTTTAACTTAGTTAAGTTCACTCCATCACCTCATTTAACATGGTGTTAAATATATAATAATTTAACCAAGAGTTAAAATCAATTCATTTTTTATCTTTTAGTTAAATTCTATTTTCTTTATTCAAATCTATTCCGTTTAACGATTAGTTAAACTATAATGTTATCAAGGAGTGAGCGCATGTTAAGTACTCGTTTAAAAGCTTTACGCATTGAAAAAAAATTAACTCAAAAACAATTAGCTGAAAAAATAAATGTTACTCACGTTTCAATATCAGGTTACGAAAGTGGAAACCGTTCTCCTGATACTGATACTTTACAAAGACTTGCCGATTATTTTGAAGTCAGCACTGATTACCTACTAGGTCGTACAAACATTCCTGCCCTCACACCACAAGAAAAAGATGAAGCTGCTTTTCAAGCTTTTGCAAACGATCCAGAGTTGAATGTGTTCTATAAAGAGCTTCCCGAATCAGATGAAGAAGCTGTGCGTAAACTTCGTAATATTTGGGAAATAATAAAAAACGAAAAAAAATAAGCTATACATCAATTATGAGGTATAGCTTATTTTAAATTTTTATTTATTATATTCCATATCGATTTGGATACCTAAAAGCTTACTTTCAGCCGAATCATCTGTTAAAGTTAAAATAATGTTATCTTCAATTATTGAATTATATTCCCCTTCTAACATAAGATCTTTAAACGAATCGATTGTATCTTCATTAATACTAGCTATATATTGTAAATCCCTTTGATTTACAATGGAATATACTAGTTTAAATAATGTATATCTTTGTCTCGGATCCATATTACTAAATAGCCTACTGTCATGAAATAAAAATTTCATATTATGATTTAGTTGTAACATTAACATTGTCATATCGTAACAAAAAATTTTCACTTCATTTACACCATCTGAAGAGTCATCTTGTATTTTTGCACTAATTTTATATCTTAATAAATTTTCTCCTTCATTATTCTCAATTTTTATTCCTCCAGGTTTATCGTAAAACTCTTTAGATAAATCTCTAAAAGTTGTAATAATTTTCTCCTGTAAGTCAGCAATTCCATTTAAATATTCATTTGTTAAAATATTTTGTTCAGACAACGAACCTTTTATGTCAGTTGTTTTTTTCTTATATTGCTTCATTAACCCTTGATATTCTTCTAACTTTTGTAAGGATCTTGATAATTCATTTATTTTTTTACTAAGAGCATCATATTCATTTAAAGCTCCATGAGATTTTAAGTACCTTAGATTTGTATCCAAATGCTTGCCTACATTACCAATTTCATTTTCTATCTCCATTAGCTCTTTCCTATATTTTTGCAAATCCTTGAATAAGCGATTTTTTCTGTTCACTAATAGACTTTCATGAAATGATACAGCTTCTTCTATTTGCTTTACTAAAATATTTGGAATTTCTATTTTGGCCTTCTCATAAAAGTCTAAGACTTTATCTATCGACTCATCTACAGGCATAGCAATAGATTTTTCTATATTTTTCATTTTATTATTTAGAAGTGTTCTTTTATTTTCTAATTCTTTTTTTAAAAATCTCAATTCTGAAACTTCTACTTCAATTTCATGGAAATCTTCAGCCACCTCAAAGGAGTCAATTTTTTTCGTTAGTTTTTCAATTTCCTCCTTTAAATCTAAAATTTCTATATCAGCATCATTAACATTTGATTGGAAATATTCTTTTAAAATATCATCATTCATTATATTTTTAGATAGTTTCTCTATATTATTTTGTTCTTTTCTAGTAGTTGCTTTATTTATTATTAAAGAAGTATCAAGCCCTAATAAATAAGAATTGTTCAATAATTTAGAATATTCTTGTTCTTTATTAACAAAATTATCGTATTGAGTATAACATTCTCTGTCCCTTCTAATAAATCTTGGGAAGAGACTATTAAAACCTAAAAATTGTATTGAGTCGTCGTCTAGATAGAAAACTTTCGAAAGCATTTCTTCTCTAAATTTTGTTATTGTCTTTTTTACACCATTTAAAAAAAATTCACTTTGCTTTGATGTATTCCTAGATGTTACATAAATTTCATTTTCAATTTCAAAAGTTAATTCAAATGTCCAATTGGGTAATGATTTCTCAAAAGCATCTATTTTATTTGACCCTAAACAAAAATGAATTAGATAAATAATTAAAGATTTTCCTACTCCGTTATAGGTTTTTCTATTATCTTTTTCTGAGGGGTTAGCCTGACTACCAACTATTAAATTGAGACCTTCTTTGAATTCTATTGTATGGAAGCTTTTCATATTTGAAGATAATTTGACTAATCGCATTTTTTCAATTTACCCTCCTGACTTATATTAATTGCACCGATAATAAATAAAAAATCTAGTGATAATATAAAATTATCAAAAGTGTGCAATTTTTTAAAACTTCCTCTTTTTACACCATTTTCATATTCCGCCCATAATTTATCAATATCCTTTGGGCTATTAAGTAAATTTAGTAAAAAACCCCCTAAACCAAAAATGGATTCTGAGAGTTTAATATGTTTTTGTGGCAATATCAATTATTTTCCCTTCTTTCACAGGTTCTTCAAAAATATCACATGTCTCAAAATAATGGGACATTAAAACTAAAGTAGAATCTCTAACTGCCTTTTCATTTCTCGGACACGCCTTTTCGAATATATACATAAATCTTTTATCAGCGTAGTCTTCCTCTTGATCAGAAATTATTGTCTTTGATTCTAGATAGAACTCATTAAACCTCAATTTCAATTCATTCCTTGTAAAGTCGCTATTATTATTAAAGTACTCGTCTAATGCACCTTCACTATAACTACCAGTATGTAAGTAATGTTCAATACTCTTACTTAAATTATTGAATATAATTTTCTCTTCAAAATCAGGAACTTTAAATTGGGTGTCTAAATTAAATTCAGCAGGATGTTTCATAATAAACTGTATTACCTCATTTAATATGTCATAATCTAACAAATCAATTTCAGTTGAGGGAATATATCCTACTATGTCAGTCATTTCAAATTCAGAGAGTTTCCAAAAATAATCCTCTAATTTTTTCGCAGGGAATAATTTGCATAAAATACCTTTGTTTTCATTTTCTAATTTTATTAATTCCTGAGTTATTAACGGATTTGCACCTTTATATTTATCATTAAATACATAATTAAATATTTTTAGTGAGCAAATATGGTTCCAATTCTTAACCAAACCTTCGAAATCTTTTCTTACTTTTTGTACTGCGTCATAAATTGTCTTGTTTTTTTCTGAATCTTCAGGACCAAAGACTTGATAGTATTCCCCAGTAGTTCTATTAAAACCATCATTTTTCATATCGCCAATTCTTCCATATGGTTTAATCGCTTCAAACTCAGAATCTACTTTCCTCATTATAGAAGTGAATAAATCTTCAAATGCTTGACCATCAGACTTATAAATTAATAGTTGAAACATAATTCTAACCATATGTCTTTCATCTCTATTCATTAAATACCTCCTAAAAATTAATCCATTACCAAAAATGGAATAATTATCATTAAAGATATTTTATATTAATAAAGAGAATTAATACATTACTTTTTGAATTGATTTATTCATTATTTTAATCCTAATATTCTATATTTCTTATTGCTAATATATAATAGGAACATACATTCTTATTATAGAGGTGATAGAATGCAATATGCAACATATACTGAAGATTTTATAAAGAAACTTTACTTCCGTATTGGTATTTTTGAACCCCAGCAACTGAAATTTCAAACGATTGCTATTCATCTTGGAATTAAAGTGTATTACTGGCCAGATAATAGTCAAGCCCTCTTTTTAGGAAATCAAGCATACATCTTTATCAACGAAAATCTGACCAATCAGCAACGTTGGCAAGATTTTTGCCATGAATTAGCACATGTACTTTTACACAGTGGGCACCAAGAACATATGTCTGCTCAATTTCGTGAGTACCAAGAGAATAAAGCAAATAATTTTATGTTTCATGCTTGTATTCCCACTTTCATGTTGGATGAACTAAAGCAAAATGAAGCGAATGCACTTAATGTCCACCATTTACAAGAGCTTTTTAATGTAGAATATCATTTTGCTTTAAAACGCTTGGAACAATACATAACAAAAACGCAAATATTCTGAATTGGAATAGCCTATGGGATAAAGCTTTATTATATTCATAAAAAGATAGATCCCCACACAATTAGGCATTCAAAATTAAGGAAGGTGAACGATTTTGAGTTTAGGTGAGTTATTAAAGGAACTACGTGGTGATGAATCTTTACGTGATGCAGCAAAACGTATGGATATTACGTTTTCTTACTTGGCTATGCTTGAAAGAGGAACGGATCGTCGTACTGGCAATGCGATCAAACCAACACCTGAAACATTACAACGCATTGCCACAGCCTATCAATATGATTACATAAACCTAATTGAGGTTGCAGGTTTGTCCGATGACCCTACTTATAATCCAGCATTAAAAGAACCGTTTCCCCACAATCCCTCATTACAGCAATGGTACAAGTCTCTTCCCCACTGTAATGAGAAAGATGTCGAGAAACTAAAAGTAATTTGGGAAGTAATTTCATAAAGGTGGTGACAGCGAATGCATTTCGTTCAAATTAATAAGACAACTTGGCGATGCACTGGTGAAGGTCCACGTAATCCTGCCACTGGCAAACGCCGTCAAATTACACGTCGTGGTAAAAGTAAGACTGAAGCACGTGAAAGAGTTGAAAAAGTTATAGCCGAATTAAACAAAGCATATTACTTTGATGCGAAGATAACGTTTGAAGAATTTAGCCAAGATTGGTTAAAGCTCTACCGTATGAAGGGCAACAAGGAAACGACAAATGAGCATCGTGCCTACTGTATCTCCCTACTCAATCGATACATGGCGAAAAGGAAAATAACCACAATCACATCTATCGAATTACAAGGTTTGCTCAATCATTTATTTGCTAATGGAACAGCCTATAATACGCTGCGTGGCACTCATAATACAGCCAAAATGTTATTTGCCTATGCTAAGGAATCTGGTTTGATTGAGATGAACCCTGTTGAGGCTACTTTTGTGCCGAAGAAGAAAATGACGTTAGAGGAAGCAAGCAGTGAGGATACAGCGAAGCTTTATTTAGAAACAGATGAACTAAAGGAATTTTTAAGCTACGTGGACAAACACCGTAATATCATATATCGCACACTGATCTACGCAATCGCTTTTACAGGTATGCGACCAGGCGAAGCCGTTGCGTTAAAGTATGAGGATGTCGATTTGGAGAAGAAGGTCATACACATTAATAAAACGGTGTATGCGAAGAAAAGTATAAGGGGTGACTTCGAGCTCACTCCCCCAAAAACAGCAGGCAGCGTCCGCTCCGTCGATATTGATGATATTGTAGTGGAGAAATTAAAGCAGCTTTACCTATGGCGCGAGTATCGCGAGTGGACTAAGTCCGACTTTGTATTCGGTGACAAGGAGGGCATCCCCCCTACCGTCAAAATGCTCAACCAATCCGTCCGACGCATCGGCGCCCTCACAGACATCAACAAACAATTCCGCACCTACATCCTCCGCCATACACATATTAGTCTACTGGCAGAGGCTGGTGTGGACTTAAACTTTATTATGAATCGTGTTGGGCATAAGAATTCTGATACTACTACTAAGATTTATTTGCATGTTACTTCAGGGATGCGTGTGGCTGCTACTGAGAAGATGCATGATAAGTTTACGGAGTTGTTAGGTGAAATTATCTAATGAAAAGGGGATTCTATATTAGAATAAAGCTTCTCCTTTTCTCTTAATTAATAATTTCTAAATTTTTAAATTCAAATTCGTTTAACTCTATGTTTATACCTAAATTAATATTGTATTTTTTTTTGTTAATTCTAGTATCTTGTAACTTGACGAATGGTTTATCTTCTAAAAATTTAATAAATTGATCAGAGTTAATAGGGCCACTATAATATTCTCGAATAAGTGGTTTTAATGTAACTAAACCCCTATTTAAATTAACTTCATTTGGTGGTCTCCTTTTAAAATAACCAATAAATTCAATGTCATCTGTTACTATCGTATCTTTAAAATTACATGCACCTCCATTAGGTACATTTGTTAAAATAATTCTCTTTACTGTAAGTGGTTCAGTTACTTCAAATTTATTCATAATTTCTTTTAAATTGGGTTCAGAAGTAAAATAATTAGAAATTCTTATTAGTTGAGAGTGAGTTTTATTGATTTCGTCAATATACAAAGCATATTCTCTATAAGTTGTAGGGATTGGCCAATTTTTAATTTCAACAAAAAATAAAGTTTTATCTAGAATGAATACAGCATCACATTCGTATATTTCATTCTCTTTCTCCATCTTTTCTATTTTTTTAATATTTTCACATTTTAGACCGACATCTTTTAAAGTGGATAATATTTTCTGCTCAAATCTTTCTCCTTTAAAAGATATATTAAACTCTCTTGTAGCAGCATTTAAAAGCGTAGATCTTGCACTATCTATACCAACACCAATTGATGGAATAACCAGAAGTTTATCTTCTATTTCAATAAAAGGAGTATCAAACAAATCACTTGATTTATTATTAAAAGTTAAAAAGTTTATCAATTTGTTCAAATATTTAATTGGTATTCCCCCATTTTGAAACTTCTTTTTCCATTTAGACTTACTTAATACTAAACAAAAAGAATTTAAATTTATTTCAAATAAATTGCGCTTTTTATTCAAAAATTCTATACATGCACTTTCGATTACAGCATATGCTCTCAAGTATATTTTTAACGGAATTTCATTGATTTTATAGTTTAAATTCTTAGTACTAAAGTAGTCATATAAAAATTCTGTAGCTATTAGTTCATTAAAAGAAAAGAAGTTATCAGGAGCTAGAACAGCATTTTCGTTAAACTTAGTTTTATTGTAAATACTGTGAAGCATTTTCGATTGCATTTTTGACATCCTCTTATCTAAAAATGTCAAGTGAGTAATATTTTTTGCTCTGCAATAATCATCAATAATATTTAATGAAAAATTCATACTAGAATTTGAGGATATTTCAACATCAAAATAAGTCCAAGACTCTAAAATTTTAGTAAGAACTAGATGATTTGCCGCAGACTCAAAATGTTTAAATGCTTCATCCATATATTCTTTTTTTACTCTTTCCGAATAATTTATAGGTAATTTTTTATAATAAATTAAATATTTTAAAATATCACCGGTAGATTGTATTGTATTTTCAAATATATTTACAGTATCTTCACTTCTTAAATTATTCGATAAGTATCTTAAATAATTTTCTAAAGCTATTAAATAAGCAGAGACATGATATACATCAGGTATTCTTTCTTCAATAGGTAGCATTGATTCTTTATTAAACTGTTTATATAGATAATTGATTTCTTCTACTTCCTGATTAAATTTGTTTATTAACTTTTCATCAACTCTATTTTTTTTAAGCAATTCTAATAATTTTTCATAGAGTTTTTTATTTTTAGGTTTCCCCGTCCCAAAAGTAGAAATACAAATTCCCGATTTTTTAATTTCATTTAAAGCAAGTTCATAATTATTTCTTAATAATAATTTTTCTATATTTTCTATTAATTTACCTGGTTCTTTATCTGCATACTTTTCCAAGTCTCTAATTTTCATGACTCACCTCACCATATATATTCTAGTTTCAATATTGTATACTAAAAATAATTAAGAAGAATAACACTATGTTATATTCTACCAAAAATATAATGATTAAAAGCAATTTTCTAAAATAAAGAATAAATGTTTATTTCTCGTGACTTTTTCCAAAAAAACAACCTCAAAAAACCCCTACAAACGTTGATATATCAAGACATAGTAAAAGCATGAACGCATACATTCGTCGTAAGCATTCATGCTTTTACCCTCTTTCATATGTAATCACAAAGCCCATTATAGCAAGGTTTTTCACACTTGTATAATGTTTCGATTTCACCGATATTCACCTGCATTCAGATTTTTGGTTGCTTTTTTGTTGCTTTGGTTGCTTTTTTTAGGTGTAAAAAAATGACACACCCTAGTAATATACATACTTCAAAATTTATATTTATTCAAATTAGAACATATTAGAAGTGTAGACGTTTATTTTTAATATTTGATTTAGTAAAAAATAGTGATATCTGTTTCACCCTATACCTCCACTTTTCAGGTACACTGGGGTACAAAAAAATATAAAATTATATAATACTGAGCAGCTGCGAAATATAAAAATCATTCATGATTTTTGGAATGAGTGATTTTTTAATCGCCCTAAGCAATTCCTCTGTTTGTGATTTCAATGGTATGAGTACTTAAAATTATTCTGCGATTTACAATAGACGTCCCAGGAGGAAATTAATTTATGCTTTGAAACCTTGTATTATTAAGGTTTCTCTTATATCTTGTGTAATATTTGTGAACTTCATTAAAAAGTGTAATTGTCTTTATTAACTTATCTATTAGAACTTATTTGATAAAGACAGCCTATATTGAAGTGGTCGTATTTGTTTAATACTTGCTGTCACTTAACTTTCTTCATTCAAACAAACTTCTATAAATTCATATAATTTTTTTGCTTCAATTAAACGATTGCCATAATCATGGTAAAAATATAGCACTTGTCCAAATATTCCAGCCTCAGTTGGATCGGTGTCAAGACAAAGATAATCTCCTCCTCCATTTTCAGCAATTGGAATCCACTTTTTATTCCAGAGAAATGGTTTAACCTCAGCACCATAATTAATATCTGGCATTATGTCATCAGGATCAAATTCTTCCTGTAGAAACTCCCAGTTTTTAATAATTTCCGAAATTGGAGAGAGTGTTAAATTTCTAACAAAAGGCTCTACTCCTAAATCCCAAACTTGTCCATTATAAACACTATAAAAACTTTTCATTTCTTCTGGGAGATGCACGCCTATAGTGCTTTCAATTAGTTGGAACTCTTCAACTGTTGCACTTGGTTGAAGATTTAGTGCTTCTTTAAAATTAATAACTTGATTTGAGCCTCTTTCAATTATACGCTCCCATAGTAATTCAGCTTGTTTTATCATGCTCAAACTCCTTCTGTTAATCGATTTAAATATCCATTTATCTCTCTACTTTAATAATACCTTATCCCAACTCCAGTTGGTTAAAAATTTCCATTTATTATTCCAACCAATTATTTAACGCTGGTTCACCTTGCACCATTTATTGTGGAGCTATTACGTTCGTTCAACCAAAATAAGATATCAAAAAACCCCACTCATTTTTGAGCAGGGCTTAAATTTATTACTTTCTGTTACGTCTCTGCTGAATAGTAATATACAACCCAACTAAACGATCAGTTGTCATTAAGCCACTTTGTAAATCTTTCAAGTGTGAAGCATTAATAATCCCCTCCTTCACCGCCTGTGCAATAAAGTTTTCCGTTTCAGTTCTCATTGCTGGTGAACCAGGATTCCAAATTGTATTAGCCACCGTAATCTCCTCCTTCTTATCTTGCACAATTAATTGGACTTTCATTTTACTGTTACTTGGTACGATTACTTGTCCTTCTAACTTGTAGCCTTTAGGCATCTTCCAATTTCGTTTCACTTCAAAATGTGGACGGTCAATTCTGCGTGCCCAATCACCGCCCCACGTAATACCTAACTTACGAGCTATTGCTCCAACTTTTGTTAATGTATCTACATCATATAAGGGTTTCGGGGGAGCCACGGCAATGTCCCATGCTAAACGTGAAGTGTGATTACTCTTCAGTGTCCAAGTTACAATTTTCCCTGGTCTTGTTCGACCTTGTGCATATAGATAATTTTGCCTTGCCTGCGAACGGTAGGTTTCTGTAACGAAGATATTTTGAATACCTGCTTTGTAGCACTGTTGAAAGAGCAATCTGCAAGCCGTTTGCGCTACTGGTAGTAATTCACCTAAATCTCGACATGTTGTTGTGACACTAGTCATACTATCCACCAACCTTTTTGGATGCTTTTAACAAATCAAATGTTCCAGAGGCTGTTAATCCTGCAACAAAACCAGCAATTATCATGACGTACACTGGATACTCTGATAACGGCCAACAAACTAGACCAACAAAAATACCAATCACAACAGAAGTGATTGGCATGTATTGTGTATTTATTTTGAATGTCTTTTTTAGTACCTCTGAAACGGCTAAAACGAAAGCAACCATTATCGCTGCAAGTGTAAAAATGTTCGTTAGATCCATTATTCATCTTCCCTTTCTGCGTTTTTATTTTTGAGTGTGTGTTTTTCGATACGATCGACACGACCTTCCAAAACATTCAACGACCGATTTATTCCTTCAAGTGCAATTGCGGTTCTTTCTTGCGATTCATTAGACCGTTCTAAGTGATCCATTAATTTGTTTTCACGTTCTTCAGCTCTGTTCATCAACTTATCGTTTTTACTAATTAAATACCGAAATGCCCCATATGCAATAATTAAACATGCTATTGCCCAAACTGCTTGGCTTGTAGCAATTTCATTTACTGCAACTACATCCATACCAATACCACCACCCTTATTTATTAACATAAAAGCGCTGAAAAACTTTGAGATACATAACAGTAACTTGATACTGTTGCATAACTCGATTGTTTTTCAGCGCATTATATAAGAATAAATCAATCTAAAAAATTATTTAAGATACGGCTTTGATCTTCATCAAGATTCAAATACTTTCCAAACCATATCATCTTCCTCAACAGATCCATACGATAAAAGTTCTACTATTCTACCACCTGGATAACCTTTATAAAATGATAAAAAATTAGTAACTTCATCAGCAATAAAATATTTTTCCCTAATAAACGCTAGAAAGAACTTCGTTGCCTCTGATTTAAACTGATTAGTGAATACTAATACTTTTTCAACATCATTGATAAAATGTTTTTCTGAAACATTCCGTCCTTTATACTTCATTTCTACAATTGCTATTATTTCCTCTATACAATCACCTAAATAATCATTTTTTGCTTTATCTACATCTATTTTCACTACTACTAAATCGATTTTTTGATTCGTATCGATATAATATTCAGTAAAAATTGCTAAGTTGTTGTCTTTTATGAATGTATCACCTAGTCGATTTCGAATATGATAATACATTGCATTTTTTAGTGTATCTTCTTTAAGTAAAAAATGATGATTATAATCACTTTTAATATCATAACGCCAAACATCCATAATTGTTTGATGTACTTTTGTATTTATAGACTTCACTAACTAATCCTCCTAATAACATATATAGATATTATTTAATAATTAGTCAGGTTAGTCAGTAATACTTTTTGATTATTTATTCTGCCTCAGCAACCTGAAAAGCATGCTTAAAAATCAACATTGCGTCATTTATCAAGACATACTCCATTTTATTAATATCAGATTCTAGTGCATCTAATACCTTTTCTAAATCACCCGCATTCGTACGAAGCTTACTTTGTCCGACTGTGATATCTAAATTATAATTCTCCATGTCGGAACATTCATTTTTTGCCACAGCATGAATCATAAACTTATTGACCACTTTACGTCCTAATCGTACAGCAACATTTTGTGGTGTATTTAAAATCTTTTGAATCTGTCCTAAGTCTATTTTCCCCTCTAATGCGAACGCTGTTCCTTCATTTGAAATTAGAAAATAATTCTGTTCCATAGCTAATATTTCTCCTTATCTTAATGTAATCGTACCTAAATCCCGACCATATCGTTTAAAAACAATTGTTCTTGCATTATTTGTACTTTGTGTAATTTCTAGACCAAGCGTGTTAGTACTTACATAATTTCCTCCACCGCCAAGGCCTACTACTCTTGCTCCACTAAAATCAACCGTTCCATTAAAAGAGTGACGTGATCCGCTATATATAATGTCATTCCAAGCACTTAATTGAATCGTCCCATTTGCGCCTCCTACAGATGTCATATCACTAAAGTAGAGTCTGCGTCCCATGTGAATATCTTCTTTAATATGAATGTTACCCGAAGTAATCGAACCTAAATTCCCACTAATGTCTGAAAGAACCCTAACTGCGCCTACAAGATTAATTTTTGATGCTTGAATACTAATTGTGGTGGATGTTTGATTAATTAAAGATGCAATGGTATTGCCATTGTAATCCGTTGTACTTACCTTTTGACTGATTTGCCAAGATTGCTGTGTAATACTACTTTCAGCGCTACCTATACGGTTATTTAAGTTGCCAATTGAAACGCTTTGAGCACTTACCGTTGACTGTATTTGATTAGCACGAACATTAATAGCAGCCACTTCATTTGCAATTCGATTACTCACTGATAGACTAATCTGGTCGGCTTTCAAATCAATAGTAGCAATTGATTTATTTAACTTTTCTACCTCAAGGGTAATACGGCTATCAGTTTGTGTGATGGCAGACTTATATTCCTTTTTATTTTCCTCGATAACTTCACTTAGTTCTTCTTTTGTATCTTCGATAAGCTCTTCCGTATCAACCTCATTATCTGACATTGTGCGAGGTAAGGAGTTGCCTAGTGTGACAGCCATAGTCTTTAACTCGTCTATAACCTCATCTACAATACAAAAACGTTTAAGTATTCGAGTCTGTAGCTTCAGGCCCTCAATCGGCTCGTAAATCAGCCATACCTTTTCACCTAACTGTTTATCTAATAATTCGATTGTATCCAGCTCAAACGATACTTCTGGATAGTCAATAAGTGCATCCTTAGCCTTTTTCAATAGGTTATCTGCATTTGTAAATCGCTCGTCACTAATTGGATTAGCAATACGAATACCCCATATTGTGTGATTTGGTGAGGTGTAGGTTACAGTCAAACCATTTTTACCTGTTGCTGTAATTTTTGTTCGTAGATGGGTTGTATCAATCTTTCGGCTAAGTGCTTTAATGTTATGACCATAGCGATACTGTGCTCCATTATCCGGACCAAGTGATTTACTAAAGTGAACTCGGTTATTTGGTAATATCTCAAATTCACAATTGAAGGCATCACAGATTTGATTAACACACTGGATGATGTTTTTTGAACCAAATTTATAAATTGTAGCAGTTTCCGTGAAATCAATAGTTGCGCTCCAACCTGTACCAGAAAGCAAGTAGGTTATAAACTCTTGACTGCTATGAGTGCCACCAAAAGTTTTATCTTTAAATTGATACGCTAAGTCAAAGAATGTCGAGATGGCAAGGATGGTTTTGCGTTCTGGCTTATTATCAATTAATTGTTTTACTCGAAAATCATAATTAGCTGCTGTGACAATTGACTCTTCTTGAAGAAGGTTAAATCCATCTTCGTTATTTGATTTATTGATTGTGAATTCAAGCGTTAAATTGCCTAGAGTATCTTGTTCGAATACTGGTGCAGATGTTGTGAAAAAAGGCTCTGTCTGATTTCCAGCAAAGTTTTTAACGACTAGCATTCTTTATCACCAACTGAAAATGTATTTCATATGCTTACTTTCAAGCAAAAGAAAAAGCACCCTCAAAAGAGGATACTTTTATAAACAACATTATGAAACGATTATTGTAGCTTTCACATTCGAAATGACGTCTATTTTCAATTCAACTTTTAAATACGATAGTAGCTCTATTACGTAGAGCAAGAATTTAACACTTCACATCTTTTTATAAAGTAATGGTAAGCTTATTAAGAGCATAACAATCCCTAGTGCTAAAAAATATAGGGGCATTGCAAGGACTGTTCCATTATGGAAAATGCTCATACCATAGATTGTAGCGCTAACGAGTAAATAATACCCTAAGCTAAATATCGCACTGGCAGAACCAATGACGTCTTGAAAGTCAATGAGCGCTATGCTTAAACAGATTGGTAAAGCGGTACCTGTACCAAATAAAATAATGAACACACTAACAATCATGGTTGGCATTTGTAATGCATTTGGTAAAAATTGCACCGATGTAGCGAGCAATGTACCGATGAGCATAATGACTAACCCTTGTACGATAATCTTCTCAGGTTTTGTATGGCTAACAAGTCGTTTAGATAGCATCGCACCCGCAATAGAAGCGAGAGCAACGATAATACCTAAAAAACCATACACAGCACTTGTTAGTTTAAAGTATTGCGTAAAAATAAATGGTGCTTCGGTATAATAGCTAAATAATACACCGTTAATACCGCCAATTAATACGCCGTAGCGCCATAGACGCGCATTTGTAAACATGCGCTTTACTATTGGTAGTATAGGCTTCATTTGGATTGTTGTTAGCACTGTTTCAGGTAAGCGTATATACGCGTAGCAAAATACAATAATACTCATAGCAACTAACACAAAAAATACGACCTTAAAGCCAAAATAATAATCAGTAAAACCACCGATTAATGGACCAAGGGCAGGTGTGAAGGCAAGGGCAGCTGTAATTTGAGCAAACAATTTATGACGCTCAACACCAGAAAAACTTTCTCGTAAAATCGTTTGTGTCACGACAGAGCCAACACTTGCACCAAAAGCTTGAATAAACCGTGCGACTAATAAAACCGCCATTTCATTTGCTACTAAACAAAGTACGTTACCAAAAAAATATAAGAATAGCCCATATAGCATTGCCTTGCGACGACCGATTTTATCGGATAAACGCCCAAAGAAAAATACTCCGAAGGCAAAAGCGATAAAATACACACTCATCGTAAGCTGTGCATCACTCATAGAAGTTTCAAATACTGCTGCGATAGATGGTAATGATGGGCTAAAAATAGTTTCACTAATCTGTGGGAAGCCTACTAGTACAATCAGTAATAATAAGCTAGGTGTTTTGTTTCCGATGTTTTTCTTCAAAATAGTACACTCCTAGATAATTATAGGTTCGAAAGAAAAACATCGTAGCTTGGGAAATGGTGGCTTCACAAGTTTGATTTTTTCTAAATCACTCATGAATTCACTTCCTTCTAAAATAAATATACGTAAAATTATACCATCCAAAGGCATAAACGATGCAACTTTTTTAAACTACTAATCTTTTTTTATTAACTATCGATCTTTATTACAAACCAACAATTATTTAGCAAGATGAGCAATTTCCCGTTCCGCAATTTCTAACTCTACGTATCTCCGCAACTCTTCTGGTTTCACATCTTTAACCGTACGAACCTCTCCCATAATGCTTGTAGCATAAGCTTTCACCAATCGTTTTTGCACCAGAGTTAATCCTTCTAAATGTTTCTCCATTACTCGATTACCTCCATTTCTAATAACATGGTAAGAATCTTTACTTCTAAATCAGCATCCATTATTTCTTCCACTGACGGCTTTAAATTCTTCAGTAACTGTTGTTCTTTATGCTTAGCCAGCTCTTCTTCCGTTCCACCTTCAACCCATTGAACCCCATTCCATTTTGGTCGATAGAACGGTAAAGGTTGTGGTAAATTTGTTGTGACGTAATCACCAACTGGATCAATCAGATTACCTTCCTCGTCCAATTCGCCTAAAAATACTTCCTCAATAAACCCGTCGCTATCCACTTGATAAACTTGCTTACGCACAAGGAATTCCTCCCTAATCTGTCCTAAATGAAAATGCCATTGCGATCTTGTCAAATTGGGTATCACAATGGATAAAACCGGAGCGTTCTATGCTAATTGTCGTTACTATTGGTGGAACATTCACCGCTCTATGATTAAACTTGTACCCTATGGCAACTACTTCCTGCCGTCTATCCACATCACTACGTGGTCTAAATCCAACTGGCAATACTGTACATACATTATGAGATTGGCTTCCGGAATTAATGATTTCCCCTTGTACATGCACGATGCCAAAATCGTCTTTGTAATAGATTAAAGGGGCCTTTCGTTGATGACTCCATCCAGCCTGAAGTGTACATTGGATGCTGTCTGATAGCTTTTTGTTTGCCTTTTTTTCATTCAACTGATTTACTGTTGTCTGCAATGTCTGAATCTCTTGATTGAAATTTACTGCATGCTGTGTTTCTCCTTGTGGACCTTGTGGACCCTTTGGACCTCGGAGACCTTTTAAAGATTCAATCCATTCTTTCATCGTTCCCTTAAATCCATTTTCAACAGCTAGTTCGTATGCTGATTTCCCTGCAGGTCCTTGTTTAGCAAGCATTGACCAATACACATTCGATTGAATATCACTCGGAGGCGTCTTTCCTAAGTTATCCTGTAAGGCGATAAAGGATGAACCATTAAAGAGAACCAAATTATTTTTATAATATTGCGTCGTATTATTCCAATTGCCCCTAGAACCCATATTCTTAACCATTAATTCCAATGAAGCGAGGGCTGTTTGAACTTGCTCTGATGCCGCTAAAGCACCTTGTTTAGCAGTATTGACTTCAGGGCGAGCAGAATTGGCTTCTGTAATTGCCTTATTAACCTGTACTAATTTTTGCGAGATAGTACTAAGTGCTTCTTGCAATGTTGTGTTATTCGTCTCTATAGATTGTTGCACTGTAGTATTCGCATTATCTACAGCTTGATTTAATCGCTGTAACAATTCATCAACTTCTGTACTGCCAGACAACATTTTGATTTGTTGTTGCAAATAACTATACCCCGATATAATTCGTTGCCAGTTCTCATTGAGCTTCATTCGTTCTGCATTACTAATGGGATTTTCTGTGTTATGCAATTCTAAAGTCAATTAAAGCACATCCCTTCTATTTGTATAAGAATCTAAAATCAAATTCGATTGATTGCACAGTTCCACCGGACACTGAAAAAACATTGTTTCCCGGCACAAGCGTTAATGGCTTTTTATTTGTATTCAAAATGGCATTCGCACCGTTTTTATAAGTGTGAATGCCATTCAAAACTAATGTATCTGTACCTGTTAAAGCGCCATTAAACCTAAACACTTCGCTAGTGGTATTATTCTTAAATTCTAAATAGCTCGATGCTGTTGCCTTAATCGTTATTTTCAATTCACTTTCACGCGGATCAATTTTGACATTGCCTAAGTTTTTCACTGTGAAATTATTGGCCGTAAACTTGTACTGTAAATCCTCGTCCCACGTCAACCCTTGATTCCATTCCCACTTATTAGCGTCCCACAGCTTTAAATCTTTTAATGTTGCAGCACTTTCTGCGTAAGGAAGTTGATAAGTTTCTAATTCAACCGTGAATCGACCTGTGAGCCCATCTTGTGCAACCTCAGACATATTGCTATTGATAACGAAGTATCGTTTCCCATATAAAAAAGCAACCTCACTAGGAATAAAATCGAGCTCTCTACCCCATTGCTTACCTGGTAGCTCGAATTCGTACATAGTGGATTGCTTTGTTGGTATAGCTTTATATAAATAATACGGCTCTAAATCTGTGAACAGATCAAACGCTCTATTTTCAAGTGTTTCAAAGTCTGAATGGTCTTTTGCGATAAACATCAGTTGAAGTTGTATTGTACGAGTGCCATATTTAACTAATTCGTTGATTGCTCCTGCTCGTCTTTCGACATCCGCTATATCACGCTTAATCTCGATAGGAGAAACGATTATGTCTTGTGTCACAAAACGCTCATGAGACAAAACAATTTCTTCTCCATTCACTTTTACTAACTTCGCATCCATCCTTTACACTCCTCTCATAGAACGTTTTAGGTCGACTTTTCTTGCCGTTCACTCATCAACATAATTCGTTAAAACATGACCATCAAGTTCAAGTGACAGGTCTTTATCAGCGATAACTCGAAGGAGCTGAATAACTTTTTCTAACACCGATAAATCAAGTACAGATTCGCTTGTAATACTTGTTTTTTGAGCACTGCTGATGGCACTTTTCATCGATAGCCCATCCGTTAAGATACGCAAATCTGCTCTAGCAGCTTCGGCTAATTGTGACGCTGCAAGCTTCATTTCCGCTTTGGTAGTTGATAGACTTGAACTAATATCGGGAACTGCATTTGCAGCCAAAACTGCTGCAGCTTTCGTTACAACTTTCGTATTGCCACTAATCCCTTTGGCAAGCCCGGATGGAATCCATTTACCGACTGACATCATGACACGGGATGGGGAGTGAATACCTAATTTATTTCGTAACCAAGTTGGTAACAGTTGGGCAAGTTCCATAACTTTGGCTTTTACTTTACCAAACCAATTACTAATCCCTTTCACCAAACCAGCTACGATAAATTCACCAATTTTCACTAGACTAATATTTTGTAAGAAAGACTTTGCCGCATTCCATCCATTCACAACAGCCGATTTAACGTTTTTCATCGCCGTTGATACGGTTGTTTTAAACCCATTCCAAATGGTTTCAATAGTCCTTTTTATACCATTTAGAATTGTATTAATGGTTGTTTTAATACCGTTCCAAATACTTTTAATAATGTTTGCAATAGCTTTTAAGACACTTGAGATGAAGCTCTTAATACCATTCCAAACAGATTGAATTGTGCCGATTAGACTTGTGAAAAAATTATCTAGGAATGAAGCGATACTTCGCCAAACACTCGTAAAAATAGATTTAATGCCATTGAGAACAGTATTGAAAAACGATTTAATACCATTCCAAATCGTTTTAATTGTATTTTTCAGTCCGTTAAAGATGGTTGAAACCGTACTTTTTATCGCATTTAAAGTATTGGTGAAAATACCTTTAATTGTTGTCCAAACGCCCTGTAAAAGCGTTTTTGCTGTTGAGCCAAATGCTTTTAACGGTCCAAGTAATTTCCCTACAAAGTAAAGATTAATTGCACCCCAGACTGCTTGTAACGCACCGCTAAGGATTTGTTTTATTCCATCCCAGACACCTTGCCAGTCACCTCTAAATAGTGCGCTGAATGTTTTGACGATACCCAAAATAACCTTAATGGCACCTTGGATCACATTTTTAATCGCTTCCCATGTAGAGACAATGAGCGCTTTTACGACTGGCCATATCTTTTGCATGATTGTCCCTATGACTGACATCACAGACGTCACAACATTTTCGATTACATTCCATACAACCAAAGCAGTCGCCTTAATACTTGCTTGGTTTTCCGTCCAGAATGCTGTAATCTGTGACCAGACGGACATCACCAAATCTTTAACAGCAGTTACTGCTACGGAAATTCCGGTTTTAATTGCTTCCCAAACAGTTTGAACCTGAGTTCGGAACTTTTCGTTCGTTTGATATAGACGTACTAAGATGGCGATGAAACCGACGATTGCTATGACAACTAAACCTACTGGATTCGTAATTAGTCCAAATGCTTTCCCAAAGTTTGTAGCGAAAGTCATCACTTTAGCACCCAATGATGCCATTGTTCCACTAAAGTTTGTAAATAACCCGGTTACGGATTTCAGCGCTTTCCCAATACCACCAAACATGGAAGAGCCGAACCCTGCGAATAACTCTTTGAATGCAATTATATTTGGTACGATGGCAAGCAAAACACCACCAAACGAAATAAGTCCCGCAATGATAACACCTATGGATCGATTGTTTTCCATCAAGCTATTAGCAAAAGTTAAAAACTTATTGGCTAGCTCGATAATAGTTGCACCAAGAGGCGCCATGCCAATACCTAAGTTCACTAGGAAAGTCGTTAAGTTCCCAATTAGGTTCATAACACTAGGCGCTGATTGATGGACATAATCAATAAATTGTTGGAAACCTTGATTTTGACTAAGTGTGGCTGACCACTCTTTAAATCGAGCCATCATCGATACAAGCCCGTCCATCATACTAGATGAAGAGCCTGCAAATGCACTAAAGAAATACACAACGCCTGCTATTGCATCACGGAAGATAGCGCGAATCTTAGGCATATTAGTATTTACGTAGTCCATAAATGCTTGGAATTTTGCACTACCACTTAATCCATTTGCCCACTCTGCAAAACGTGCTGTCATTGCTTCGAAGCCTTTTGCTGTACTGAAACTTAATGGTGCAAAAGCCGTCAGCATCGATAGCAACCCTTTAAATACATTTCCAAATGAGCGACCAAACGTCTCCAACAGTGAGGCACCACTAGTATTTAGATACGTTAAAAACTTTTGTATAGGTGGCGTATCGATAGCCGTATTGAGTTGAGCCATTAAATTTGCCACCGCTTGAGCACTTGAGATAAATAGGGGCCGTAACTTATTCAGTATGGAATCTGTTGCTTGCATGGCGCTTGTAAAAGCTTGCAGGACTGGCGTTTCTGTCTCTTTTACGAGTGACCGATATGTTTTCTTTACACTTTCAAATGCATTCCACGCTTTCTTTTGTAATGCAGTGAATGGTGGACCGGTTTCATCAAATAACGTTTTGATTGTCGGGATTGCTACTGCGCCAAATCCTACCGCTGCGGTACCAGCTGCTGCAAAGGCACCGGCTAATGCAAATGTAGATCCAGCGACAGTACCAATCATCGGACCTAAGTTCGCAATAGCACCCGAGATATTCCCTAATATAGGGGATATCGCAGGAAAGACGGCCATCAGTGAGCCCTTTAACGTATGTTGTATTAACTCACCAAAGGCTCGAATATTTGTTGCAATTCGATTGATCTTATTTTGAAATGCTTCTATCCGAGCTTCAATTTTAATAACGACTCGTTCACGAATTAAAGCTGCAATGCGCGCTCGAATTTCAGCCATGCGACGACGGAACTGACTAATATCCGCTCCAATGTCTACATGCACATCATTTGCCGTCGTGCGTATTGTGTTTTGGACTTGGCGCATCTGTGCCATAAACTGCGTAATACGCGCACCAATTCGTGCAGTAAAATTCTCGTTCATCTGCTTTACCCTTTCGTGTTTAATTTATCAGCCCATGCCTTCATATCAGCCTGTGCTTTCTTGTAAAGTGACGTGTCTATTTTCTTAGTTTGCTTCCAGTCTTTATCACCTGCTAGGATTCTTTTTCTAGCTTTTTCAGCATCAAATAAGTCCGTTAACCTTAAACGTTTCTCATTTTCAGCCTTGCGAATATACATGGCTTGAATCGCTAAATTTTCATAATCACTCACCATTTTCATTTGTGCGCCAATTAGAAGCGCTTTGTACTCGTTTGGTGTCCATGACATTATTAAATCGACATCATGGACACCTAAGTATTCTGCAGCGTTTGATAGGACTTCGAGCCATTCTAGTTCGTCAACTCTGTTTCCTCTTCCAATAGCTCCGCTTTCGCGTCTAGCATGATCTGAACGCCCTTGGCATTCTCCGCTTGCTCTTCCTCGTTTTTGCCCATCGTTTTGAATAGCTCTAAGTTCTTCCAAAACGTCTTCGCATCTTTTTTGAAAAAACCCGAGTCATTAATCTCACGAAATGCTTCTTTAAATAGCATGGTTGTGTCTCCATCTTCTTCAATTCTTGCTTCTAACGCCGCCTCTATTTGAGCCATTGATGGTCGGTTCTTTAAATGCGCTAATCCACAATCCCAAAACGCTTTTAAGGCATCTAAATCAAATTGCAATAGCCCTGTATAGATAGCACTAAACCCGCCTACCTCATTGCCTTCCTTATCCTTTTGATTGTAGTTTTTATCTGCTAAGTTTTTAAAAGCGAATCCGAATTTTGCTTCATATTGATTCTTGCCAATTGTTAATGTTGCCATATGATTTAACCCTCCTATTAAAACGAGTCAAAAAGTAAAGAGCGCACATTGCTCCCTATTCCTTAAGCTGTAACCGTTATTGCTGCGGTAGCTGTTTTACCTCCACTTACCGTAGTGACTGTGATGGTAGATGTTCCTGCTGAAAGTCCCGTTACAAGACCTGTAGGCGATACTTTCGCAACCGTAGTATCACTCGATTCAAATGTTACATGTTGGTTTGATGCATCCTCAGGAGTTACAACAACGCTTAATTGTTTGGTAGCATTCACAGCGATGGATGCTGTTGTAGGTGTCACTGTCACACTCGTTACAGGTACTGCTTTTTCTTTCGCTTTACCGAACTCACCTGTTTTCTCTCCCGGCTTTTCAAATGCACTCCTTGCAAATGCTATAACGGAATCAGGTAGCTTCGGCAATTGTCCTGGTTTGGATTCTCCGATGACCTGTAACGTGCAGGAGATTTCTTGGAAGTTGTCACCTGGATTCGATATCTCTACTGATTCAACTAATGTGTAAGCAAAAATGGCATCATGTACATCTTCATTACTATCATTTTTGACTGTATTTAAATCAACTTGCCAAACTTTTAGCTGCACCTTATTGCGAATGGCATCTAAAATTGCCTTTTGTCCTGGATCTGTTTTGTCACCAAACATCGTAACTTCAAAGGATTCACTCGATTGGCCGTATGCTAGAATCCGTCCAAATTTCGTCTGTTCATCAACTAGTTCATTTTCGATAGAGTGGCTATTTTCAGTTAGATGCCCGATGAGGTAACCATCCTCACCTAATGCATTTGTAGCAAGCTGGACAATTAAAACTGTATCCTTACCGTTTTGCATGTATTTCCCCTCCTAAACGAAAAACAGCCCCATAAAGGACTGTTAAATATTCTGCACTTTATATTGCACGACTAAGACGCCATGCTTTACTCCAGGGCTATTGTCATCAAAAACACGTGAGTCACGCCTTTTAACACTTAGCACTTTAGCTTTTGGAAGTTTGTAATTTTGAGCCATCAGCGCTTGTTGAGAAGCTGATAGCATCTCATACACTTTCCGTTTACCGCTGTACTCATCGTTATCCATCCACCAAGCATGAATCGTAAAAGAAATCGTTTCAATATTGCTCGTTTTCGTGTCAAATGGTGATGAATAAGGCTCTGCAATCGTTACGTATGGATAAGGTGTATTTTCATCGACAGTATCGTACGCACCTAAATCCTCTTCACTTTTTCGAGTAATATTTGTCAGCGCTTCACAAGCAATCAACTTTTGATAGATAGCTTGTTGCAACTCAAAATAAGGTAGCGCATAATAATTGGTCATAAGCCTAAACGCCTCATTTCTGTTTTAAAATACGCTTGTCCAGCATCAACTGCAGGGCCCCAGAATGGTTGAGCTTTATTACCGCTACTAGTTACCCAGTGTCCTAACTTTTCACTGTAATAAGTCCAAGGAATCTTTTTGGCTCTACTTCCTCCTGGCCCCTCTGCATGTACGCCAGTACCAAATTCCACCCAAATAGCGTAATGGCTCCCTACAGTGACAACAGCGTTATACTTCCCTAGCATCTTCATTTCGATAGAGTCACGCAAGCTGCCATCATCAACTGGCGCGAGTGCTTTAGCCTCAGTTTGTATAAGCCTTGCAGTCTCGTACACAATGTCGGATACTTTATCTAAAATCCCTTCTTCAAAACGTTGCGCGGCTCTTAACAATTTCCATCCACTGAAAGTAATTCGAGCCATTATGACATCACCAGCTTTAAAGCCACACGCATCATTTCATGTTGGCCACCTTGATCTTCAGGACGTCCTGCAAACTCGTATATCTCCCCTTCAAAGCGTAATCGCATACTAGACGTTAAATCAGTTCTGTAGGGGTAATACATGTAACATTGCAATGGATTACCTAGCTGTTGAGCATAATAATGCTCTTTGCTTGTTGGTGTATCAACAAACGCTTCGATTGTATCCACTGGCATCCACTTCGTTTTATATCCCCCTGCACCATCAGAAATACGTTGCTTCTCAACGACTTCGACTGTATGAGGAAATTCATCGTAATGCATGAAACTTCACCTTCTTATATGGCCGTAAATAGGTCCAAATGGCTTTTGGAAACTCTGTGTCATAAGAATAGGAGACTGTCCCCATAACACGTCCTTTTAACCCTGTTGTTTGCATATTGAATTGTATAGCCTTAGCGATAAATAGTTGCACACCTTGAGGCATCGTTTCAGGACACCACGCACCGTTACAATGGTCAATTGCTACTTCAAATAAAATAGGAGCCATTGCACAATAAAACGCATCATGCTTAGCTCCTGTATCACCATTTAACTGTTTTAGCTGTTCGATTTCTTCTTGAGTTGGTTGCCACATATTGACCACCTACTTTTCAGTTTCTGCTTCTGGTTTTTTAGAAATGGTACGTTTAGGCTTCTCTAATTGTACTTCCTCAAATTCCTCTGTACGCAAAAGGCGAGCACCGTGTTCTTCAGTGACCGCCCATGTGATACCCGTATTTAAGTTTTTTACGAACATTTTTAACCCCCTCCTTACGCTGGTCGTCTAGCTGAAAGTACTGCTAAAGCTTCTGGGCGCACCACTTTACAACCGTATAGATGAAGTCCTTTTACAGCATCTGCAAAACGTTTCTCCATTCGATAGCCCTCTACTTTTGCAGCTTGTTCAGCATACGTCCAGGCCATATTATGTCCGGCGATAATTTTTGAGTTTGCGACGACGCCTTCAAAACCTGTATCAACAAATGGTGCATTATTAGATTTCATAAGTAAGAAACCTGCAGCTCGACCTACAACACCATTAACCAAACGTTCGTCTGCTGGCAAAGCACCAGAACCAACAAAGCGATCATCTTTTAATAATAGCCCTTCATACCAAGGTGGCAAAACAGCAAAACGACCTTGTGTCGGAATATTGGCTTCATCCAATTTCGTTGAAAGGTCCACAAGGTACTCATAGGCATTGGCTTTCGTTACCTGAATCGGATCCTTGTCCGTACCAATAGTGTTAGCAGCATGTACATAATGAGAGGCAATAAATTGATCCGCGACATTCGATAAGGCATAAGCCGCTTCACGCATTGCATGATCCATTAATTTAGGATTTTGTTGAATTTTATCTAAATCATCAATTTGGAAGTTGAAAAACTTCGATTGGTCAATCACTAAATTACGTGTGTGATCTGTCAGTTCCTCTGGATCCTTCATATCTTTGTTTCGCGTATAATCACCTACGGATACCGCACCAATACCATTGATTTTTACTGTGTCACCGTAAGCCTTGATTTCACCTTCATAATCACGGTTGATGACACTAGCTTGTCCGAATACTAATGATTTTTGTAAATTGTGCAAAAGTCGAGCTGACCAAATTGTTGGAATAAAGTTTTTAATCGTCATAACGATATTTCCTCCTTACTGCTAATCGATTATAGTAAATTGTTTTTCACGATTTCATCCCAATTCGCATTGATTTCATCCGTTGTCATTTTCAGTACAGCTTCTTTCGTCAATGTTGTTGAGCCCCCTCCTTTTTGTGGTGGTGGCGTTCCACCATCTTTAAAGCGTTTATCCACTTCTGCCTGAACAGCTGCGTTAAATTCCGCTTCAAGTACACCTAAATTAGCTGTTGTCTTTTCAGCATCTTCACCGACAAAGAACGCTACTAACTTACTTGGTAAACGCTTTTCAGTTGCAATAGATAACGCCTGATTAATTAACTTTTCACGTGCAGCTTCTTTTTGCGATTGCTCAAATTGTGCCTTTAACTCACGTAACTGTTTCGCTTCCTCCGTTTCCGGTGGGTAACGCTTTGTAATTTCCTCTTCTAGTTTCTTTGGGAGAGTTTTCGTTTCATACGTTTTAATCGCTTCCGTTACACGTGTATCAGCAAATGACTGCAACCATTTCTTACCCTCATCATTGTCGTTTAAAAATGATTGAACCGATTCAAGTGTCAATGTAGCCCCTTGTCCGTTTCCGCCATCTCCTTGTGGTGGATGATCCCCTGAAGGATTTCCTTCCCCACCATCAGAAAACATTTGAATAGCTAAAGGTAAAAAGGTTTTTAAATAAAATGGATTGTTCTTCATCATGTCCTCCTTGCCCAATTTAGTTATCCGATGGAATCCCTAAACTGTTCGATAATATTTTTTCCCGTTCTTTATAGCGTCTGCGAGAGGAAAGACAAAATAAAAAGCCACTCTAAAAGAATGGCTTTTTAACTTTATGAAAGTTTTTTAAAATTAGATGAACTTTATTGAACTGAAGTCCCCGTTAGCTTTAGAAGAACAGTGATGCTTATTCAATAATCGCATCCGAACATTGAATAAAAAATAATAACATTTATTTACAAAAAGAAAATAAATATTGATATATTCTATCACAACTATGGATATTTAATTTCTAAATCACACCCACAGTTACATTTATTTATTGTATTATTAACCCCAATTGCACGGTGACCATCCGGTGTATGTAGTTCCAAAGATTTTACCCACTTATATTTAATATAATCACCAGTATAAGAAGGGTGACTATGGGAATTAAATTTCGGGGTGAACTTTGCATGTTTTCCGTAACTGTACACAATTTTACCTTCTTTAACATTCAGCGGAATCTTATTTTTACCACAATTATTCTTGAAGTAATTTCCTCCATGGTGTGAAGCCACGAGTCCATTTAAATTAGATAAGAATTGATCAGGTATGAATTGATATCTATTATCCCCTGGCAAAAGAAATCTCTCATTACTTTTATTTTCAACTAACAAACCTATCCCGTTATTATGGTAGTGTCTATTATCCCCATTACAAATAAATAAGCTACCAAAAGGCGTTTTGAAAGTTCCTGAGCTTAACTCGGTCAACTTACCGTATTTTGATATATCCGCACATAGTTTAGTAACTTGAGGTCCCTTTTTCTGATTTGGAACTATCCACTCTGTTTTTAAAGCATCCTTACAGTAATGGACGCCAATCCAATGATCTCTGTGCCAATGTGATAATATTATTTTAGGTTTAAGACTAAAGCAATATTCTATTCCATTTGGCGGATAGGTTACTGCATCTCTTCGCTCTCCACCACCAAAATCAAAGTATACAATTGGTTGTGAATTATAATTACAGATTGCTGAACATAATCCTTGCCCAACATTGTAAACCGCAATAAAGAAATCATCATAGTTTTCTTTAAAATCTGTTTTTTCTTCGTGTTGTATACCTTCTAAGCTATAAAATCTTTCTAATTGAGCTGTTTCTACTAAGTCTTCTATTGAAGATAGCATAAAGTTTGATACAATTTCTTGACTACCAGTATAATCTAGAAAAATTAAAGAGTTCCCACTTTTAACATGCTTACCATTTAGTAAATACCATCTATTTGAAGCTTCTTCATTAATAATATTTAAAATTCTTTTTAATTTATTCCCCATCAAGTCCAGCTCTTTTATTTCCACAATCATGCTAAATGTATTTAGTGTTCCTAACAAATCTCCTTTCGTAGTTTGGTTCTCCTCAAATTCATTTTGGATTCTGTCACTATCTTCTTGGTCTACCAAATCAAATTTTAAATAATATATTTGATCCTCATATTCTATATCCTCTAAAAATGCATAATATGAACTTCTTTTTCTTCTAAATAACTGTGAATTCTTTTTATAAACCTTCTTATAGCTACTTAACTCCGCATCAGAATTGACTATGTTTTTACCTAATTTTTGTAATTCGAGGTTAGTTGCTATACTGTGTCGCAATCTAAACTCAAAGTAATCAGAATAAACCTTAAAAGAATATACATTATTACCAAATGTTTGATTTATTGCATTAACTATGTTTTCTTCGTGCAGCTTTAAATTTATTTTTTGTCTAAAATTTTTATTTTTCAATTCATATCGATATATAAATGCCATTAATAAAATCACTCATCCCAAAATTTTTATATGATTTATTTCATTCCATCTAACTAATATTGAAACCTTAAAGTACCTCCTTCCCTAACAAAGAGATGGACTCTTTTACCCATTTTATCTTCCCTTTTAAATTCCTACTAATAAATTATACCAATTGTTCCATAAAATCTATAATCCTGTGAAAGAAATGTAAAAATGAAGATATTATCTCCTAAGGCATGATTATTGAACAAGAAATAAAAAGGTGTTAAATATCACCCTTTTATTTTATGACTTTTACAATTTAGGTCTTGATTTGTGATAATGCGTTTGCATAAGTCACGTAAAACTCTATTTCCGATTTACGTCTTTGGAGTTCGTGAAACATTATATTCATTAACTTTTGACAACCAAGTCCTTTATTTAATGCAGCATTCACCGCTAAATAAAGTAGATGTATTTCTCTGTCACCCATTTCATTCACCACACTCTTGCACCAATCGCCAAAATCATTCGATAGTGGTGGTGAAAGATTATAAAACTCTGAATAATGGATCATGGCTTGTAAACAACTTTCACTTGGTATTTGCACAGTTCTCCCTCCTGGGAGTAACATCCACTTCTAAATATAACGATATTCGGTTATAATAGATTTATGATATGGGTGGATGTCACTCAGATTTATGTCATGTTTTAAGTTGCCGCTTAAAGCATGGCTTTTCTTTTTTTGTACCCCATTTAGTTAACCAACTTCCCCTGGACAATTTCATGTATCTTCTGACGACCTTTTTCGTAATAACGGAAAGACTCTACTTGTTTATTACTATATGGTGACTTGTCCAAAGCAAAATAACCGTATTCATCGGTTTTAAGGTTATGTTTATTTGCAATACTACCAACCTTTTGCGGTGAAATTCCTAATTCTGAACCAATATCACTAGCCGTATATGTCTTTTTTACTTCTGGACGGTAATCAATTGTTTGGTCACTTAAAACCTCTAAAGCATTTACTTGTAACAACTCAACAGCTACGGGAGATAAGATTTTATTTTTCTGCATGTCCAGAATTAATTTAGCTTGGCGTGTACGGCTGTTATTCAACATTGCCTCAGCTCGCATACGTTGTACCTCAAGTTTAGTATCTACCTTTTGGGGTTGAACTAAAATCATTTCACCTTTACGTAAAGATTTAAGTGTCTTTCGAACAAAAGCTCTAAATACTTTTGCTTTAGGTTGTTTAGATAACATTGTTACTTCATATATACCATCCTCAGTAAAAATACGGGTTTCTTGGGTACCCCCTTTTCCGTGGGTACCTGTAGATACCTTTGCAATAGTCGAGAATTCTTCATCTCTAAGGTACTCATTGTTAGCTACTAAATTTTCAACGCCCTTTTTACTTGCATATTCAAGCGCCTGAGCTATCTGGTTAATTGTCATAAATACTTCATTGTTTTCATTTTGGTAAAAATCACAAATAACTGAATTAAATTGATTTTGTGTTGCTAAAGTAAGATTCATAGATTTACTTCCTCCTTTTCTTGTACAAAGAATTTTGTCCAATCAAATTTTAGATAAGCTGCTATTTTTCTCGCCACTTTTACTGATGGTGTTTTTTCACCCCGTTCAATGTTTGCATAATACCCACGTGAAATGTCCACAGAATCAGCTATTTCCTCCTGTTTTATTCCTTGAGCTATTCGGATCTGTTTCAGCCATCTTCTCATAACCTCTCCCCTTTCAAAAGTTCCTTTTAGGAACATTAATTAATTTAATTATAAGTTCCTATAAGGAACATTTCAATACTTTTTGAATATTAAAGTTTCTTTAAGGAACAATAAATAATTAAATATAGAAGTTCCTTTAGGTAACATATACAATCATAAGTAGCCAAATAATATTTAAGGATGTGCGTATAAATGGATATTCTTGCACAACGTTTAAAAAAGGTTCGTGAAAATATAAAGAAATCAAAGCCTGAATATACCCAATCATTTGTTGCTAAAGAAATAGGTGTTGCAAGAACTACTTATACAGCTTATGAAAATGGCACAAAAATGCCTCCTATTGACACTTTAAGTAATATCGCTAAGCTTTTTGATGTTTCAATAGATTACCTTCTTGGTCGTACAGAAAAACAAAAGCTTGCTCCTCAAGAAGAAGATGCAGACTTTCAAGCCTTTGCTTACAATCCAGAACTACAGAAGTTTTACAAAGAACTTCCTTATTCGAAAGAAGAGGCAGTTCAGAGATTACGTGATATTTGGGAAATTTTAAAACATGAAACGTAATAATAATACTTAACCAGTCAAACTGCACTTTGCATAAAAAGCTTAATAAATAATGCGCATAAGAAAAGTCACAAACGTTGATTTAACAACATTTGTGACTTTTTGGTGTACGTCTAAGCTTTCCTTTGGGAACGTTATTTTGAATAAAATTGAATAATTTATTACCTTTAAAACCTAATTGTTTTTTTAGGTGGTGTCTTTGGAACTTCTATTAATCTCGCGACATTCTTGCCTTTATTAAATTTCACCTTGTTCAACCAATATACAAAAGCATCTGTACGGTAACTCACTCCATAAACAGGATTTCCTTCTTCATCTTGATAATGTATTTCCCAATAAGGATGTTGGTTCTTTCTATCAAATAGCCAATCCCAAAATTCCTCTTGTAATCGGTTAATATTTCTCCCTACTTTTGCAAGACAAATCATGTACTCTATGTCATCTTCATATTCAAATCCGACTTTAACAATCATAATACATCTTCCCTTTCTATTTAGTAAATTTTTCAAGACGTAGACTATTATTATTTTTTGACACACCTATTAAAACATTCGTAACTTTTTGGTGTAAGTTCAAACTTTAATTTGGGAACGTTATTAGGTTTAGTTATGAATACTTTATAAATCCTTGTTGCACTAAAGCGCATGTTTGATCAATAAGGAATGCCGTTCGTTTAAAAATTATGTTTAATCTACAAAATATGGAGTAATTCCTACTTCTCTTAATATGTTATTTAAATTGTTGGGTAATATGTTAGCATCAATACCCGATTTAATTAACACTTGTCTAAGTTCAATGAATAGTTTCTTATCAACGGATCTAAATATATACTCAAAATGTTTTTGATTATCTAACCTAAGTAAATACCAAACCAAATTATCATATAAATATGGGAACTCTTGTTTAATGTTTTCTCTATTGTCGAGAAATGATCGAACATAATCCTCAAAACGATACACTTTATTTCCATCGAAATCTTCGTCTTTTTTAAGTTCTTTGATTGGTCTAAAGATAAAAGCTGACCCCAATTGCCAATTACTAAGACCCACAAAAAAAACAAGTAACGAATATTTTCGTATTTCAGGATCTGGATTTGAAAAGTAAAGATAATAATTGTCATAATTATCTTTACTCCAATCTTTAGCTAATCCTGGATAAACTTCGATTCCTGCTACAATCCTCTTAGCTTTATCAAGTACCGTTTTTGACATCGGTTATTCCTCATTTCCTGGCATCATTATTTGAACAATGCTATATAATTACTACTCCAACAACTAGCAGCTATATTTGCTAACTCAACTATCCTGTGCCGTTAGTTGAAGTATAACCTTTCCAAAGCGTCGTTTGGGGATATTTCTTTGTTTACCGTTGTGAATTCGTATAAATCTGGTTATATCCCTTATTTCGCACTCTGGCTCTTTAATGAAACCGTGCGCTGATCCTTATTACACAATCGCGCCCTTTTGTTGAAGATCGTTATTGAACTAAAGCACCCTCAGTTCAATAAGAAAAAAAGAGCTGCATACGCAACTCAATGATTTATAACTAATCATTAACATATATTTACCCCTAGTATATATGTCTATAAGTTCATAGATTTGTTATTTATAGTTTTCAAGATAATTTCCTTTTTCAAAAATTTCTTTTGCACTTAGGGCAGTCCATTCCTCTGGGGTTACGTTTGGGTGCAAATCAAGATAGGATTTTACCATTTTATAGCCTTCACTGTAACCATAACGATTAGGAAGGCCATTACCTCCCAGAATAATTTCGTAAGCCCGATTAAAGTCATACTTTTCAAGATCTAATACAATTTTTGACCAATAATAATTGTTGAATGTTGAATAAATTGGAGCAAAATCAATATCAATATCAGGATAAACTAACTTTTCAAACATAAATGCCTTTCCTTCAAATATTAGATGATCCAAAACAGTAAAAGGTGGAGCATTACGTAAGTACTTCTCTGTCCAAACACTATGATGATATTCGTGAGCCATGCTAGACCTTAAAACATCTTCGTTATAATATTTGTTGTAAAGTACTATTATTTTTCCTGCCCCCACTGTAGTCATTAGTATATTTGTATTTGTGGCAGGAAAAACACATGCAGTTGTTTCTTTTCCAGATGGAAGAAGGTCAGAAGATTTTAAAAGAGCTTCTTTAATAATATTTTCAGTTTCTTCCCTATCAATTTTTTCACTTAATATTTGATTTTCTGTTAAAAGGTCAGGAGCTACATTTAGAACTTCATCTGCCATATTAGGATATTCACCATTCTCAAAACAAACACTATATATTGGTTTAATTACCTCTTCATTATAAATTTCCAATTGTGATTGTTCTGGATTAATTTCAACTTTATCTGCATAGTTTTGATAAAGTTTATAGGCATTGACTATTTTAAATTTTTGACCTGTTTGTGGGTGTTCGAATGATAAAACGATACTTTCAATATCTTGCTTTGCTTTCGATTCTTCAGCTTGTGTACAGGAAGTAAGTGTTAGCAACGTAATTATTAGAAGAAATACGATAACCGTTTTTTTATAATTTTTCAAATAAAATCCCCCTATGTAAAAAACAGACTATTCATCTAATTATTTTACCGTATTTTAGTATTAATTCATCTATTTCTTTGAAATTTCTTATTGAACTAACCTGCCTCGTTAACTTATGTACACTATTTCACAAATTCACATCAAGATTAACATAAAACCCTATTTTTAATTTAAAAGCGTTATTCAATTAAATGGCCCGATTGTTGAATAACCTTTAAACAAAACGATTTAACTAACCTGCGCCACTAGTTTAAGTAAATTTCCGCGATTACTTCTTCACAGACTCCGCTTCTTTCTCCAACTCAATATCCAAACTAGCAATAATAAATGCGCGTTCCTTGTGATATCTAATCCTACTTTTTTAGGTAAATTAAAAAGTAACTCAATATGAAGGGCTTTATATTAAATAACATTTATTGAATTAAAACTCCTGCTAGCGCCGATACTTATTACAGAATCGCGCCAGATTACTAAATGACGAATATAAAACCTTATTACCACATTGCCTTGATATTTAACTTTGATACGGTTCGCCGTGCTGATTGCAATTTGCGACCCTTTTTATATGTAAATCTCCTTATCAGATGTGCTGATAATATCCCTATTCCAACGATAGACTTATCCTATTACTCTTTTTATTTCTGTATTAATGTAAATTTATAAGATGAGTCAAAACATTTACATATAGTTTTTATGATAAGCTGGTAATTATAAACTTCGTATTATGCTCATAATCACCAAATTAAATTGTAATATTTTCATCTGTCACATAAATCACTTTTTCATTCGCTAAAGCAACACTTAAGATGTGATAATCATCATTTACCCATTTTGCTTCAAACAATAGCACTACGTATCTTTCTTCTTCCGTGCCATTTAGTTCTTCTTTCATTACTTTATGATAGAGGTTTGAATCCGTAACTACTCCATGAAGTACGGTTTGAAGAACAATTTCAAAAAGCTCGGTACCTAAGACATCATTGGTATTTTCAAAATATTTGAAACTCGCTGTATAGTCAGTGTAATCATGACATTCATTCTGATATTCAATCATAGACTGTATTATTTCCGGAGTTATTCTATCTAAATTTTCTATAAAATATTGATATGCTTGACAATGTTTCTCGTTGATTTCATCGTCAAAAGTTATTTTCACTTCTTTTTCTAATCCTGAAAACTTTATAAGTCTAATTGCTTCGTATTCTTCAAATTCATTTAACTCTAACTCTCCGAATATAGGGTGCAATAAATCCATAATTAAATTTCCTCCTTATTATAAAAAATAATCTTATCTATTTCCCTATAAACATGCTATATTTCGATGTGTGGTAAGGTCTATGGTTCTTTAATACAACCTTTTATCCGCCCCATCACTACTAACCACTATTATAAGGACTAATCACCTTTATTCAGCAATATTGCCCGATTATGGAACAAAAGATAAATAACATTGAAAATCAATTCAATATTAACATAAATACCCAAAAACAAAATCACCTCTAAGAAAAAACAACGAGGTGATTTTTATCAAGCTTTATTTAGAAAATATATTTAGCTTCACTCACCCTTCACCACTAAACTGCTTTCTCCAATCCTCAAAGCTCATGAATGGTACTGTTACACTTGGTGGATTTACTTCTTTATAAGCTTTGTTAAACGCCTGTCTATATGTTAGCCCTAAATCCTCCATGTAAGCATCTATACGAGCTGCTAATTTCTTTTGGTACGTATCATCCATGTAGTCTTTGCCTCGTCTATATTCGGGTAGTTTTCCATTCACCAAGTAAATCGAATGACACCGACACTGTATATCCATGGATGCAATGCCCCATAACCTTGGCGCTTTTGACTTCCACTTACCATAGTGGTAATAGCCTTCTTTATCAGCCTTTTGCCCGTCTAACTTGCGATGAGACTTACGAACCCTGGTATCAAGTGACGACATCCACACCTTTGTTAGCCGAACGGTTTTACTAGCCTGCTCTTCTACAGCTAAATCGGCTTGTGACCGTACTCTACCACCTTCAGTTCGAGCCACAAGGATGGCTTTCTTCTTGGTCCAGCCCATTGCTTGTTCTATACGATAAGCCATTTCCGTGTAGCTTTCGCCAGCTTGTAGGCTTTGCGCTATCTCGATGTTTAACCGTCTGATTATGTCGTTCCTGTGGGCTTCAAATACCTTCGGAAGTGTTAAAAACTCAACTGGATTAGTTAGAGCTGTTTCAACTGAAGGCAGTACAAAGCCCATTTCTTCGCCTGTAGCTTGTTCTAACAGGTAAGCCATCATTAAAGTATCTCTCAATGTATAGTCGTTCCTCTGACGCTCTTATTAGCTTAATAATTGCTTTATAATCCGCATTGAGCTCTTGAGCTATTAGCTTCATTTCTTGATTGAAGCGATTGTATTTATTGACGTCAGTCCAAGTGGCTTCACCGTTCTTACCAAACTTACGATGCATCTGCAGCATTTGGTCGAGGATGGATTTTAAACGCTTATTAAAGACCACTTTAATGTCTTTTTCAGCCTTCTTCTCCAGTTCATCTAGGATTTTATTAATCTCTTGCTGATTCATAGTTTATCCACTTCTTCAGGATCGTCATCCAAGTCCTCTAAGTCCTCTAAGTCTTTGCCATACACCTTAGTGTCCTTCTCTATCTCTTTTAGCTCATAGTCCACATCATCCACAATCGACATCTTAGAAAGTCGTGTTCGCTCTGACACTAGCCCTTTTAATGCTTGTGATGCTTGTGCCTCAGATAATAAATCCATAGGAACGTTTCGTTTGTACTCGAACCAAAGTTTCAAGTAATCATCTTTCGCGCAGATCCCCTTCTTTGCCCATGCGCTGCACAACACTTTGAATTGATAGCGTAGAGCAGTAGTAAACTTACGCTCCATTGTTTTGCATTTGTTCTCAAGTGCCATCAGTTTAAACTTCATAGCCACGCCACTTGTATTACCGGCAAACGCTTCATCGCTGAAGTTCACACTTTTAGCTAATCGCATGATATTTTCCTCTAAACGATTTAGATGATTCTCAATCATTTGGTCATTGACTTCTTTGGTTAAATATTTAATGTCGTCATCTTCACCCATCAACTCAAAAATACCAGTGCGTGCAACCTTCTGTGCATCTTCCTCATCCATTCCCATGCCTTTAAGTACTAAATACGCTAAACGCCACTGTTCGATTTCGTTAGAAGCATCTGATAAAGTGCGATCGTATGCATCAATCAAGTTATACACTTTATCCGCATCGCCCTGCAGTTCCTCATTATTTGAAATCCCAAATAAAGGACAGTAGTCGAATAAATGTTTGCGCTCATCTTTCAGTACAAAAGATGAATCTTTATCTGCACGAGTGTAGAGTTTTTCAGTTGTAGCATCGTAAAATACCAGCTGCTCAATTTCTACTTTTTCCCCTTCAGCATTCAGTTCTGCGCTTTTAAAATAGCGAAATCCATATTTAGGTTCACTTACTTCTCCAGTTTCTGAAAGGATGATTGTCTCCCATGGATCAATAACCATCGCACGTTCATTTCCTTCAGTGTCAATGTAAAGTAACCTAGCAGAATAGCCACAAATAGCCGTTTTCTTCCCAGATTCACTATCCAAGTCATCAATCGAATTTCGCAAATTAAAAAGCTCAATGGCCTCTGTTAATGATTTAAGGCTTTGAGCTTGTTTATCTACCACATATGAAATTGGATTACCGAACATATAGCCTACTTTCGTGTCTACAATTTCAGCATCAAGTGGATTATTTAGCGTGTTGTTCACTTTATCATCCACTCGTTGTACATGTGCATTGCCTAGGGCGTAGTCTGCAGGTTTACGTGTTAAAATGGGCACTGCTTCAGCTTTATAGCGGTTGTAGTTGAGTAATCGTTTATTTCGTTCTGCTTGTGTTTCTTTTATTAACTTATCAAGTAACAAAGGCGAAATACCATTCCCATCGATGTATTGGATATATTCATTCATGCTGACACCTCCTTATCGGTTTTTCCCTTTGAGAATTGCTTTTTGATAATGTGTGTAGATACCATAACGAATCATGTCTAGTACGTCATTCCATAATCTAATTGGTTCACCAGTTGTGCCATTCCATACATATTGATATATTTCATCTTTGAACCTTTTTACTTTATCTTCAACAATAAAAAGCCGCCCTATTTTAAACATTTTGGCGACTTCTTCAATCCCAGATATTACATTCTTTTTCGCATTGAATGCTCTTAAGCCTTCACGTCTAAAACGTTTTACATGCTCAGGTCGAGCCGAATCACAATAAAAATTAATATTACCATAGCGTTTGCTAATATCCTTCGCAACTGCCACCCAGTAGTCAATTTCTTCATATTGTTTAGCATGTTCTTCACAAAAATAAACGTTCCTTTTTTCATCTTCTGCAAATACACCCATCGCCCCAAAGTGATTGTATCCCCAGTCTACAGCAGCAAAGTATTTAACGATGTTGAGTTTATTAAACTGTTCACTGGAAATATAATGACGATCTTCATTAAAGTCTTTGTATACAATCCCTTCGGCTGCTACCCATAAACCATAAATGTCGCGATCGGTAAACATGCCTGAAGGTGTAGAAGCAATAATGGACTCAACGTATTCAGGATCAAGAAAGATATTGTCAAACAAAGTAAAATGAAAAACTCTGATGTTTAACCTTCCGCTATCCAGTAATTGACCATCATTGTCTATAATGTCTGTCTTAACCGGGTGTGCAGGATTTTCTGGGTTTGTATCATTTGAGCTCCAGGATACGAGCATCGTGAAATGACCTCTTTGACAAACATGTCATGCAATGCCGTACCTTCATTCAAAAATGCTCCAGCTGCAGTAAAACCACGAGCCTTTTTCCAAGCATCTGCATTTGTACCATCGAAGCAGTACACTTTATTACCAAAAACCCGGACGGCATTTGTTTTATCTAACTTTAATTCTTTGCCTAAAATAGCCTCCATATCATCAAGAACATTCCTTCGAATACTTGCTTGTGTGGATCCACCAATAATAAAAGAGAGCCCTTTGTTTTCAAACTTTGCAATGTGCATTAAAAAAAGCAGTATAAGAATAAAAGTCTTACCCGCCCTCTTTGCGCCACTAGCAGCCAATATTTTCGGTTTCTCATGAATAAAACAGTCCATAACCTCTTTTTGTTTGGGTGTGAGCTCTACCATTATTCATCACCTGCTATCTTACGCAACATCTTAGCAATTTCACTTTCCTGTGTTGTTGTATCTCCAGACTGGATTTTGTCGATCTCCAGTTTCGTCTTTTCAATATTCAACTTCATCTGTTCTAGCTTCAATTTGCGTTCATCATCCTGATCCGCCATCTCCACGAACTAACGAATCGAAGAACGCAACTCCCCGATTGCTCTCGATTGAGCAGTGAGTAGTTGCGCCTGTCGTTCCCATGCAAATTGGAAGTTGTATTCAGTTTCGTGAGCAGTATTTTTACCACCTTGCACCTTCTCTCGCTTGAGCTCTTTTATGATTTCGTCTTTTGATTCGACATGCATAATACGTTGAGCTCTAATAATAGCAGCATACTGGATTTGTATTTGATCCCATATTAAATCGGCTGGAGAACGTTCATTCATTGCTTTCATAATTTCTAGAGTTTCTTCTGGTAGGAACTTTTGAAAGAAGCCATGCTTTAGTGCATTTGTGTTTCGTTTCGGAGGCGAAGCGTTTGCATTGCCTTTATTCCCTTTTGCATTGTTGTTTCCTATTGGCGCACCGCGGTTTCTACTTTCAGTCTCTATCTCGTTGTCGGTTGCATCCTCACTAGAAATAGTTGCAACCTTAGCTGTTTTGGTTGCATCCTTTTCAGTTGCATCCCTCGACCATTTCTCACGACTCTTACGGCTCTTTAATGTACCAAGCTTTATCCCATGCTTTTCAGCTAGATCAGCAAGCGTAATCTTCGCGGTTTCCCACTCTTGTTTAATTTCATCCCAATTAGCCATATCTCATACACCACCACCTCCGTCATTTGTTTAGTTACTATATAATTGGTATTAATAGCTTTGAAAATAAAAAAGTGTTGTTTTATTAATCTGCAATTTTGTATTTATTTATAGAATTATATTTTAGTGTTTTGAAACCTTCACTTACTTTGGTAATTTGGTCAATTATTTCATCTAATTTCATATCATTTTCTTCTATTATCAATTTTTCTTCTTCTAAGAAACATAATACTTTTTTCTTCTTTGCTTGAAAACTTTCATTACTATTTAATATCTGGTTTTTGAAATCTACTTTCTCGCGTATTTTATTGTAAACTGATTCAGAATTTTTTTGTAAAATCTTTTTCAATTCATTAATATCATTTTGTTCGAAGTTATAAAAAACAGAAAATTTATTTAGTATATTATTAATACCCATTATTATTTCACTATTTCTTGTTAATGCATTATTCAATAAATCTGCCAATTCGCTATAAGAATTCAATAAAACTGTCGTTTTTTTATTATCTTTGTTTTCTTTATCTTCTAAAAAAACATAATAAGCTTTTGTTGATTTGAATAAGAAATCAATAACTTTAAATGCATTTAATTTGTATTTTAGAAAATAATCATATAACTCAGCTAATAATAATGAAAATTCCTCAATTTGTTTTATTTCAACCTGTAAAATGAACCTTTCTCTCTCTTTTTTGTCCTGTAATTCAGCTGAATTTATAATTGCTTTTCTTTGTTCCTCTAATTGCTCTTTATGATGCGCATTTTGGCTTTCCAGAAGCTCTAAGTGCTGTTTTCTCTGCTCCTCCATTTGCTCCTTTTGTTGTTTATTCTGATTACTTACAATGTATTGAGTTGTTGCAACTACAGCAATCATCCCAATAATACCACCTAAATATGCTCCCCAATAACTTAGCCAACCATCTGTACCTCCTGGTGCAAAACTAAAAAAATCACTTGACATTAGTCCAGCAAACGCCGATGGGACAACAAATAAAATTGCAATTCCTGCAAGTATGAAGACCCATATAGGAATACTCTTTTCTTTTTCATCTTGAACTGGGTTATTTTCAATTGTCATTCTATCTCCTCCTACCTAAAGCATAAGACAAAAGACTATAAATTGGAACAATTTTCTACAAATTCCACTCTCAAAAGTAAGTACTGTTGCCCTAGCAGTAAAGGGGGAAATTTCTCGATACTCACTTTTCAGGGCAAAATAAAAAGCCACAACTCAAAACGAGTGCGACTTATAGAGATTCATCATTTGTAGATTATCATTGCAGAATAAATTAGAGGCAAACCCAGACTATTCACAACACTAGCGGAATACTTAATATCAATAATTTCATGATTTTGAAGTTCTTTTAAATATTCGTTAACTTTGTTTTCGAAATCATCTTTTTTTCGACTATCAATAACTTTAATTTTAGTCATCCATCTCACTTCCCTTCACTCTAATACTAATAAAAATGGTAGTGAATGTCATCATGGCATGACATAATAAAAACCCCTCGAATCCGCTCAAGGGGTCTTGCATTCGTCTATTATTCTATTGTCGTAAAAATGTCGAGTTAGCTCACTTCTAGCAACCGTGGTAGTGCTACTCCACGTTATTATTGCAATCGAATTGATTTAGTACATTTCCGTGCACGTTTAGTAAGTTTGACTGAATTATGGAAAGTGGACGAAGTTAACATAAAAACCACTCCTTTTCCGATTTTTAGCCTTTTATATTCATTAAGATACCTAATCTCTTAAAAAATATGGGCCAGCCACGTATGTCTTGCCCCGAACAAGTTTATGAGGCGCGGGTCGGTTGTCGGTCTGTCTCTCCCTAATATTTATGATTATATAAATACCAAGGGATAAAATATTCCTGTCTGACCTTCCCTTTAGTATACAAAATAAATTTTTAAATACCTAATGTGTAACATATGTAACGTTTATCACATTTGTAACATGTAGTTTTGTATTATTCATTATGCTCTTAATAGAAAATCATTATATTTAGTTTGTAAAGGGCGTTTATGTGAATCATATAAAAATAGACAAAAATAGTCTTTTTTTCGTATTAATAATTCATAAAATAACCATATAGTCCTTATAATTACTCGTTTTATATATACTTGACAAACGAATTAATATAGAATATTTAATAGATTTCATTATTTAGGAGGCTCAAAATGAACAAGGGAAGATTAATAATTACTGTAATATCTATAGTGTTCATAGCATTATTCGTAATAATTGAACCAGTTAAAGCTGTGTATAACTATACTTTCACTGTAACGCCAAAAGTATCTTCTACTACTCAAGTAGATGCGTCATTCTCAGATGTTTATTCAAAAAATACACACTCAACAGCCATCTTAACATTGGCATCACAAGGTGTTATAGAATTAACGGATGGGACATTTAAACCAACCCAAGCAATTACTCGTGAACAAGCGGTTGCATGGTTAAATCGAACATTTAAATTAGAAAAAATACGCTCTTACAGTGGCTTTAAGGATGTAGACAAGTCTAATAAGTATTATGAGGATATTGTATCAGCCTATGAAGCAGGAGTAATTGATGGTTCACAAGGAAATTTCTCGGGCGGAAATAGTATTTCTCGTGGACAAATGGCAAAAATCTTAATTGAAGCATTAGGGCTAGATGTAACTAAGGTAGGAAAAAGTCCTTTCCGTGATACTACAGATCAATGGTTCGAGAATTATGCAACAGTATTATATGAATTGGAAATTACGACAGGGACGACACCTACTACTTTCTCTCCATATGATAATGTAACACGTCAACAATTCGCATCGTTCCTTTATCGTGCTTTACAGAAATTTGAAATGCAACAAGAACAGGAAACTCCGGAGAATGAGTTTTACACAGATGAGGCTCCGACGGTTGTTATGACAGGTGTTGAGGCTATTAATGTCATAAAAAATAAGGAGTATATGAAATGGTTAGATTCATCAGCTGATAAAGTTTCTTTAAGTAGAGACGAATATAGAAAAAACTTTTCTAAACAATTTACTGAGTATTGGGATAGATCACAACTATTTAGAGATTTTTATGCTAATGACATTCTGACTTCCTTGTTAAAAAGGGGTTACGGACCTAATTATAATCCCGTATTTAGTACATTGTATTCGTCTAGTGTAATGTTATCAGACGATACAACCTCTTCTACTATAATTGGAGATTTTTTAGGGTATAGTATGAAAATTTCTTTAAGTTCTTTCCCTAAAAATAGTTATGATAGTTTTGAAATTAGCTTCGATTATCTTAATGATAAATCACTAGAAGATGCTTTAGATGTTATACATACAATGTTCCCGCATTTAGAGATAGATAATGTACTAAAAGACCAGGTTAATATTATAAGATCTAATTCAGATGAAATATTACCTATAATCCAAGATTGGATTGATACTGGTAGTAAAGGTGACTTATACCTTTGGAAATCTGATCTAGCCAATTCTGTAACTTTCCTTGAAGACTCTAGGGATAAAGAAATCGGGATAAAACCAATATCTATATATGATAAATACGGAATAGATCCATTACCAGAAGGTTGGTTCATTCGATTAGGAGTTCGAACTACTGCGTTTGGTATTCCTTTAGGAAGAATCGAAATGGAGATACCGAAATAAAAAGAGGGAAGGTACATTCTGATAACTAGAATGTACCCTTTTCTTTCGCTAACTATTTTTATTTTCACCTGAGCTAAGGACCTAACATCATTCCATCATCTGATTTACTATATTTTCCTTAATGCGTCCAATACTCGTAGCCGATAATCCCATATGTTGACCTATCCAGCGCATTGAACTGCCTTCTAGTAACCAAAACAGCACTTCAATTTCACGAGGTGTATGCACCTTGTCTATACGTTCTTGCACTGCCGTAATCTTATGCTCGTACTCTTTGATGCGCTTAATATGTTTCAAATGTCTAACAACCTCCGAAATTATTGGATCACTTACGCCTCCAGCTGCCTTTGGTAAAGTTGCTTCAATTCCATACTGTGCTGTCTTTGCCCCGACAGTCATACCGTTCCGAAGTTCTTTTACCGTATTCACCATCCAATGATAATTCTTAATCCACTGCAGTAAATCCTCTTTCGTTACTTTAATTTGCCCTTGTTTGCCCATCAGGTTAGCCCCCCTTAAGCTGTGGTATAATGCTTACGAGAAGGCTTAACTAGCAATCCAATTCGAGCTGTAGCGTCTGCAAACGCTGCGGCTTTTTTATTTACTATTATGGTATAATAATCCTAAAAGGAGGGTTATACCTTAATGAATGATTCGATGATGACTATAAAAGACAAAGGCTTCGTTATAATAGATTGGATACCACTACTAATTACACTAGTTCCTTTATTATTAGTAATTTGGTTTGTGATTAAATTCTTAAGCATACATAAGGAACGCAATAAGATTTTGAAGGAAATTTCTAACAAGTTAGATAAGTGACGTAATTAGATGGGAACTCCCATCTTTTTTTAATAAATAATTTCCTCAAAATGTTCAGTAATTCATATTAACAATGTAATTTGTTACATTGAGCAACCTATTGTATAATTTAATTAACAAATATTAGGGGGTTGCGGAATGAGTTTATTCGTTGCTTCTACCTTTGCAATGATCGCTTTAATCTTTGGTTTACTTAATGACATGAAAATCAAAAAATTAGAAAAACGAATCAAAGAACTTGAAAGAAATAAGTGATTATACTACATAACTGGATTCTAAAGCGATTATATAATCGCTCTATTTTCGTTTATTCCTCATATTGTGCAGTGAAAATTAATTTGATATTTGTTCAAATTCATATACATAAAATTTCTTATATCTGCAAATAACAAGAATAATTGCAGAAAGGATTTAAGTTTATGAAAAAAATAATAATCGTTTCGTTGCTTTTAATGAGTCTTCTGCTCATAAATTCTGCTTTTGCTAAATCAGATATAGAATATTTCCCTCAAGATCAACCCCCTAGCGTGATAGAGTTAGCCTTTTTACGCGAATTAGGTATACCAATTCTTGAAACAATGTCCTCATACGGTGATAATCAATTATTCGAATTTGAAAGGATTGAAAAGATTGAAAGAAATAGACAATATGACTATTATGATGTTAGTTTAAGGGTGATTTCGTTTGAAGGTGCACACAATCCACCATATAAACTAATTAACATCACTTTTCGTATACCACCTGGATTACCTTCAGAAAAGTATAAAGTGATTTCAAATAAGGCTGTCATTTCATATAAGGCTAAACACATTACTCCTGAAGAAGTTGAAAAGTTATCTAAATTTACTAATTAACTCAAAATTTTCACTGAACATTTTCATAATGTGCTGCACAGATTTAAGTTGTATATTTACCCTTAATCTACACAAATTATTGTGAAGTGTATCGCACGCACTTATTTGGTTGTGGTGCTAGTTGACAGTCACTACCTCTCTCATTTTTAGGGTCACAGCTCAGTGACCCTTTTTTAATTTCTTTCCTCAAAATGTTCAGTAAATTATTTTTCTTCTTTATAAGACTCCAAAAGTTCAATTAATGCTGGAACGGCTTCTTCATTCAAAGAATACCTCTCATTCATATAAAAGCTTCCTGTATTTGCACTCGCGTAATACCATAAATCAATGATTTCTTTCGAGTTATCATCGTATATCACTTCAAGCTTATATAAAGGACCTTCATCTGTATGAGGTTGTGATAATATAGTGGCATCTTGCATTGCATCTTCAAAAAGTTTTATTTCAGCAGCATTTTCAACTTCTTGTTTATCTAACTTAGCATTTGTACCTTGTCCAATCACAATTATTTTTTGAATTTCACCTGCAAACTCAAAAGTTTTCTTCTCTTCATTATTACAACCGACAAGAAACAACAAAACGAATATTATAAACATTTTTTTCATTAGATCCCAGACCTCTCACTATTTGTTTAATAGATTAGACTTAAAATCTATTAAACAGTTACAAAATGCCGAAATTTTCATTTACTGTACATTTTCTATCAAATACGATGGCACTCCCCGCAGTTTCTCATATGATATCCTTCAAATTATTCAGGTCTGTTAATAAAACAACTTAAATCAGTTCTTCTCTAACTGCCTTACTTGCTTATAAGTTCTATGAATGTCATTTTGAATACCATTAACCAGTCTCATGAAGCCTTCACTCCCTCAGTAGATGCAATAGCATAATCCAAAGCTTCGTCCTGTGTGCTCAACCCTTTCAGTAACCGTAAAGCTTCAAGGTTCTGATAAAACCCTATCTCGTTTTCTTTGTACTGATATTTTTTGTAGAGGCCTATGTGTAACACCAACTGATTGATTAAGTATTGTTCACCCATTCCTCGTCCCTCGCTTTAATTTGATTCTCGCTATATGTCAAAATACGTTTAGGCTTCCCGTACTTTTTACCAACCTCTTCTCTCGTCATACCATGCTCTAGCCAACAATGCTTTTTCGTAATGATGGTCCCAATGTGATGACAGCCAGGCACAGGGCATTTCAGCAGTTCTGCATTTGGTGCGTACCATGTGAAATTTTTAGTCATCTGTATCACACACCACCAATTTATTAAAAGCCTTGCGATCACCTGTTTCTAGAGCGATATCGATAGCAGCCGCTTTGTAATTTTGTTTGTTGAATTCCTCTAGATCATTCACGAGGTTTTTTAGTTCCCACTCACATCTCGCCTCACGAACCTTGGCTAAAATCTGTTTTAAATCATGATTCATACCGTCAACCTCCAATCAAGGGGCTATGCGCCCCCTTTATTTCAATCGCCAGTCAGTGCCTTCCGTCTCTAATACGTCACCATTTTTATCTAGTAATCTACTAGCACTTGCATACCCAATACGCTCCGCAATAGTTGCTCTATCCTCATTGCTATTAAAAATGATTGGTAATTTCCGTTTGTAACGCTCGTCGATAATGTAGTAATACAAACCTTCGCGAGCTTCTGTCCACTTTGCTTTTCCTACATCATCCCAAACGAGTACATCTGCTGATAACACGTTGTTTAATAGCGCGTAATACGTTTCACTATTATCATTCATCCGCTTCGCTGCCATCATTTCATCCATAAAGGCAACATCGGATACAACGAGCACATTAAAGCCTTTTTTGATTAGCTGTTTAGATAATGCGATTTGCAAGTGTGTCTTTCCAATACCAAAGTTATTATGTCTATTTTTCAGCTCTAAACGCTCGTTAGGTGGTAATGCACGAATCCGTTGCTCTCCGATAGTCGCAATAAAGCCAATGTTTTGAGCTCCTTGCGTTTTCAGTTCATCACGAGTAACAGGAAAAGCGTCTAAGTAGGCTTTAACCATCGAAAACATGCGCTGTTGCATATCGGTATCACAAACATAGTTTTCAAAATTTGCATGTACAAATTCTTCTGGAATCAACGCGTTCTTAAATCTTCGTTTCCACCTGTTCACCTCTCGACAATCACAAGGTTTATGAATCTCGTATTTTTGACTGCCCATGGTCTCGTAATGGGAGAAAACGAATTCTGTTCCTTTACACTTTGGACACTTATCCTCCCCATGCTCGTTTGTCTCGTTCGAGCTGCTCATAGAAGGCTTCGATGCCTGTTCTTGCATGAATTGTAGAATTTCTTGGAATCTGTTTGATTTTATTGTGTCTTTTATCCATTCCATTTACTTTAGCCTCCTTCGATACCCAGTCGGCATAAGAATGAATCCCTTTTTCAATGGCCCAGTTTCGTAATATTCCCTCCACATACTCAATACTTAGCTTGCCAAGGTCTGCCGTTAATTTCATTGCTTCGATAATGAGTAAGTGATCTGGATACAGCTCAAGCAATCTGTCCATTTTTCTATGATCCGTAAAGTTGCTGATTCTGATTTTTGAATCAAAGCAATTTTTAATTTCTAAGAAAGGATTGACCGACCGATTTTCTTTTTTCTCTTCTCTCTCTTTTCTTTCTTTCAGTACTTGGTTAATATCAGTATTTAGTTTATTCAATACTTGGTTATTATCAATACTTAGTAGGGGCGGATTTTCCACTAGTGGTTTTTCCACTTGTGGGTTTTCCTCTAATGGCTTTTCCACTGGTGGGATTTCTACTGATGGTTTCTCCTCTTGTTGGATAGGCGCTTCATGGACAATCGTCTCCCAAGCAACGATCCTTTTCGTTTTTTCATCTCTAACTGGTTTACGCTCTACATAGCCGTTATCTTTAAGCTCTTTTAGTCCACTTTTGAACGAATCTTTGCCATCTGTAGCATGCGTAATTAATTCGTCCATATAAAACACCCAATCATCTGGCATTGAAAGCATATAAGCCATAATGCCTTTAGCTTTCCAAGATAGACGGTTGTCATTTAATGCTGTACGATTCATCACTACATAGTTGTTGTTTTTAGCTACTCGGATAATCCCCATTTGCCCTCGCCTCTCCTTAACTCGACCTTTTTTAAAGGTTTTTATTTATTCCTTAAACCAAATTGATATAATATTGTAATGAACTATTTATTTGAACATCATTTATCCACTGAAAAGAGGTAATTTATGAATAAAAGTTTCGTGCATCATTTATGCATCCAAACCAATACATACACCGAATCGTTAAAATTCTATACAGACATACTGGGTTTTAAAGTAGTACAAGAATCACCTGATTTTCACGGACGCAATTTTAATACATGGATTCAATTGGGCGATTTTTATATTGAACTGCAAACTGGAAAACAAAATGAAATACTATGTGACGTAAACACAAATTCCCTGGGTCTAGTTCACTTTTGTTTATGGGTAGAAGATTTAAAATCAGAAGTATCTCGCCTTCATGAATTAGACACTGAATTCTTAATGAAGAATAATGAAATAATTTACCATGTTGAGAATGGTAGCTTATGCAAAATAAAAGCACCTGAAGGAACAATAGTAGAACTTCGTAACAACAAAGGAATTTAATACTTTAATTCCTAACTCTAAATGTCACCTTTACATATCGTTTTTATAAGAACCCCTCTAATCTTTCACACACCGCAAAACTACCCTTGATTTTGATAATTCGATAGTTTGGATATCTAATCATGTATTGCAACACCAAACGTTTGATTTGATCGTTATCCTTTGCCTGTTGAAAGATCCAAGCAGGCAGAAGGACTTTGTGTGGTACGTCACTGTTCAATTATCTTTTCCTCTTGAACTGGTTCTGCTTCAATGATTGAATAATCTGTGACATCAATAACATCACTCATATCCTCCGATACCTCGTTCTTAATCGTTTCATCAGCCTCTACTACCTTCTGCAACTCGATTGATTTAGGAGAATATTTTAATACTTCTTTTAGTACAGTTTTTTTAGCCATTGCGTCATAGTTAGTTTTCCAAGGGCTTGTCGAACCTTTTTGAACGGCTTGCGAAAACTGTTGAGCATGTTTATCAATACGTTCTCTTGTCCAGTAAACAAAGTCGTATCCACCATTTTTTAAATGGTACACAGCGTAGTAACCGATTGGTTCGCCTTCTGGATTTGTCGAAGGTACATGTACAAGATCTTTGTGTAATCCGTATGCAAACGAAAATTCATCTTCCTTATACACTTCATGCGCATAAATGGCTTTATATTGACCACTACGAACAGCTAAATCAATTAAACCTTTATAACCTAACTGGAACTGTACTTGTTTGCCATATGGGATTAAATAAGCTTGTCCTAGCCCTGTATTTAGCTCCACTCCTAGTTGAGCAGATTGCATAAGTGCTGCTAGAAAACTCATTTGGTCACATTCTAATAGTTTTGGTGTAGCACGAACTGCTGTTAAGGCAATTCGTGCAATACGATCAGCATCCATGTGTTTAGGTAATGCTCGTTGAATTTGAGGACCCATACGCTTTAACAATTTGTTTAATGATTGTTCTGGTGTAAGACCTTGTTGTACTTGACCTTGTATTTGCGCTTTTAAGTCATTTGTAGTTGCCATGTTTAATTCGCCTCCTTAATCGACAAACGGCGAAATAATGATTCATTGCAATATTTCTTATATAGCTCCGGTTGTTCTTCCTTTAATCGCTTGCTATCAATTCGATTAGTTGTAATTGTTTTATAAGTCACTTTAAATCGATTCGAATATCCTTCCACGGCCTCACCAAGCTTTATTTTTAGTTGATTTTCATATTCTTTACGTTGGTTTTCAAGTTGTTTTTCTTCACTTTTTAATGATTCAATCGCCTCAATTAATGTGTTCATCTGCTCGTCCAACATAATGGCTGAACCATCATCCTGAGGGAACATTTTGGCTAAAAACTCACTAGCAGATGAACTACCATCAATCGCCGGAGGTACGTTAGCAAGGACATGGTTATGCCAAAAGTCTTTTTCTCGCTCGATCATTAACTCAATAAATTCATCATCACGGGCAACTTCTTTCCACACAAAATTGTTCCCACCAATCAAAACCGCAATATATGCCTTTTCAAATCCAGTGACCGCTAGATAATGTTGCAACTGACAAATATATGCTGCTGGTACTTCGTCACCTTCCCAGGCATCTTTGTTGTACGTAGATGTTGTTTTACATTCAAGGATTGCTCTCTCTCCAACGATTCGGCGATCTAAGTTAGCTATCATAAATTGATAATCAGGATGTCGTAGCATACGATTCACACGCTGTACTTTTTTACGTGTTCGTCTTGCAAATTCTTGTGCAACAATATCTTCTAGCACATTGCCCCAGTAAACAAATTCATTGTCGATTTCTTCAACCATTTCAGATGTCTTTTCGATGAATAACTGAAACGCTGACTTCCAGCGATTAAATCCAAGAATTGCTGATGCATCTGAACCACCGATACCGCTTTTACGTAGTTGGAGCCATTCAATACGATCCATCTTTAAAGTAGATACTGCTTCCATTCTTTTAACCTCCTGTGTTAAAATAACGATAATTAATGTTTTTTCTAAGCCACTATTGCGAGTAGTGGTTTATTTTTTTGTGCAAAATGAAGCTTTAAAGTGCTCTTCTAAGTACGTGTGAATGTTATCCATGTGAACAATATCACCGTTCTGAAACTCCATGTAATCGTCATTGCTTACTATTAAACTGCCATAAAAATCCCGAAATTCTTTCTCAACCAAGTGATTTGTCGATACTCGATTAACTGTTTCGAGTGTTCCTAATACCATTGGATTCTCAACTTGAAGATTCATGTCCTCACCTTCTTTCTGATGGACTTTCCCATCAAGCAGCTTGTAAAATCAATTGAGGAGCCGGCTAACCAACCCTTTTTACAAACTGCTTGACGAGAGCGAGTTGCGACTCGCAAACGTCGATTATTGTGGTATACTATGTGTAGACAAAACCGCACTGCTGTTTAATCGTTCCCGCGATTAAGCAGCTTTTTTATTGCCAACAAGCAATAACTACTGGTACACCAATGGCGATGATGATTAGACCACACTTCACACAGAACACTTTGTGGCGGTGGTCACGGCCATCGTCTGGCATGTAAAAGTAATCCACTAACCACTTCACCATCGGCACCACCAATTGCCGACCGACACTAGACGTTGTTGTAACGACAATTTACTCCATCGTTTAAACTTGAACATCTTGTACCTCCCACTGCTGGATGTGATCTATCACTCTATCTACTTCTGCTAAATCTATTTTTTGATGGGCTTTTAAAGCTTTCAGACTTCTGATAATGTCATAGGCTCTTTCAATAGCTAAGTCGTAATCTTCCATTATTAAATTGGATTCAATTGCTCCTATTGCTCCGTATATCGCCTTTCGATGCTTGATTATTGTCATGACATCCACCATATAAAACCTCCTCCGATAAACGGTAATAATTGATTAATGATTGATAAAGTATCCATTCCAAACATCATGGCAGCCGCTGCAACTTGTCCATCCGTAATTTGTATCCATTGCATAAATGTAGGCATATCAATGGTTTTAGTTTCTTTTTCAAACTTAGAAATACACGAACGGCTGCGATGTAGTTTGTCTGCTAGTTCTTGTTGTGTGAGATTGGCTTTTACTCGTAGCGCTTTTAAAATTGCTCCATATGACATTGGTCTCACCTCCTCTCAATGTTCCAAGGCGGAACAAGGGATAGCAAAAGCAGAACCAATTGTTGTTGATAGTTGAGGTAAAATAGTGTCAAGAGGTTGTATGCCCAATCACTTAAGTAAGTACGTAGGGCTTAATTGGTCTTAATGCTTTTAGTGAATTAGGGGCTAACCCTGTATTTAAATCAATCCACTGTGTGTTGGCTTCTACCCATTGAATAAATAAGTGAGAGGGTACTAAAACACCCGCTTCTCGCAATACCGGAAAATCTGCTCTTGCAAGCAACGCTGAAGCCTTTGTATCCGCAATTCGAAGCAATTTTTTTAACTCTTCTTTCGTTAAAAACGGTGGCAACTGTTGAATTTGTACATATGTCCCCTGTAAAGTTGCTTCCATCTCCTCACGAATCATCGTGCGAAACTCAAGCATCATTTTCTCCTTAAAATCCTCGCTAAACATTACCAGCCCTCCAATCTATAGGCTGCTTTGCCCGGCAGCCTCTTCCAATGAAACTTTTCGAGGAATCCAAGAATTGATATATCGTAGCGCTAGTTGTAAATCCTGACGACGAATATCCTTATAACTGGCTACAGCAAACCGGTCTTTAATTTCACGATATAATTCACGAAAGAGTTTTGGCCGAAGTGTTGTGTCTTGTTCACACTCATAGATTTTTGTCGCTACAGCCTTTTGTACAGCACGCTGTTCACCCGATGTTAAGGTAATTTGCTCTTCAACCTTTTCATTGATAAGTAACAGTTCTTTACGGATTTCGTGTTGTTCTTTTTTAATCTCCTGCGTATCTTCAACCAAATCTGCAGTAGTACGAAGAACTGTGACAAGCGCTTGGTCTTTTGATAACGGCACAATCTTTTCTTTCATGTTGTAGTACTCGTCCACTAGTTTTTCATAGGCATCCCACGCTCTATCGGTGTTAAGAGATTTTGCGTGTAACCATGCGCCTTTTTCTGTCCAAAGGTATAACGAAGAAGCAAATTTAAGGCTTTCATCATTTTGATGAATGGCTTTAAATTGTTTTAAGTCCTCACCCGAAAGATGAATAAAGTGTTTGCCAGTTATATACCGATCTTTGTTCCGAGTGAAATTATTCGAAATGACTTTTACATCCGTTTCATAACTCTCAGCCAATTGATTTGTTGTTAACACACGCTGATTGTCATGTACGATTACTTGTAATGGATTCATAAATAACCTCCTATTTTTGAAGTCTTCCAATCTGCAAGCTAGTAGTAGATTGAATATGATTAATTCCATTCAATGAAATCACTTACCAATCTTGATAAGTTCCACGTTAAGTTGTTTTCTCACTCACCTAAATACAACAAAATGTTGTTTTAACATTTAAAAAAATATCAATTGGTTCAACATTAAATAATGCTGCAATCGCTAAAGCAACTTTTAACGAGGGTGTTCTAACTCCTCGCTCGATCATTCCATAGTAACTTTCAGTGATTGATATGTTGTATTCTTTTAGCAAATTCGCAACAACATCTTTTTGTAACCAACCTTTTTCTTTACGAAGACCTACTAACCTATGTCGACAAGTAGAATGGCTCAAATCATCACCTCCCCAACATTTTGTTGTTTTTATTTTACACAACAAAATGTTGTGAGTCAACAATAAATCGGATTTTTTGTTGTATTTGTTTTTTATTTACCTAATTACCCAACTATTAGTTGTATAATGTACTTACATATGCGAAAGAGGTGTAACCATGCCTAATGTCCCACAAAGACTTAAGGAATTAAGAAAAGAATTCAAATTAACACAAGCTGATATTGCTAAATTCTTGAATATTTCTGAGAGTGCCTATGGTTATTACGAACAAGGTCGCAATGAAATTTCAATAAGTAGCCTACAAAAATTAGCTGAAAAATATGGCGTTAGTGTCGCATATATTTTATGTGAAAGTGACGTTAAAAACCCTCATACTCAATCCATAAATGACGAAGCTGAATTCCAAGCATTCGCTAACGATCCTTCATTACAAAAATGGTACAAGGATTTACCTAAGAATCGCGAAGAGGATTTACAGAGATTACGTAAAATGTGGGAGATTTTGAAGGATAATGGTGAGATAAAGTAAAGTAACACCAATTGTATATTCGTTATGACACTTCTGTATGTAAAATATTTTTAGAAGGAATATTTTTTACTTCTCTAGTTTATTACATATGTCAAAGGAGTGATCGAATGTTAGACCACAGCTTGAAGATAGCCAAAAAGGCAAAAAAATTTACACAAGAACAACTTGCGATACAAGTTCAAACCACTAAAGGTACAATTAGTAAAATGCTCTCAATTAGATTAAAAGCTCTACGAACCCAGCAACGTAAGACCCAACAGGAAATGGCTGACTTACTAGGCATCACTAGACAAGGCTATGCAAAATATGAAAATAATTTAGGTGAACCTGACAATTCAACGCTTTCTAAGTTAGCCGATTATTTTGAAGTCAGTACTGACTACCTACTAGGTCGTACAGATAAAATAGCACTCACACCACAAGAAAAAGACGAAGCTTCTTTTCAAGCCTTCGCCAACGACCCATCTTTACAAAAATGGTATAAGGATTTACCTAAGAATCGTGAGGAAGATTTACAAAGGCTTCGTAAAATGTGGGAGATTTTGAAGGATAGCGGTGAAATCAAATAAGGACATGCTTGCATGTCCTTTAAAACAACCCCTATTTGTAAAATATATACTATATTGGGCAATTAATATTTTTTTATCATTTACCTAGTTATATTTACGCAAGTCAAATGTAACTACATAATTGGAGGGATACATATGGAACAGTTTGTAGAACAATTAAAAAATTTAGCTAAACGTATTGACAGTTTAAAAGATTCAATATCGACAGAGGAAGCTACAAAAACAGCCATAGTGATGCCGTTCTTTCAAATTTTAGGCTACGACATCTTCAACCCATTAGAGTTCAGCCCAGAGTTTACAGCCGACGTTGGTATTAAAAAAGGTGAAAAAGTTGATTACGCGATATTAAGTGATGGCGCCCCTATGATTTTAATTGAGTGTAAGAGCATTGCCGAAAACCTTACAAAACATGACTCTCAATTATTCCGTTATTTCGGTACTACTTCCGCTAAATTTGGCATTCTTACAAACGGTATCGTATACAAATTTTTTACTGATTTAGAAGAGCCAAATAAGATGGATACAACACCTTTCTTTACATTTAACATTTTAGAGCTACGAGATATTCACATCCAAGAAATCGCAAAATTCCGAAAAGAAACGTTTGATCTTGAAAATATTTCAAGTACCGCTTCTGACCTTAAATACTTAAACGCCTTAAAAAGCTATTTATCCGTTCAATTCGATACTCCCGATGAAGAATTCGTAAAATTCCTTGTACATCAAATTTATGATGGTTTAAAAACAAAAAATGCGTTAGAAAAATTCACACCGATTATTTCAAAAGGATTAAAACAAATTGTAAACGAAAAGGTAAACGATAAATTAAACGCTGCCCTTAAATCAACTGGAGATAGTAAAGTACGTGTAACCCTTCCGGATCCAAACAATGAAGAAACAAAAGAAGAACCGGTAAAAGACGATGGTATTGTAACAACACCTGAAGAACTTGAATCCTATTCGATTGTAAAGGTAATTCTTAAAGATACAATAGCACCTGAACGTGTATTCTACCGAGATAATCGAAGTTATTTCAATATTATTATTGATAACAATATCCGAAGATGGATTATGCGCGTATTTTTCGAAAAAAACAGAAACTTTATCGTCCTAAACGACGCAGCTACCGACAAAGAACGCACTGTTCTTGACTTTGTACACCCGATTGATTTACTGAATTACAGTGAACAAATCCTTAATACTGTTCAGGATTATGTAGAAGTGACAAATTAGTTTAGGTATCAAATATATAATAGTGGCTGACTTAAAAATAGCTAGACAAGGCAAGTTAAATTATTAATATAACTAATGAACTTGATAATTTAATACTTGAAAATTAGCTAATTATTTTAAGTCAGACGCTCTACCTAGTTCTCACATGCTAATACTTACTAACTCTATAAGTAAAAAAGTAACTACATAGCAAGTCTTCGTCAATGACCTTACTCTACAAAAATTGACCAGGGATTTATACAGGAGCACCGTAAGATGTGAGAGATTTTGAAGGATAGTGGAGATTGTAATCGTTATTTGGAGAAAGTCAAATAAACGATTTTTATTTTAATCTTCAAATAGTAGAATAATTATTTGTATTAGAAGGACATGGCATATACATGTCCTTTAAACGCACCATTATTGGTAGTATTATTCATTTATGTTTTATATTATTTACTGTCTTACATGTAAAGTACTACTTTATAAAGATACCTAGATTGAGAGGAGGTGATTTCTATTAAACAGTGTATTTTTGTTAGTGGTGTTCATGGTGTAGGTAAATCTTATTTTTCTAATAGATTAAAAGATAGTATAAATCTCCCTCATTATTCTGCAAGTCACTTAATTAAAACTTTTGACAAAAAATTATTCTTTGTAGATAAAAAAGTATCAGATGTGAATAGCAATCAAGAGGTACTAGTAAATTCAATCAAACAAAATGTTAGAGAAAAACTTTTTATTTTAGATGGACATTTTACTTTATTAAAAGATAACGAAACAATCGAAAAAATACCTTTAACAACCTTTAAAAATTTAAATATTACAAAAGTTTTTTTACTATTAGAGCATCCAAATGTTATTTATAACCGAATATCCACACGCGATGGCAAAGAACTATTATCAACTGAAAAAATTTCCGAACTACAAAAATGTGAAAAGGAACATGCTATTTTAGTTTGTAATACCCTACAAATTCCTTTAATCATTCTTGAAAATTCAATTGCTGCAGAAACCTATATTAAAAGGAGAGATCCAAATGAGCCGAACTGACTTTTTTACTTCACGTTTATTTAAAGATATAAATTTAGATGATCCATTCTTTGACTCTTTAAAAGCTGACTACACTGAATTTGAAGACTGGTTTATACGGAAAGGAAATGAGCGTGCATTTCTATTTGAATATGATGGTGGTATCCATGCATTTTTATATCTTAAAGTTGAAGAAGAAGATCACTCTTCATTCGCTCCCCCTTTACCATCTAAAAAACGAATTAAGATTGGTACATTAAAAATAGATTCACGAGGTACTCGATTTGGAGATCGATTTATTAAAAAAGCTATAGATTATGCTGTTTTAAATAATACCAACGAACTTTATGTCACTGTTTTTCCTAAACATGAACACCTTATAAAGCTATTACAAGCATATGGTTTTGTAAAAACCGCTACCAAGACAACCCAAAATGGTGTAGAAGATGTTATGGTAAAATCTATTTCTCAAGATAATTATGATTCTTCATTAACTTTACGTTGTAATTACCCTTTAATTAAACGCGATGTAAAATCACATTTATTAAGTATTTGGCCAGAGTTTCATACACGATTATTCCCAGATTCTATTTTAAATACAGAAAACCCCGCTCAAGTTATAGAAGATGTTTCCTATTCTAATAGTATAGAAAAAGTGTACATCTGTAGAATGGATAATGTTTTAAACATTAGGCCGGGTGATAACATAGTAATATACCGAACTGCAGAAAAAAATAAATCAGCTGAATATTCGGCAGTAGCTACTAGTTTATGTGTTGCAGTAGAAGTTAAGACCCGTGAAGATTTTGCTAACGTGGAAGAAGTAATTGACTATTGTAGTAAAACAAGTATTTTTACAGATGATGAAATTAGAGCTGAATATTTCAATACACGTAGGTCAATGATAATAATTAAAATGTTATATTGCTATGCATTACCAAAAAGACCTATACGACAAAAACTTATTAATGAAGCTTTGATTGACAGGGGAACATACTGGGGTATAATACATTTAACCGAACATCAATTCGGTAAAATATTAGAACTAGGTGAGGTTAATGAAAGTATTATTGTCAATTAAACCTGAATTTGTTGAAAAGATTTTTTCAGGTGAAAAAAAATTCGAATACAGAAGAACTATCTTTAAAGATAATACAATTGAGACTATTGTTGTTTATTGTACAATGCCAATTGGAAAAGTAGTTGGGGAAATTAAAATTGAAGAAATACTTAATTTAGATATTGACGCACTTTGGGATGAGACTAAAGATAAATCTGGTATTAAGTATGATTTTTTCAAATCCTACTTTCATGATAAAGAGTCAGGTTATGCTATTAAGTTCAAAGATGTAATTGAATATGATTACCCACTAACATTAAGTGATCTAAAAAAAGGTTTAAAGCCTCCACAATCTTTTTGTTATATTGACTAATTTCAACGATCCCTACTATATGTAATAAGTAGGGATTTATTTCACTGCAAAAAAGAACATATGTCCCCTTTATATTAAGGAGTTGATTGTTAATGCCCTATTATACGCATCTTGAAGACTTTATTCAGCAATTTTATACAAGATTAGGAATCATTCTCCCCTCATTATTAAATTTTACAGAAGTGTCTCAACGATTAGGCTTAAGAGTATTTTATTGGTCTGAACCAAGCCAAGCGTTATTTTCAAAAGATAAGCCATACATATTCTTAAACGAATCGCTTAACAAACAACAACAATGGCAGGAGTTTTGTCATGAGCTTGCACATGTGTTACTACATACCGGGGATCAGTTCTATATGTATCCCCTCTTCCGTGAATACCAAGAATATAAAGCGAATAATTTTATGTATCATGCCTGTATGCCTACCTTTATGTTGGATGAAATACAGCTATATGATTATTTGCCTCAAACCGTGGTCAAACTTCAGGAGTTATTTAATGTTGAATATGAATTTGCTTTGAAGCGTTTAACACAATACTTAAACAAACGTTTCTATGTTCCATATTGGAACAGCAGGAAATGTTGAAATTACTGCTTGCTATGGGAAGATAAAAGTATCCGTACTTTCCATTTAGAGGTGATTTTATGTTTTGTGAGAGAATCGACAAACATACTTGGCGATGTATTGGAGAAGGACCTCGTCACCCTATTACAGGCAAACGTAGGCAAGTTACTAGACGTGGTAAAACCAAAAAGGAAGCTGAGGAAAAAGTAAAGCAAGGTGTTGCTGCATTAAAACATCAATTTACGATTGATCCAGAAATACGTTTTGCAAAATTCTATAACCAATGGCTTACTCTCTATCGTCTGAAAGGAAATAAAGAAACCACTGTTAAATATAGAGAGTACTGTTTATCTGTCCTCAATCGTTACTTAGCGGATTACAAATTAATTAATATTACAACTGTTCGCTATCAAAATGTCATTAATGACTTATTTGAAAAAGGCTGCGCCTATTTTACTCTTAGAGGCATTCAAAACGCTGCTAAGATGATGTTCAACTATGCAAAAGAAGTTGGTCTTATTGAGATTAATCCAGTAGATGGTGCATTCATTCCAAAAAAGAAAATGACGTTGGAACAAGTGAGTGGCCAAGATGTAAGCCAGTTATTTTTAGAAGCTGAAGAATTAAAGGAGTTTTTAAGAGAAACAGATCAATATCCTAATATCGCTTATCGCACAATCATTTACACAATCGCATTTACGGGCATGCGTCCTAGTGAAGCACTTGCCCTCAAACTTGAGGATGTGGACCTGAACAATAAAACAATTCGCATTAACAAGACTAATTATGCGAAAGGTGATCGAAAAAAGGACTTTGAATTAACGCCCCCCAAAACAATTGGAAGTGTTAGAATTATTGACATTGATGATATTGTAGTCGAGAAAATTCAAGAACTTATCGCTTTCCGTAAACTGAGCAAATGGCAAGATCATGGGTATGTATTTGGTGAGCAAGATGGCTTCCCTACTACCGTTAAAATGCTTAATAGAGCTGTTAAACGAATTGCTTCAAGAACGAATATTGATAAGCCATTCCGCACATATATTTTACGTCATACGCACATTAGTCTTTTGGCAGAAGCTGAAGTGGACTTGAATTACATTATGAATCGTGTAGGTCATAAAAACTCCGATACGACGACAAAAATTTACCTTCATGTAACAGGTGGCATGCGCGAAAATGCGTCTAAAAAAATGCATGCTAAATTCACCGCCCTATTGAATGATTAAACCCCAATAAATCTGTTTCACAACAATAAAAGGATAAATGTTGCTGTTTGGTTGCTTTTTTGCAAAATCAGCTTCATTTATCCTCTATAAACGTTGATATATCAAGGTTCTCCCGAAACCTAACCCCTTACATTCGTCGTAAGCGTTCATGCTTTTACCCTCTTTCATATGTAATCACAAAGCCCATTATAGCAAGGTTTTTCACACTTGTATAATGTTTCGATTTCACCGATATTCACCTGCATTCAGATTTTTGGTTGCTTTTTTGTTGCTTTGGTTGCTTTTTTTAGGTGTAAAAAAATGACACACCCTAGTAATATACATACTTCAAAATTTATATTTATTCAAATTAGAACATAAAAGAAAGTTTAGTGGAACGGAATTAATAAATAACTAATATTGGTTATTTTTCTTTTTTATATACTTTTACCATCTAATTTCTTAAAATAGATAAGGTATTAAAGGAGGAAGTTTGAAAATGAAAAAATTATTTTATGTTGGAGCCTTATCGGCATTTTTACTTGCTGCATGTGGTGATGAAAACGAAGCTGCACCTAAAGAAGAAGCTCCAGCTAGTGAACAAGCTGAACCTGCAAAAGAATCTGTAACAGCAGAGACGGCAAAATGGCAGGATGAAATAACAAAATTGGCTACAAATTCTGATAGTCCGGCTGATAAGTTTTATGCACTTGAAAAATTTTTAATGGAGTATAATCCTACTGAAGCAGAAGTGAAGGAATTTTCAACGTACATAGTTAATGATTATAAATCAGGTAATTATTTAAGTGAAATCGAAAACCATGAGCGAATGTTGACTAACATTTTTAAATCTTATTTTGTTGAGAAAAATAGCGAAGGTGCTCTAAAGGATTTCGCTTTTGATTATTTCCAAAATATGAAATATACATATCGTAGTGTTGATGCAGTAGATAGTGAAGCTGTAAAATCAAATGAAAAACAAATGAATAAAGCTCTCGAAAAAATGAAATAAAAAATTTAGTCACTCAAATGTAGTGAAATCTAAAAGTTAGATTTTTGATCTAACTTTTGGGGTGCAGTACAAATCGAGTGGCTTTTTTGTTATCAAAATTAATCGATTTTTATTATAGCAAAAATGCCCATAAGTAGTTAATGTTATCTTTGGAGGTTTATTCAAGAAATGACCTATACAACTTTAAGGAGGATACATAATGGTAAATATGTTTAAAAAAGGTTTTATTTATTCTGCATTAATGCTGTTATTACTTGTTAGCTTTAGTGTTGAAAGTGCATCTGCAGCAGAAGGGATTGATTATGAAGTAGGAGTAACTAATTTAAATAATACTTCTGAAAATAGTGCAGTAATAGGTAGCCAACTAGTTAAACCAGAAATTGGTTGGAATAGATACGATTCGACAAATTCTGCAAAGATAGTAGGAGGACCTGATACTCCTTTAATACAAGATCACATTAGTTATTACAAGGGTTCTTCAGCATTTTATAGAGTCAACAATACTGTAACTTTTACAATGAATGGAACTAAATTTAGAATAATTGCCGCGATTTTTGACTCAAGAAGTACAAGTTTAGAAGTAAGTATAGATGGTGATATAGTTGATGTATATTCTGCAAACATTAGCGCACTAAATAAAAACCAATTACAGAGATTGGTTTACGAAAAGAACAATTTATCTCCTGGAACGCATGTTGTTGAGATAAAGAGCCTTGATAAATTAAGAATTTTTGAAATTGATGCAATAGATGTTGATGGGAAATTATTGGCTCCTGGTGAAATTCCATCTGATATAGAAGCAATTACTTTAGATAAAAATTCTTTAGAACTACTTGAAGGAACTAATGATAAACTTAACGCAATAATTTCTGCTGAAAATGCAACAAATACAAAAGTAATTTGGACAAGTAGTGATGAAAGTATTGCCACTGTTGATCAAAACGGAAATGTCACTGCCCTCAAAGAAGGAGTAGTTACTGTCACAGCACAAGTAGAAAATACAAATCTTTCTGCAAATTGTACCGTTACAGTGAAGAAACAAAGTGGTACAGAATCTGAATCAATTAAATTAGACAAAAATAATTTTGAACTTCTTGAGGGTAGTAAGGATAAATTAACTGCTACTGTCTTACCAGAAAACTCTATTAATAAAAATGTGGTATGGTCTTCAAGTGATGAATCAATTGCCATTGTAGATCAGGATGGAAATGTGACAGCTATTCGTGAAGGAACTGCAATCATTACTGCAAAAATAGAAAACACTGATATTGCAGCTACTAGCACTGTGATTGTTAAAAAACCTATTAGTGAATCTTCTAGTGCTATCCTTAGTATCACACTAGTAAATGGTATTACAAAAGAATATGATGTTACTAATACCGTTTTAAATAGTTACTTGAATTGGTTTGAAAGTGCTCAAGGTACTTCAACTTTCAAATTCACAAAAACTATCTCACCTTATAAAAAAGTAACTGAATATGTTGTACACGACAAGATTGCTTCATTTGAAGTAAGAGAGTATTAATCAAGAGACCGCCCTCCACAATGATTAAGTGGTAGAGCGGTCTTTCTATTTTATTTATTACGTCTTTGTTGAATCGTAATATACAGTCCAATCAAACATCCATCGTCATGACTGGACTGGTACCCATAGAGGCGATCCTTATTAAAAAGGAGTAAATTACATGACAGAAAAAGAGTACTTAGAGTTTAAAAGCCTTCTCGAAATGAATGATGAACTGAATTTTTATTATAAAGGTGAGGAATATTGGATAAGTCATAATCGTGGTAAATCTTATCTATCAAGAGTTAAAGATCAGTATTCTCAAGAATTTAATGGCTATGAAGAACTACTTGAAAAAGGAACAATTGAAGGTATGAAAATCGCAGAAATATATCCAGAATTAAAATGGTAAAATAGGTTCTTTGAATGCTCAAAACAGTAAGGCGCCAAATGAAATTCATTTGGCAGCCTTTTACATATGAACACCTAGGTTTTGCAATTTCTATAATTGAAGTCAACAAGACAAGTATTTGTACTATGTCTAACTATTTTTATTATTTCTACGTTGCTGAATCGTAATATACAATCCAATCAAACGATCCGTCGTCATGACTCCATTCTGTAAATCCTTCAAGTGTGGAGCCTGTATAATTCCGTCCTTAACTGCCTGCGCAATAAAGTTTTCAGTCTCGGTTCTCATAGCTGGTGAACCAGGATTCCAAATTGTATTTGTCATTCCGATTTCCTCCTTCTTGTCTTTCACAATTAATTGGACTTTCATTTTACTGTTACTTGGCACGATTATTTGTCCTTCTAATTTGTAGCCTCTAGGCATCTTCCAATTGCGTTTCACTTCAAAATGTGGACGGTATATTCTGCGTGCCCAATCACCGCCCCACGTAATACCTAACTTACGAGCGATTGCCCCGACTTTTGTTAATGTATCTACATCATATAAGGGTTTCGGGGGAGCCACGGCAATGTCCCATGCTAAACGTGAAGTATGATTACTCTTTAGCGTCCAAGTCACTGGATAAAGGCGCTTACCCTTGGAGTCATATAATCGAGTTCGCCCCTGCTGATATAAATAATTTTGGCGTGCTTGTGACCGGTAGGTTTCAGTAACGAAGATATTATTAATACCTGCTTTATAGCTCTCTTGAAAGAGTAATCTACAGGCTGTCTGCGCCACTGGTAGTAATTCACCTAAATCTCGGCATGTTGTTGTAACACTCATTGTTTATCATCCTTTTTATCATCATTGTCGATTTGAAGTTGCTTAAAAGCGTTTGTTAAAAACTTCGGGACTTTCAACCCTAACTTTCCAAGGTTCTCAATCATACTGATTCCTTCCATCCCGATGAGAAAAAGAATCATGGCATTGCGCATAAAGTTCCCACTGTCAGTTGCCAAGTCCAGTTGTACTGCAGCAATCACCATCAAAATCATCGCCAGTTTTTTAAACAGACCTATTAAGGCTTTTCTGCTATCAACGTTTTTCACAACAAACGCAACCATAACGCCTAAAATATAATCAATCGCCATAAAAATAACGAATGCTTTGATTAAATGGTCAATGCCACCAACAAAATAGGCGACCCCTGCCATGGAGCCGCCTACGAGTGATGTATATAATGTGTCTGTTTTCATTGGACACCTTCCTTTTTTGCATAATAAAAGCCCTCCACAGATGATTGTAGAAGGCTTAAAATCTATTGTAATTTGTAATTTTACTTATTTTGAAACGATCAAGCATTTAAGTCTGTTATTGAAGGGATAGTAATTTCCTTAACACATGAAACTGGTGATAAATTAATCACACATTGCACAATAGATACAATATCTTGTACAGGTATACGTGTACCTTCATATAAATCAATTGCCTTTTCTGCACCTTCTTCATAAGGTACTTCTGCTGCTAGCTCCCCTGGATTAATACAAGTGACAGGAATTTTATCTCCTCTCAAATGTTCACGTAGAGCATTTGTAATGCCTCGTAAGCCGAATTTAGATGCAACAAATGAAACCTGTGAACTATTTGTATGTTCTAAGCCAGCCGTTGAACCAATTAAAATGACTTTTCCATTTTTAGCTTGTCTTAAGTTTGGTAGAAGCGCTTGAATATACGTAATAGTAGAAGTTAGATTTATATTGATTAAGTTGGAAATATCTTCGATTTCATCCTTATCAAATGTATAGTCATCTTCGAAACCACGCTTTTCCCATACGCCAACATTATATATTAATACATCTATTGCAATGTCTTTTAAGGTTTCCTTTAAAGAAGAGATTTGTTGTTGACTTGATAAATCTATTGAAAGCCATTTGCGATTTACACCATCATTAATATCCAAACTTTCTGGTCGTGTTCTTGACACCATCCATACTGTATCTCCCTCTATGGGTAGACCCTTTACAAAGGCGTCGCCAAGCCCTTGACTTGCTCCAAAAATAATAAAGTCTTTACTCATCCAATCTTCCTCTCCAATAACTATCTTTTGATTATTTAAGATTGAAAACAACATAACAATTAAGTCTATTATATTGTATAATATTATTATTTCACTTCATTCTTTTGACTGAAATACATAAATTTTACTATCATTTTCTTGTTCTAGTTTGTGATACACCACTTGGCGCAAATTTGATAGATTTGGTACTTGATTACGTTTATGTGGACGTGCTAGCACATAGTTATACCAGATAGCTACTAGTCCACTCTGTTCATTAAACATTTTGTTCGCCTCCTTCTGATTCCTTTGCAATTAACGAGGAAAGCTCTATAATCGCCCTTTCCTGCTCTGCTAAACGTTGCTCTTGGTTCGCTATATACGTTGACATGCACCCTATTGTTGTATCACGAATATCATTAGTTATATGCGTTCGCAAGGTTATATATCCTAAACAACGCTTTGGTAGCTTTATATACTTCAATTAACGTAACAGGTTAGTTGACGAGTTATATTTGTTTTATAATGTAAAAATTGGTAAAATAAATATTGACTTTTAAATGTTGCAAATAGTGGGAGATGTTAATTGTGCATTCAACATACGTTCTTTACAATATTGTTCCTTTCGGATTTCTAATTTTGCTAGTATATATTTTTATTGATGTATTTCTTGACTATTTTAGAAAAGAAATAAAAAGTAATAAAAAACGAATTATTCTATATAGCTTTATCTTTTACTTAATAAGTTTAATTCAAATTAAAACTGGTGGATTCACGCTCCCTCAAAATCCAGCAGACAATGGTAGAGGATTTATTTCAACGAATGACTGGTTTGGAATATTTGATACGATGCACTTTCATATTTCTATTTTTAGTTATTCAGCTTTATTTTATAATTTTATTTTATTTGTACCATTTGGGATTTTTTTATTACTCCTTTTCAATTTAAAAAGTAACAAAAAAGCAATTTCTATTGTTGTTTTAAGTTGTTTAGTGATACATTTCGCCCATCTTTTACTTGGGCGGTCTGGTTTTACTAAGGGCCACTTTGGTAATATGGATATTTTCTGTTCGTTATTTAATGTTTTGGGTGGGGTCTTAGGAATCTTTTTAGTAAAGTACGCAGTAAATTATATTCACTCATATAAATTAAACACCCAAACAAAAATTGTCGATTAA